ATGAAAATTCCAAAACCAAGAAAAAGAGGTGATGCTTACAGAATTGAGATTATGATCAATGGTAAGCGTCTTTCTGCCACTCGTGATACAGCGAGAGAATGTGAGCAATGGGCGGCAACAAAATTACTTGAACATAAGTCTAGCAATGGTCAGACTGTAGAAAATGATGCTAAACCACCCTACTCATTCAAACAATTATTTGATGAATACTGGGATAAAGTTGGTAAGCACTCAAAATCAAAAAACTGGATCTTATCCCAATACAATACTTTCGACAGAAAGCTTGGCGTAATTGCGCACAAAAGTATCTATGAAATTACGCCACAAGATTTAACCCTATGGCGAAATAAAAGAATTAAAGAAGTTTCAGATAACACTGTACTCAAAGAAATTTCACTTTATTCTGCAATGTTCACCTACGCACAGAAAGAAATGTTTCTGTTGGATTCAAATGTGTGGATGCAGATCACCAAGCCAAGTAAACCAGAATCGAGATATAGACGAATTTCACAAGATGAAATCAATACAATGCTCGAACTACTAGAGTACGAAATTGGTCAGGTGCCCAGTAAGCCACAACATTATGTTGCATGGGGTTTCTTGTTTGCTATCGAGACAGCAATGCGCCGTGGTGAAATCCTGAGTATGCAGCGCAGTGAGATATATGACGGTTATGTACACTTACCCAAAACTAAAAATGGTACCAAACGAAATGTGCCGCTTTCATTGTTTGCCAAAGAATTACTTAATCTGATACCCCATGAAGATGAAAAGATAATTCCTCAGACTTCAGATGCTTTTAGGCAGTTATGGGAAAGACGAAAATTAAAATCAAATATAGATGATCTGCATTTTCATGACACGCGACATGAAGCGATTTCAAGAATGGTTAAAGATCGAAAGTTACCTGTCGAGATCTTAGCGAAGATCACTGGTCACAAGAAAATAGAAGTACTGGTTAATGTTTACTATAACCCCGATGCCGATGAACTTGTTGAGATGTTTAACTCACAGGGCTAAAGCCACTTGGTTGACAAAACTCATTTTTTTCAATGATTTTTGGTTGACGGATTGGTGGTTTAGCCTTAATTCAAGTTTTAACCTAGCCATTTATAAGAGAGAAGTTTTGATTAAACTTCTCTAAAATTAACTTAATATCGCTTATACGGATATGAGATAATTTTTAATTTGAAAAACTTAAAGGGGTTTGTTTGTGAAAAAAGAAAAGTACAACATCCATGAAGATTACAATTTAGGTAATTCTCTTTTTGAGGGTTTTAATGATAATAGAGGTGTAATGATTTGTGGATACGAGTATGGGGATGCTAAAAGAATTCAGCACCTTGATTTTTCTACTTGTGATAACGAAGCAAAATATACTTTTTTTGATAAAAAACCAAGATTTAAAAAAGATCTCAACTCAGTCTATGATAGAAATGTTAAAAAGTGGATATTTGACTTATGGCAGATCAATACACCACCAATAGAGAATTTCGAAAAGTATTTTATTCAGACTAACTGGGCTTTAGGTTCACAACCAACAAAGAGAGAGCCTGGGGAATATAGAGAATATGATGAGAATTTCATCAGCCATATTAAGTTTTTAAACCCTTCTGTTATTTTGTTTTTTGGATCAGAGTTAGCTGATAACTTTAATCGAATTAAGGAAAGAGAAGATGTTAAAGAGATATTAGGGAATCAAATTGGCAATACTAGAATAGAGCAACGTGATGTTAAAAAAAATGATGGCTCTAGTTATATAAAGTTCAAAATAAGTTTTTACGATTTTGAAAATTGTAAAATAGTAGTATTTCCAAATGCAGGTGGTTCAATGGGGTTAGCTGACAAATATTTTTTAGCGTTTAAAGACGATATGAAAAAGGTTTTTGAAGTAGGCGTATTCAGATAATTTACTGAATTAGTATAGGAATTCTTATTTAAGAAAATCTAAACCCAATAGAATACACCCATAAGCGCCTTAGCCTCCTGAATAAAGCGCTTTTATTTATAGGATTTCACGTCTACTATTCACCCAGACTTCTACACTTGCTATAAAGATGACATGAACTACTCAGACCACCCCTCAATCAATCGCCGTGCATCAGCTGCGTGTCCGTCAGCTGCTTCTGCCACTGTTCGATATTCAGCGACGCACGCTTTGAGTACGTCTGCGCTGGTATCAATGTATTCAACGATGGTTTTGGTGGTAGCTGTGGGCACACGGCGTTGGGCTTCACTGAGTTGCTTTGACAAGCTGTCTGCAGCAAGATCAGCGGCATGAGCATCAGCAGTAATTTGTTTGATTTGAGCATTATAGTTTCTCTCCGCATCTAAGAGTTTTTGTGTCATTGCCTTTTCTTGGGCTACAGCATCGGCTTGAGCTTGGGCCAGTAATTTGTCCTGGTTAACAACATAAGTTTGATGTTTTGCCTCAGACTTTATGAGCTTTGATTTTTCACTATTGAGCAGCGCCATAACCAGCAGCAATAAAAAAGCGAGAAGTCCGATTAAGATTTCTCGCCAAAACTTTGCAGCAATGTATAAATATGTCATGAGTTTGCCCCCATGCATTTGCTATGTCGTTCGACTTGTCGGGTCCAGACGCCCCAGCAATTATTAGATCGGACTGAACAATCCTTTTTCGCAACATATTTCCATTTCAAAAGTGCATCACAGGCTTGCCGATGTTGACCTTGAATGAGTAAGCGGCGCATCGATGAGCTATTCCAGTTCGCCTGGCCGAAGTTGTATGTAAAATCTAAATAGACGTCGTATTCAGTTTGACTGAGCTTTACACCCGGTAGTGATTTTCGAAATGCAATTTCATCTTTAGATACATGAGCTTTAGATATTTCAATTGCCCGTTCTTTAGTGACTGGCTTATCAGTCATTTTGACGCGTTGTCCGTTTTCATACGCCGTGGAGCCAATGCCGATAGTCGGTACTCCACCACTGTCTTTATAGGGTTTTGAGCTATAACCCTCATAGCCAATTAAAGCCACAAAAAAAGCCGCAGATGCGGCTAGGGTTTTGATCGGGACTTTCGTGTTATTTGACATCACAATCCTCTTCCAGTTTTCGCTTTGTGAGCTCATGAATCTCCTGCTCACGTTTATTTTTCTGACGTTGATATTTGAGATTTACAAAGAAATTACAAACACTGATTACACCACCGATGACTGCAACGCAGATACTGACTATGGCGATCCAGTCTAACGATGCAAACCATGCGACAAAGCCGACACTGCCGCCGACCATTGCAGTTTTTGAGGACAAAGAAGTTACTGCTGCTGACGCCGTATCGACGACAACACTACTGTTTTCAGACATGATCTTTCCTAATTACAGGCACAAAAAAAGACGCTTAAGCGCCCTCGTCCATGCCTGTATTTGTTAAAGTGTTAAAGCGTGTTCCCACATTTGATTAATTTGATCCTCAGTCAGACCAAGTAGATCGCACATAACCTGAATCGACTCACTGGTACGATGGAACTCAGTACCTTCCTGGTACTCAATTTGAATGTATTGACGTAGATAATCATCTTGAATTGCTGCTATTTCTGATTCAATCTTTTCAAGTAAATCATTTTCAAGCAATGCTAATTTAAATCGACGGCGCGTAAGAACACCAAGCGAGTTTTTCTTAATTTCCCAGCGTTGCTCATCCGTCAGATAATTTTGTGGATTGATATGTCGATCCAATTCATTGCCGAGCAATTCTACACATTCATCAGTAATTAAATGCTCTTGGTCCACATCATATGCATAGATTGAGTCATCTTTTTTAAAGTATCGCATTAAACTTCCCTCCTAAATTCATCCCATTGTTCTATTATAGGATTTGCTGTTGGATTTTTATCTGCTCTTAGCTCATAAATAGACTTCGGAGGAACAATAATAATTTTACTGAGCAACCAACTCTCTTGCCACACCATTTCACCATCCACATACATAGCTGGCGATTCAACATCTAAAGAACCTGATCCTTTTTTTGCTGAAACTGCAATAAATATTGGTGCGCCAGATGTATTGGTGTAAATGGTATTAAATTTACGCTGGCTCTTCAGATCAACCCATTTTTGATTCACACCAAAACCGCCATCAACAAAATTTGTTTTATCAATAATAGTTGGAACAGTTTTTGTAACGTCTGTAAATTTCACGACATCAGTAATTTTATAAGATGAAAGCAAATCTACATAAAAACATTGTGTTATGCTCCCTGTCTGTCTCTTAAAAATGTAAAAGTAACCGTTTTGCTTTTCTGAGTCCCATAAAACAGTCGGACCAATATAGAAGAGGTTTTCTATATTTAAACCGATATGTGTACATTTAAGCTCGCCTTTGGGGATATATTTGTCCCGACCAGTAGCGTAACCCAAACCACCAATCATGACCATTGAGCCAATAATGTCTACAAACCCATCTGTAGCAGCAACGACTTTTACTGTGATCTCACCATTAAACCCTTTCGGTAAATCTACACGAGTGGTCTGAATTGAACCCATATTAAGCTCAATGTGGCGATATGATCGCTTCATATCATATAAGGCTTGCTCTAATGAAAGCTTTGATTCATTTAAAATCTTACCTTGTTTTGCTGTTAGTGCTTCTGTTGCGCTATCACTCGTCAGCGTATCACCCAGCTTTACAATACCGCTTTCAGTCGTAGAAGCAGATTTAATATCACTCAAATCAACTCCTGTAACTTGTCCTTTATCATTCACCGTGAGTACAGGAAATTGCGATGCAGAACCATACTTTCCAGCTTTTACGCCACTAGCTTTAAGCGTTAATTGGCACTCAACATCCTTGGAGCCGTCGAATAATAGACTTCCAGTTGCATCACCGTTGTAAGTGATTTTACGTGCTGTTTCCAACTTTTTAGCTGAGGCTATAGTGTCATTTTTTCCGAGTTTTTGCTCTACTAATTCTTTTAAAGCTTTACCTTGTTTTGCTGTCAACGCTTCCGTCGTGCTATCACTCGTCAGCGTATTATTTAGCTTTACAATTCCAGCTTGACTGGTTGATGCATCCTCAATTTTAGTGTCACCACCAGCATAGACTTTCCAGCCTTCAGGATTTTTATTCGGGTTGCTTTTATTGCCATCAATAAGACATAAAAACTCAACCATCCCATCATCCGACTGAAGTATAGCCCCTTTATTATAACCGCCGATCTGCTCTACAAAGTTAGCATCAAATTTATAACGACCACCTTTTGCTAAAAATGCAGCATTGTCTGAAAGCTCATAAAATACGCCATTAAAATCTAAACCCTTAGGTGGTAGACCACCATCTTCAATAGCAGTCATCGTAATACGAGGGAAACCCTGTGACCACGTTGCATCCTCTGGATCTTGACCATTTTCACGGGCAATATTAATTTTGTTTTTCATACCATTTGATGCAAATGGTACGGCAATTAGTGCTGGATTTTTCATTAAGCAAAAACTCCTTGATTAAATGGCTGAAAACCCGTTCCAGAGAACCCAAAAATTTTCCCGATAGGACTTTCTAAATACTCGACTAGAACACCGCTCGGTCTTGGTAATAAATTAAGTTTAAAAACGATGATTCGCTCCAATGGACTTAGCTTAAATTCAAAAACATAACGAGCTGTCATATGACCTGTTATAAGAAAATAGCAACGATCATTAAAAATCATCTTCAAAAATTTATTGATGTTCGGTGCTGTTGCCAAAGTTAAATTTGCGGCAGCTTTTATTAGAATTAATCGACGATATTGTTCATCACTCAACTTGAAGGATGCGAACTTAGTTCCAGCACCACTAAAAGGGCGTTGATTAAATGGATAAAATGACGGCTTTTTAGACTTAAAACCAAACGCCTCTGCTTCAGGGCTTGATGTACCAATATTTCGATTTATTCCGACAATACGTCCCCATAGGTCTAACCCAAAACCTTTGGCTGTATGCACGTTCCAAACTATTCGGTAAAAATCATCAATGTTTTTGGATGGATCAATACATTCATTCAGTCCCTCAATCATTTTGAGCAATACTGGACTATTTGCATATTGTGACATCAAAGTTTCATAGACATTTATCATTGCACGAACTCGATATATTCTCCTGAAGTACAGGGAAACTCGTCCACCCCAAACTCCAAAACATCAGTAAAATTAATACCATCTCTACTAATTCGTAATGATTCTAGAACCAAATCAGCTACAGCAGAAATACGACAGACATAACGTAATGCAATCACAGGTAACCCTATATTCATCTTTGTTTTCCCTGATTTTGTGGCATCAATCAACGCATCTTTTATATTTGACTCATCATGAAATGAGAGTTCTGATAGATCCTCTAAAACAATCTTGAAATAAACAGGTACTGCCGTAGGACGCAAAATTTTAACTTTGTAAGTTGGCGGTCTAATCTGGAAATTCTCAGTATCTTTAACGATTACCTCTGTGTTACCGTTAAATGAGCAGCCTGATCCAGCTTTAATCAATAAAGTATTAGCTATTTCATAATCGTCACCCCCCATCACAGAAACTAAAATACTATTGCGAATTAATGGGTACCGAGTGATACCACTATGTACAGTTTCATCTGTTGGATTATCCTCAACATACAAACTCACAACACCGTCGATATCAGCTACGGCGCCATAAGTTGCCGCATTGGTGTTTTTTGCATTCAGTGCTACTGATAAACGTCGACGCTCTTCAAAATCAATCCGCCCCTCTTCTTCACGCCCAAGTTGGGCAGCTTTCGGGTTTGTTAAACGATCGATACCAGAAATTGATTTAACCAATGTGTTAATTGAATGTGCTGCTGCAGAAATCTGTCCTGGTGTTGTACATTCAGCCTTTACAGCCGCTATTCCTGATTCATCAATCGTTACATCATTCAAAGTTTTCCAGACATAACCAAGACTATCGGAAAACTGAGTACCTGCCGCAACCTTAACACCACGTAGCCCCATCACACTCAGTTCAACTGTTGAATATGTTTCGCGCTTACGATTCAAAAAATAGATATTGCCAATACCTTCTTGCCACACGCCTTTTGAATAACGTGGATCTGTCATATTGAGTAATTCAATCATCTGATTACGTTCATCTTGAATCATGGCAGCTAATGATGTTACGAGCTGACCTTGTGGTGTACGCATGTCAATATTTAGATCATCACCAAAGGCTTGTTTAAATAAGTCCCACAAGCCAGCAACCACGGCATCGGTAGTTGGAGCAATTACGCCTTTTTCGGTAATCTCAATAAGGGGGAAGGTCATAAATCAATAACTCCTGTTTTTCCGTCTTTATCTTTAAATTGGATTGCCCCCCGTAACAGGCGGTTATTAAGAGGATATAAATCGACCTTAACCTCTGTAACACCTTCGATTGAAAGCGCGGCATCAGTTAAATGTTTACGGTACAGCGCTAGTGAGTATTTACCTTTACCTAAGATATCTTCTAGATAAGGAATACCTTCAGTTTGATTGAAATACATGTCTTGTTTAAAAACTCGGCAAGCACTGGCAATGTCCTGGGCACGTTGATAAGTTGATGTTGCTGTGGCTAAATTTCCATGCACATCAAGCGCTAAATCCCACGTATTGGGCATTAAAAATAAAGTCTTCATTGCGCGGGTCCTGTGCTTGAACTGCCATTTTGAACGCCCGGATGTTTATGCGTAATAAGGCTGATAGCCTTAGCCATCACATCAGCTAATGATTTGATAATGCCTTGCGCCGTTATAGATTTTTCGACCGTAACATCACCAGCAACCGCTAAATTGCCTGTCGTTTCAACATCAGGGGCATCAAGAATGATTTTATTGGGGGAATAGACCTTAATATGGTCCTTTGCAAATTGAATGTATTGCACTGGGGTGTCATTCAAGAATCCACCAATGTATAAACCATCCGACCAATCGTATTGGCGTTTGCTTGCTGGTGGTGCTGCTGCTTTGGTTCGTTTCACAGCTGAAATATCGCGCGAGCAAAATGCGCACAGACCAATGTCTCCGACCTGTGGATCAAGTACTACCGCATTTTTCCCACCCTGCAGACGAAAAAAAGGGACGTTATGTATTGTCCCATGTTCAATAATATTATCTGCCCCATCCAGCATAGACACCATAGGTCTGACACTAACCGAGCCAACAGGCTCCACCCCTTCGCCCTGTACAGAGGTAATTTCAACCAGCATAATCGTCTGCATCTTTCCTGTCAGGTGGCGGAATACAGCATTAAATTGAGCTGCTCCTCCCATAGCCTGCTCGGGCTTCAGCAAACCCATATTTTCATTTTTTGACTGCATTTGCGCTATCCTTGAATGTTGCGTTGACTTCGCAAAACCAATTACCATTTGGTGTATTAGAATCTAGATATATATCTACGCCATAGACTCGCCAATCACCATTGCATACCGTAATTTCACTATCACTAATAGAGACTGTCCCACCGAAACGAATTGCAGGGTCATAAAGACATTTAAATGAAACTCCACGTAAATCAGGTGTTGGATAGCCAATTAAACCTGCTTTCGGAGAAATGGTCGGAACCTTGATATTTCTGCTACCGCCTTTCGGCGCAATAGCTATTAGATTTTGTTCAATATAAAGATCTATATCTGCGGCTTGTGCAATGTTTTGAATCTTTGCGATACTACTATCTGCTAAATATTGACCTTCAATAATTTGCGTTACAGCATTATTTTCAAACTGATATCCCATATCTTTACAGATAGTTTCAATCATAGTTGCTACATCATTCTCCCCTTCAAATGATGTAGATGGCACTGGCTTCATATTTTCAAAAACAGCAGATTGCGACTCAATAACTAAGGCAACATTCGGCGCATTACTCATGTCAGGATAAGCAAAAGTGATATTACCCTCAAACACTTTGACAAGATCTCCACCCTCTTCGCCCGCATCGATCCGCACGCGATTCATGAGCGCTTTCATTTCATTCCATCGAACGCGTAGCAGCTTTAAGCAATTTTCTAGCTTTAAGCCATAGATCTTAATTTGTGCAAAGGGCATGAGTGCACCGTTACCAAACATGACCGATACAGATGTTTTTAAGCCAGTAAAAGTTAATGTGTTATCACCGGAATCATTAAAATTATCGTCATTGAGCATCACCGATACTTTGATTATTTTCTTATTCATTTCTCCACACCAATTTAAAGCACCCATTAGGACCAATATCTGAGTAGATCGGATCTTGACTACCATCCAAATCAATAAATACAAAGTTCCTAGTAATTGGAGCAGATGCTAGACAAATGCGATTAGCAATAATTAGTCCAGCATTATCTTCAATCGTTGCATAAAGCTGATCTAACCGTGTTTCAAGTGTAATGCGGTATTGCTTGCCATTTATTGTCGTGCTGACCGTTTGATTAGGCACGGCGTCGAGCGGGATTGTATATATCATGACTAATTTCCAAAAATACCTTTAACCGCATCTGCTGCTTTTTTCAGTATCGATGCATTGCCGCTGGCATCCTGTGGCTGACGCTCTCCGCCGTCCTTTGTTTTGGCATCGTCAGGTTTTTTAACTTCCTCAAATGAATAATCAACTTTAGCCTCCATAACCTCCTCAAGATCAATGTTAACCTTAATGAGTTGTGCGCCGTCCTCTGCGGATCGAGCATTACTATGCCGCACTATAGTAGCGTTGGTATAAACGTAATCAGGCGTAACGATATTAAATTTGAGTGTACTGTTTGCAAGCATGTCAATCTGAGCAAGAAAAGCGCCGCGCGCCAAGGTTCCTCCGCTGCCTTTACTCAATTGTACCGTTGCCTTAAAAGGCTCCTTTACTTTGTTATAGCTAACAAATCCGCCTTTTTCGACCGGTGCATTACAAATTTGAAATGATTCAGAATGGTTTAACGAGACAACGTTATCAGCTAAAAGAATAGGTACGCCGTACTCGTTAAATATTCCCCAATAATTTCCTAGAACAGTATTGATTAGCGCAGCACCACCAAGGCTAATCCCCGCATCAGTTCCAGAGGTGGCTAGCCCCTTAAAATCAGGTATGTCGGGCATTCCTTCCATCATGGTTAATCTCCAAATTTTAGGCATTAAAAAACCGACCTTGAATTAGGTCGGTTTTAATTTAAATATTTCATATGTTCAGACCAGCCCCATATAATGACTTGCAACCTGAATTGCAAAGCGCGAAAACATAATAAACACAGCAATCAATGCAAGGTGCCAAAAGATTTTTACAAAACTATTGGGCTTCAAGTTTATGGCTTCCATAAATACTCCTAGGAACTTAAACGAAAATTTGTTATCTTTATCAAACATATAATTTTATCCATCCTCTTTTTGGGTTGATATACAAAAACCCCGGTGCGGCAAACATCGGGGTTTTTTCTTTGGGTATTAAAAAACCACCCGAAGGTGGTGTGTATAACTTGATATCAGACTATCTTAATGCTTTCTTCATACAATCCTTAGACGTATCATCATGAAACTTCATAAGCGCCTTCTTCATTTCTTCTTCAGATGAATAAATAGGCTTGTTGTAGGCTTCATTTAAAAGCATTTTGAAGTAAGTTTTCTTTATGTTAGGTATCTCTTGACTTTCATTTATGTAATCAAGAAGAATTTTCTTATCTTCACCACGGTAATGCCCCTCAAGTGCTACTGCTGCAAAATAACTAGCTGCTTCGCATAACTGTTTATCATCACTTAAAACATATCTTGACTGATTAGCATGAGATAACCCTGAGATAATTAAAATCAAAGTAGTCACTAAAAGCTTATTCATATTCAAAATTCCTTGAATTTTAATCAAGATACTAATTTTCATTGTAAAAAACCACCCGAAGGCGGTTTTTGTTTTAAAGGATATTATTCCGTCGCTCTAACGCCTCAGCAGTACGCCGTGTATTCTGCTGAATCTTAAATATTACAACCATGAATTCAGCCCATAGTCGAGCAATCAGAGTGCCGAAAATAATCACAGCAATTCCAGCAATAATCCCAAGACCACCGCTAAACTGCAAATGTCCAGAGGCTTGATTACCAACAACGATCAATCCAATCCCTAAAATCCAAATAAAAGCATGACCCAGTAGATCAGTGTGATTATCTTTGTCGAAAGTACCGCATCAAAAAAAAAGAAATTTTTCAAAACTTCACCCCGTTATTAAAATGTTTCAATATCACTTTTAAATTATCTATTATCGTGGTGGCTTAAAGCCCTTACTCAGCCTCACTTAAACATTCAGCCAAACCTTGTTTAAATGAAAATTCACCGCCAATAATCAAATCATTAATTTTACAAGCAGCGCCATCACAGTCCATCTGATAGATTAAAGAACGACTTTCCATGTCCTCCGTTTGGCCAATTACAACAGCTACATGACGATCATCAATTTGTTCTAAAAATAACTCAGCACCCTCAGCATCACCATTTGTCAGCCACATTAAATCAATTTCTATACAGCCTAGCTCGCCTGTCCGTTCCATGAGTTGGTCATCAGCGATAAAGAGTTGTTTTAAATCTTTAGTAGCAAATTTCGCTAATAAGTTATTGCTATCGTAATCTCGAAAATGTTTATTCATTTCCATTGAATGGCTATATAGAGCTTGAATTGTTCGAATTGGCCCAGCGTCATCTGCATTTGCAAATGAAGACATTGAGCAAGAAATTGCAAATAAGCATATGACCTGCCACTTCTTTAAAAGAGCAAATTTCATAAAATTGTTGTTCCCCGTTAACCCGTTAATAAAACATCTAAATATTTATCTATTTTTATATTTTGGATACATTAATTAAATCATAAACTCATCATCCCATTTCGCTTGAGCCTCATTAACACACTGTACGTATGTTAAATAGGTATCACCTTTCGACACAGTAACACCCGAATGAACTGCATGCTCTTCATTCATTCGATCAATACTGTCTGTCACATGATATTCATAAGCACCGTTTTTAAAAAGCATCCCTGCCCACATGTGGCTTCCCATGCCATCCCACCGCGGCGATTGTTTAATAACTTGGGCTTTGCTATTTCGAAAAACGAGTTCTGGATTATTCGGCTTTCCGAAGCTGTACTGATAATAATCACCAATTTTAGTAATTTTTACTTGCTTGCCGCCTTTAACATCACAAAGAAAAACCACGTTGCTGGCAGCTTCAATACCAAATGAAGCAAGTAAAAAACAAAGCCCAAGTATTTTTTTCATCACACAATCATCCCCGTCATTAACTGATTAACACCGTCTTTGGCAGCCGCAAAACCGTCTTGGACAGTTCCAGTGACTGTATTCGATGCTGTCATAACGCTAATATCACCAATATTGACATCAATCTTTTTTTGATTATTATTCATAGTCGGTGATTGCTTATTATTCAGCATGTTACCAGTATTTTGAAAAGATTGTAGTCTAGATAGTGCATCATTATTGACTAGTGATGAATTCTTTGTATTTGTATTTTTTAACAATTCTTGGTAACGGCGTAAAACATCATCCATACCAATTTCATCCCCGTTCACAAGTTTTCTAGCTTTTTTAATATCACCTTCTTTAGCAGCTTTGGATGCAGATTTTCTATAAACACTCCAATACCACGCAGCAGAGTCAGCAGCTAGATGCTTATCTGTTGCAAGAAGATCGGGGTTACTCATAATATCTTGTCGATTCGCATAATTTGCATATGCTTGATAGTTAGCACGCCCAGTCAACTGAATTGCTCCACGCCCCTTGAACTTAGCACCTTCACCAGGCTTGTTACCGTTCATTCCTTCATACATAATGTTAAGCTTGTCTGTTGCGGATAATTTTTTGAAATCTGCTTCAGTATGTGCTTTTAACCAATTTCTTACATTTTCTTGGCGTGGTGAAATATTTTTCCACCCCTTATACGAATATCGCATATCTTCTGATAGCTTTTTACCATCCCCCGTTTCATGCCCGACAATAGCCATAAACGCAGCACGCTCTCTTACATCTTTTATGTTGTACTTATCTGCCGCCGCAGACATCAAATCATTGAAATCCCTCCCACTATTATTCCCACCCATCATTTGCAACGTTTTAAGATGTAATGCGACTGCTTCAAGAGCCATGTTCTGATGAGTATTTGGCGGCGTTGCAGCATGTGCACCACTAATCAAGCTAGGCATTTTAAATCCGCCGTTTGAAGCAGGTTTAGCAACGGGAGTCGAACGGCGCGCAATTGTCGGCTTTAATGTGCCAGCTTTGATTGCATCGAAATAACCCTTCCCGCCAGCGCCTGTATTTCCGTACTTTTCCCCCTGCATAAAATCTGACACCCAACCTTTTTCTGTGTAAATAGCAACATGACCCGCCTCAACTTTATGCTTTTTGATTTGTTGCGCTTTGTGCGCAGGACTATAAGCGCCCATCGACATTACATCCCCGATTTGTGGCACATAGTCTTTGTTGTATTCGACTTTTTTAAACCCTTGATTACTTTTAATTAAGTTGCCCGCAACTTCTTTACCGTGCCCCCAGATTTTAAAGCCTTGTGAGCGTAAAGAATCATTCACATATTTTGCGCATTTTCCTTCACTCGCTTTTAGCGCATGGGCAACTGCATAATCAGCAGCTGCAACTGTTTCTTTAGATGCTTTTTCAAGCACTGGCGAGCTTCCACCACTCACCAATTCTGGTAGTTTTGGATTAGGCAACTGGACTTTTCTTGCCTCAGAAACAGCTGATTTAGTATCAAGGTTGTATTTACCGACCGTAGATGTAAGCGAATTTTCTGCATTAGGGTCGTTACCCGCAATCGTGTCCGTAACCTCAAGTACCTTATCTTTCACAGCGTTAAATGTGGAATCAACACGCTCAGCAAAGTTTTCCATCATCTGCCCAGCTTCTTCCATCGCGCCTTTAAAATCACCGCTAAAGATTTTGGTGATGATCGACGCATAGCCTTTCAAAGTTGGGATAACTTTATCTAACATTTCTCTAGCAAGATTTTTAAACCCCTTAATCAATGAATCAACCGACAAACCATTTTCATCAATAAAGCCCTTCAAACGTAACCATTCTGTTGATTTACTGGTCGCGCTCGCAACCCAGTCTTGATAGCCATTTTTAAGATCATGGAAACCTTTTTTGAGTTTATCAACGGTTTCAACAGTCGTCGTAAAGAACTTTTTAAACTTACCCCAGTCTAAAAGCGACTCACCACCTTCAGCCCAAGTTTTATAGTCGTCGTATAACAAGATAAATGCAGCACCCAATGCACCGACTAGTAGAATCATAGGCATGAACGGCGCCATCAAAGCCCACGCCGCTGTAGCTGCGGCATATAAAACAGGAATTAATACCGCGCCAATGACAACAGCAATCCCTTCAAAGACATGCTTAATGGTATTTTGATGCTTCTGAAAAAACTCGAACATTTGATTAAACAGTTTTACAAGCTTTGTTAAAACTGGCGTCAAAGCATTACCAATCATCAGCTTCATGGAATTCCAGTGCGCATTCATGATGGCTTGTTGCTTCGTTAGCTCGCGGCTGTTCTCTAAATCTTCTTTGCTGGAACTGTACATGCTATTTTGCAGATCCAGCGTTTCCTTTAACGCATCTCGACCTTGCAACAGCATGTTAATTGTACCCTCATCAAAACCCATGCTAGAGGCAAGACTATAGGCTTGTTGCTGGTTCATACCAGATAATGATTCAGACATATCAAGCAGTACATCGTTCATATCTCTCGCTTTACCATTCGCATCAACCATACTCACGCCCATGGCATTGAAGTATGGAAGCATTGAGGCATCGCCCATCACAACAAAATCGTTGATTGAACGAGAAAGACCTTTTAATGTCGCCGTCATTCCCTCAGCTGAACCACCCATCGCATCAGCAGCACCACGCCATGCAGATATAGATTGAGCCGACATATTGAGGTTTTTTTCTAAGAAATACAGTTCATCATTGGCTTGGCGTGCCTCTTGGGCGAGTTTAGCAAGACCAGTACCTGCCACAATCACGGCGGCCATTCCTGCCACTGTTTTAGTGACTGCTGACAAAACACCTTTTAAGCCATCCAGTGCCTTTCCTGCGGTAATAGATTGCTGCTCAACTTTATCGAGAGACTTTTCAAGTTTATTATTTTGATCTACAGCCTTTTTTGCATCTTCTGTATAACCATTGGTGTCTAAACCAAGCTGAACAAAAAGAGCCTCTACAATATTACTCATGAGCAGCACCTCTAATAATTTGTTTGTTAAATTCAGCAACTTGATGCACTTCAATTACATTGAGTACATCCTCAAGCCCTAACACGCTATCTAATTCAACATAAGTCACCATGCCAGTCTGTAAAGCTTGACTGGCTGTGGTGCTTACATTGATGGTTTTAGCAAGGACATCGTCACGGATTGGCAGTCCAGCTTTTAGTTGCTCGAATCTTGGGAACTGCCTGAAGTTAAAAAATCGATATGCAACATTAAGGCTTCTTTTCGCAGCACAAATAACGTTGAAATATCTTCAACATCATCATCCCAGAGCACATCGCGGGATACACCACCACTCGGCACAATCTTGATGCATTCAAGTAATTCATTGAGCAGCTCAATGCCTTCATCACTATTTAGTCCCTTGATTGCAGACGTAGCGACTTTCGCCATCTCAAGCATTCCACCGCTTGGATCAATGCCATCGATATCAGTACCGCCTTTGGCTAAGGCGAATAATGCGCGCATTGCCCATTGATCTGCCTTCATAATTGGCATTTCAGTGATTAGAAATGATTTACCTACATCACGACCTTTTTCAATTTTTACAACTTTTTCTTTACGTGCCATTACATCTGTTCTCCGCCGTTATCTACCAGGCGGAAGTTATATTGACTGCCCGCTAAAATTTTCTGCCCTGATGGACCACCAGTGAGATTCACCCAGAAACCAGATGCTTCATGACGACTGCCAATAGATGGAATCTCAACTACGATATCAATCAAACGTGTTTCCATATTTTGGTTAAAATCCTTGCGGATATTTTCCATCACAGCAACAGATGGACTATTTGCCTCTAAGTACAAAGTCCACGGCGTTTCATGTGGTGTATAACCACCAGATTGCTGTCCATCCACACCCATGCGTGTTTCACCGATAGTCGCCTCACCAAATGCCCAAGCATTGTCTGCCTGAAATCCCTGTAATCGAGTAAAGCTGTCATAAACACCTTTGCAGCGAATCATCACCACAGCATTAGCGGATGTTAATGTTTTTGGATTATGGCCCATTCCCATGATTCTTCTCCTTATTGCACGTTAATTGAAGCAAGGTTAACCGTGTGAACACTACCGCCGTCGGTGTACCAAAGCTTAAGCGGTAGCGATGCACGTTTTCCGCGAATTTGTGGTGTCGCATCGCCAACTGACATTGCTACGCCGTTTGAATAGAGTTGACTTGCTGCATCAAATCCCGCTTCACGATTGATCAGTGCTTTTTGTTGACTCGATAAGGTGACACCTGCCTGAATCCCACCAAAATTAAACATCTGATCGATTGGATCCTTGGCGGCTGCGCGGTGAATGGCTTTGCCTTCAGCGTTATAAGGGACTGACTTATAGTTTTTTAGCATCGTCACATAAGCCAGTTGTAGCTGTGAGTTGAAGTAAACTTGATTTAAATAAGCATCCACCCATTTAAACTTGCCTGACACTACGGTATGACGGAAAAAGACAAAACGATCATTGGCTGTAGCCCATGCGCCATAATAAGCATATCCATTGCTTTCTAGTGCTTTAGCATCATCTTGATCGGTAATTGTGGCAGCCATGCCTGATTGACCTTTAAAATCCATGGTCGCACGACCGTTGATTTCATTAAAATTGATCGAAGCAGCATAACTGCAAGCTAGGGCAGCTTGCTCTAAACCACCATAAATTGGCGTAGTACCATCGATTTCATATTCTTTGAGCCATGCACCAAAACAAGTGTCATTATTTGGCATAAGCGCCGTAGGTTCTTCATTGTAATAAACAAACCAATAACGACTATTTTGCTGGCTATTCCATTTAGCAATCTGCTTACATAGATCAATATTAAAATAGTGACCAATATAAGTAATGGAAGCAAAATTTAGGGTATAGCCTGTAATTCGTTTTACAGTAGACTCAACCGTGTCCGTTGTTGATGCATTATCAACAATAGCACCAGATTGTTTCGATAATCCTAGACTGTCAGCCACATCACCAGTTGCGAAGGATAATGCAGAGCTTCCCCCTGTACTGGTCGACTTGATAATAAAGGCTTGAATTTGCGTATCAAAATAACAAAGCACGCCTACTAGCGTCGTAATCACCTCTGCTGCATTGCTAAAGCTTGTTGCTCTAGATAGATCAATCGCGGCAGCCATAACAACACCATCAACTGAAATATTGAGCTGACCTTTAATTTTTTGGATATCCGCAAGCTCTCGCGTTCGCAAGCTTGCGCCAATTAATTTTGCAGCAACATCACCAGTATTATATTTAGCAATAAATAATGACTCTGGAACCAGTGTGGCATTTTCAATACCATTGAAATAAATCTGAGCGAAACGATGTTCGTGACTATTAATACCAAACGCATCTGCAACAGCATCGGCATTATTGTATTCACGAATGGGGTAAATACTGCTATCGCTTAATACCACCGCATTGAGTGCTAATGGTGTTCCCCCTGTGCCGACAACGGCGGGATTAATGTTGACGATATTACTTGCAGGAATTGATGGAAGCATCTTAAGCCCTCTCTGTACTAATTATTGGTAGATCAAGAAAAGCTTGATCCTGTTTAAATTCAGGGTTGTATTGCAGATAAACTTCTAACAGCCAACGCTGTTCATTTTGGTTTTGTTCATTCACAAATGGCAATCGCACAGGTTGTTTGCTATACAGTGGTTGGCAAGTGTTCAGTGCTGAAGTTGTGTATTCGCTCCGCCAAAAATTGGCAATTTGTCTGGCTCGGCTTGCAGCCCAATCCCCGTAAAAATCAAGCTGCAGCATGACTTCAACAGAGTTCTGCACGTAAGCAGTACCCTCTTCTTCTTGGTAATAACTAGCTGCTTGATCTGTATCACGTTCACTGATAATCGTCATAACAACGCCGTTCTGCGGCAACGGCGAATCATTCTGATAGCCTTTAATAACTTCACATGAAAAAAGCCCGATCAAATATGACCGGACTTCTTTGTAGATTGCATTGTGATAGTCAATGTTATTCATTGTCGCCATAAAAGTACCTTGACCCATGTTGGATAAGACTCAATCACCTTGGTTACATTCCAAACCACATCATCATCCTCGCCATACGGTTTAAATATCAATTGCTCTGAGCCTTTACCGAGCGCACGGCGTAGTGCAGAGATACACCCATTTGCATAAGCGTAAATAAACTGACCTTGCTGATTAACTAAGTTGAGATGCTCTAGATCTTTTGTCTCGAGACTTTGCGTTTGAATAATGATTTTATGCTCTGAATACTTGGGCACTTGATCACCACAATCATTGACATCGTACCCGTCATTTACTTTGAGCACGGCTGAAATATTCGGATTTACTGCAGTGATAATACTATTGGCTATACCGCGTAAATTAATCATCATTCACCTCAACACTGAATGATCTTGATAACTGCCCGCTATCGCGCAGCGGTGCATCAAATCCTTTTTTAGCAATAGTGTATGGCGCATTAGGTGGATCACTCCAACTCAGTACAGATTCAACCAATTGACCTTTGATCTGCTCGCCAACCAATAACATAGAGCGCCGTGGATCACCAGTTTGCTGAACCAGATTACCAATACTTTTAATCCAGTTGTCTTTTTGTGCATGTACTAATGTCCGAAAGAATGGTCGTGGTGGCGCTCGCTTTGTGCCGTACTCATTCCAAAAAGCCACCTGAGCAACTGGCAAGCCATCAGGATAAGTTGCTTCCTCCAGCACGCCAACACGCATCGACACACTAGGTTTGGCGTACTTGGCTAAAGCAGCCGCCAAATTACCTGTTTTCTTAACCATTTAACGCCTCACTGGCATTGGATAATTTGTCACAACATACAAAGCAGAACGATAGCGTGCCGTCAGCTGCCAGTACTTTGCACCATACGGCGTTTGCACATACCATTTTTCACCAGGCGTAGTTTGACCATAGTCCATTGATACCGACACACTACCTTCCGACGCACTCCCCACACGACCAACTGCCTCATTACCAGAATCTAGTCGGGCTTGTAGTGTGGCGAGATGTGCAACCAGTAAGAAAAGCAATAATTCACGCTCGACTAAGCTTTTGACACAACTGCATGGTGTGTTATTCAAAAGCATAGTTGCTTCCAAGAAAAACATATCGAGCTGCGCGTCATTAAAATCCAATTTTGGATAAAGCTGCCTAAATTTGTCTTTATCAAAAACAACTACGCCGTCCATGCTAATCCACCTCTTCCACACCTGTAGATTTATCTTTGGGGTCCAAAGGTTCAGTGCCTGAGTTATTATCAGACTTTTCTTTCGCTTCAGCTGCAGTTGATTTCGCTGATTCATGCGCAAAGACAAAACCACCAGTGCAAAGTTTCCGATCTTTATTTTCAGCAAGCCAAGCTTCCCAAAAATCTTTTGGCACTTTCTCTGTAATGCCATGACTACCAATAACCGTGCTTTTATTAAAGCCGTTAATGGTTAGAGTGGTATTGTCGACCTGCATAATGAAACCGTTAGCTAATTTACATCCCACTGTTACTGTTTCTACTGCTTTCGTGCGTGTGCGTGGTTGTGACGCCATTTTATAATCTCCAAAAATGATTAAGCCGCCATAACGGCGGCATTTTACTTATAGATCAACCTAACCAACTAAGGCAGATGCAATAAACAATGGACGGTAAATAATTGCACCAAAAGTACCTTGCGAACGTTTTTGCTCCCAACCAGATTTGCCTTGAATAAGCGGATGCACACGCATTTTTTCAGTAAATGCAAGTTCCGCCGTTTTTTGACCTTGATATTCATCAACGATCAGTTGTAGCAACTCCCCTGCACCTGTTGAGTATTCAGGTACGGTGACAATACTAAGGTTTGGAAAGTTCTTTTTGAGCTGGTCAGTGACGTTCACGTTGTACTGATTGGTTTTAGTGAATTCAGTATCCATATCAGGTGAAAGAATTAAGGTCATCTTTTCACTACGATCAATTAGACCACCAGTTTGCTTAACCAATTGCTTAAACAGTTTTTGAATTGATTCGTAAATTTCACCACCATCCTTGGTAGTCCAATCAGTGTCGGTAATAGATGGCAATAAATTAGGATCATTGATCATGCCGTAGTTCTCTAGACCTTTAACGCCATAGATATACGATTTATTTTGAAACTTATTCAAAGTTAGTACGGCGGAAATCTGTTTACGACTTGCCCAGTCAATTTTAGCCGCACCCATAATTTCCATTTCACGTTCACCAACGCGGATAATGGTCTGGTAGTGGTATGGCTGACGAGATGGAAACGAGGTGTTCGCATCACTCATACCGTTTTCATTGAAATCGCCGTAACCTGAGGTTTCACCAACTGACTCAACCATCGGGAACATTGCCGAACTTGTAGTCCAATCACCTTTTTTTACTTCCGTAAATGCTTCAGCCATTTTCATTGGCTCAACAAGTACTTCAATAACATGCGGATCTACCCACTGCGTAAATAATGCAGGAATACCGGCATTCGGTGTTGTAATTAAACCGCTGTCCATAGCCATACTATGGCGTACGCGAGCATCAAGCTCTTGTACTTGATGTCCTGTTGAAAAGACGATACCAGCGCTTCGCTGTAACGCTTGAATATTTAAAGGTTGTGGCATTTTTACTTCCCTTATTTTGTGATTTTAGCCAGATTGCCCACAGCAGCATTTGATGCTACTTTAAAGCCCGTATCTGTGTGCCCAGCAGGCGCAGAGTCTGCAGCTTGCACGGTACCATCTGTATCGCTTGCAAATACGCTTTGACCAATGGTTGCACCTTCTTCAAAACGTGCCCAAAAATCACCACCGTCGTACAAAGTTACACCAAAACCTTTCGGCACTTTTAGTGATGATTCAGCAAGATATTCGACAATGATTGCTGTCTGCTCACGGCGTACAAAACCAATTACGCCTCCTTCAATTTTTTTATTGCTCACCATCCCTGTTTCTGGATCTGCCCAAGCAAAACGCCCTACTGTTACACTTGCCTCACCTGCAGTTAAGGCTCCCTCTCCAGCTAATACAGAATGATAAGGATTGGTTGATGCGAAATCGCCTTCAACACCGAGAGGTAAATCGCGATTTAATGTTTGTTGAAATGACATATATTCCCCTTTAGCCGAAACGGCTTACCAGTTTGTTTGTACGCTCATCAAGCTCAGTGAATGCTGAATCTAATGCGACTGTTGGTGATGTTGTTTGCTTTAACAATAAACCAGCCATAGACTTGTACGCACTTGGATGGACACCAGCCGTATCAATGCCATGTTTTTTTAATGCAAATTCATACACGGCTTCGGCACTATCCATTGCCACTACACCCACTAATGGTTCAACTTGTTTACGCGCTTCGAATAATGCTGTTACACGCGCTACAGCGCGATTTTCAGCATCTAATGCGATTTGCACAGAATCCATCGCAGGCTTTTTACTTTCATCAGAGTTAGCCGCTTTTTTATCGTCGTCTTTGTCTTGAGCTTTTTTGCTATCTTCATCATTCGCATCAGGGTCGGCTGGATCATTATCTTTAGCCTTCGGTTCATCTTCGATGCTATCGCCGACGGTTTTCACAACTTCCTCGACTGTATCCTCGGTAATGTCCGAGTCTTGAGCAATGCGCTGTAGCAAAGCTAGAATTTTCGGCGTTGAGCCTTTTTTTAACTTCATGTTTTTTTCCCTTAGTTCAGGTGGTAAGTGGTCAGCAATAATCGCGTCACGACCAATGCGACCATACTCGACTAGCGCTACGTGATTTCCGTGAATACTTCGCATCACACCGTCATAGTGTTCGCCGTTGTAATCACCAGAAGTCATGTCAGCGGCATATGCGTAACCCGCTGACAACTCTTGCAATTTTTTAGATTCAATCAAGTCTATTGCTTCTTGATCCCATATCCGCATTGATGCAACGACATCATCACCTTCCATGGCTACATCGGTGCCAATTGCACCCACTGTTAGCGTCTTACTTGGCTCATCCGCATTAACAGGGATGTGCTTAATCAGCAATTGAATACCCTTGAATGTATCTAAAGCATTTTGTAATTCCGCTGGATCTCGAAGCAGCATATAAGTTTTTTTAGGGTCAAGCCCTAGCTGCTCAAAGTTGGGGATTTCTTTACCTTTGTATGGATTAATCGCAGCTTTTGAAATGATGGTCTTTTCTACAATCAAATGACCGTTGCCATCGTAACGGCGCATCGATTTATCCATGGCGATTTTTATATTCATTTACTCACCGTTCAGGCATAAAAAAACCACCCGAAGGTGGTTAAGTAAAATTTAGATAATAAAAAAGCCCACAAAAGTGAGCTTTTTCAAAGAATTCTATTGACTCAAATTGTAGGTTAACCTACAATGAGTCTATCAACGCAATTAAGCAATGATGACCGTAACAGCTTAATGTTACAAATGCCTTGGAGAGATACGATGAAACACCTTATCAAGATCATCGTTATTGTTCTCTTAGTTTTGATCTCAAGATCAGCTAACTAAGACAACAAGGGTTAGATAGTTCCAGCTATCTAGCCTCTCCTCCAAGTAATATCAACTATAGGACAAAACTATGACTAAATCAAGATCAGAAATTCAGCACGCCAGTGACTTAAAACGCAATGTCAAAGTTAAAGGCTTCAAACTTAAACTCGATGATATCGCATACATTGAAGATGTGGCAAAACGTCACAACTTAAGTCACAATGAATTGCTTATCCAAGCAATTCAATTTTTTGATGAGAATAAGAGGGTTAATTAATTTAGGTTTTTTGCAATTTACCATCAGCAATATACTTGGTTATTTTATCAATGTCAGCTAAATATGCCAAAGCATCACCACCATACTGATCTATAAGCAAGTGTTTAAACTCAATAACAAGCTGAAGCCTGATATCTTGTTTTTCTAAATTTTCTTTCCCCGTAAAACTATGATCCAGCATCATCCAACAATCCCCTCAATAATTGCTTTACTGCCACAACGACAATTTATTTCTTGTCCCGGTAATACCCACTTACCATCCAAATACATACCTTTCGATATATCAAATGCTTTACCATGCGCCGCCAAGTGTGATGGTCTAGGTTTCTTGCCTGCATGGCTATGTAGCCAAATTGCTTCTGTGATGCCCAATTCTTTACGCCGTGCCTGTTCAATAACGGCATGGGCTTTAGCACCTTGATCTCGTGCAATAAATGCGGCACGGCGCTCTGACACGCCAAAATCTTTTTGCAGATTTTTAGACAAAGTACCAAGATCATAGCCACTGGTTACACATTGCCAAACATGTGTTTGCACGTTTGCTAAATACTGTGTGCCAATCGATTTAATCAGTCCGATATTCTCTGCAAGCACAGCCTTTAGTGCTTCTTCTTGCATTAGTGATAACTGTATACGAACCGTAAAGCCAGCACTGCGCAAATGCCGCTTAAACTGGACATCATAATTAACTAAGCTTTTGTTTAAGAAAAGCTCTGCTATCTTTGGTCCAAGCAAATCGAGCTTTCTAGTCCATCGGTCAACAAGCAAGTCAATAACATGAGCTGCCCAGTCTGATATGCCATCCATGGCTATCTTCTCGCGCCGTGCAGAATCCTTAAACTCTTTAAGCAGTGTTATCCTTACATCTTCCTGCATATCGCGTATTACGGCGAAAATTGCCCGTTGATAAGCTCGCTCAACTCCAGCATTAGGTATTATCTCAGGCAGCGTTAACGGTTTCTTGATTACCTTCATAATCTAAATCCATAGGATCAGGCAACTTATCTTTATCTATACCGCTGTAATCACCCGATTCATCTTTCGACAATGTATCGCGTACCTCATCCTGACCAATCACACCCGAACTGATAAGAATTTGTGCTGCCTCAGCTTTGGTTTTATTCACTGTTGCTTGTTGTTCATCATTCAGTTGATGTAGTGATGCAAACTCAAAGAAGATGTTTTCATCAATTTCACCAAATAAATCCAGCTGAACAAGATTCAAGATCACTTCAAGCTGCGGTCGCATAAACGACTCTTGTAACGATGAAATATAATCGTTATAGACGCGTATCTCGCCGTCACTATTCGCATTTAGACCGCTAGGGGTAATCCCTAGTAATTTAACCAGCGGCGTATGTGATGGTCCTGCCATTTGTTCCTGTGACTTTTGAATAAGTGAATCTAACGTCGTCAACGGCGTATTAATCTGAAAAAGTTCTTCACTTTCTTTATCAATTAACATCGTATTGAGGTTTTCGCGCAGCATTGAGAATAGTTGTGCACGCATGACAAGTTGCGCACTGCTTCCCTCACCACCAGATAGAACGTTATCCATGCTGGTTTTTAACCCAGTGATTGAAAATGCCTTAATTAAAGCGCTCACACTATCGACCGTCCGCTGCCAGCGCTCAACATAGGGCTGCATCAACTGCAACATTGATACGCCGCTAAAGTTATAAGCAGGCTTCAGCATGTCCGGCACTGGTCGAGTAATCAACGTCAATAACCGATCATCATGAATCTCCTTGCCAAGTACAAAACCATTTACTGGGCTTGAAGAAATCATCAGCTATAGGTTACTTGCATTGTAAGCACTCGGTGTTGACCAAATTGGTTCAATATGGCTAAAACTTTGTAGACTTCCCTTCGGTACACCTGATGGAGAAATTACTAATGGTACATCGGCTTTATTTTCATGCCCTTTGATACTGATCGCCAATTGTGAGCGACCAAAAGTCATCTCACACTCGATATGTTTTCGCATCAGTTCACGAACTTTAAGTTTCTTTAATCTTTTCTCAATCAATACAATTCGATCAGCTAATTGATCATCGCCGTCCCCTTTGATTTTAACCTTGCCCCATGCACGCGTCATCTCGTTCGCCGTGGTTTCAGGAACGGCGCGATAGTCACTAGACTGTGACATTAGTGCAAGGCGTTGATAGCCTAAAAATCCGCTATAAAATTGTGGTCCTGTTGGCATAAGCATCAAAACCACAACTATCTTGCGCAATCGCCGCCGTCTTACCTTTAGGTACCACGGGGGGTGAATCTCAGGCAATGAATAACCAGCATTTGACGTTGGTTGATTACTATTCAATTGACTAATCAAACTCACCATTTGCTGATTAATCTTATTTTGCTTTTCGAGTGCTGCAACCTCTCTAGCTTTTAAACTCAGCCCATTCTTTCGAGCAGATTTTTATGTTTTTTCATATTTAACGCAGTCCGTTCAAAATGGATGGATTGATTTTTAAACCAGTCTTACGCTTCATGACTTTTTCAAGTGCATAACGTAATGAATCAATATAGTGGTTCCAGTCATCAACAATAATCGGCAGCACTTCATCTGTGAGGCGATCTTTTTTATATGAGTAATTGCGAAATTCTTTAAGTGTTTCTTTGCATCGCGAATGGATATAAACACATTTAAATGACTTAATGTGTTCGATACCATCCTCAACAGAGCCCTTACCCTTTTCACAAGCCCGCATGCGTATTAAACCTTTACCACGTAAATGGCTAATAGATTCAGGCCTCGCGTTATCAGCATAGGTCGGGTATTTCTCAAAGTCAGGAATCTTATTACAGATAAAAGGCTTGGTATCATCAAGCTCCAATCCCACCGCACCTGCTTCATACTCAATCCATAGGCAATCATCATGTATCCATGATCTTGTGGCCGCGGTTGGATCTTTCGCAAAGCCGAAGTCTAAGCCCTGATATGGTCCATCCCACGTTTGTGGGTCAGGTTCAAAATCCTTAATCTCGAACTTATTCCTAAATATCTGCGCTTCCGATAACTCAAGATAATCACCTTCCCAGATCCAGCGATAGGTTGCATCGTCTTGGTTGGCTTGATCTTGCCGCCGTTCAATTTCTAAGACTTCAGGGAACCATGGGTTATCGCTGTAATTCATCTCACAGCCGACGCCGATTAGTTCACCGGTCAGCTCATCGAATATCTGCTCATGCCGAAATCGCTTGCTTGTGGCACTATCACGGCGTTCAGGGTTCCATGTCACCCAGACCTCTGAGCCATCCTCACGTACCGTCGGCAAAAGCTTACGCCAAGCAATTTCGCTGACGGTTTCAGCTTCATCGACCCAACATAGTAAAATGCGTGCTTTTGGACTTGATACTATCCAAGTTATGCCGCAGACCAGCAAAACCATAACTCACACGGCGATTCTTCGTCCGTATATAGTTCTCGCCCATTCTCGTAATAAGCTTTAAGAAAAGGGACTGAGCGAATGGCTTGCTTAATCTCCTCCATAGAAGATTCAGACAGCGTATTCATAAACTCACGTGCACCAAGGATTAAACCGCTTATCCCCGCCTCAGCAAACATATAACCCTTAATCGCCGTCATGAGTGCAAACGTTCTCGTTTTAGCTGATCCACGGCCGCCCCATGATGATCTATATCGGACGTTCGCCGTGCTGAAGATTGGTATTAATTTTGGGTGGTAGCTCAATCTGTACCTTCTGTTGTTTTGACATTGGGTGCCACCAGTTCGATTAAAGTAGGCTTGATGCTATTGATAGACTCGCCGTTTGTTGTGACGTCATGCTTGGTCACTCGCCCATCGGTCTCTTGAAAAGCTTGCTTTAGTAAATTCTGCTTAGCTCGCTTATTTTTACCTGAATCGTCATACATCTTTTGCAGTTCACGCAAACGAAAAGCCTTGTTCGCAATTGCAATGTCTTCAATATTTCTCGGAAATCCTTGCGAGTGCGGTCGAATAAGTCCTTTAATTTCTTACTAAGATTTCGACCCGAGTATTTAGTGGGTCATAGCCCTCACACTGTCTGCGATCAATTTCTATGCCATATTCTTGTTTGACAGCATCTGCTACCTGTTGAGGGGTTTCAAAGCAAGCAAGAGACTGAACTATAAAGATTTTTACAGGCTCTTTAAGTGCCGCCATAAACTCACCTTTGTCCTGCTACGTCCAACAAAATAGGCAAAAAAAAGAGCCTTTCGGCTCAATTGATTACGCAGTTTCCGCAGCATTTTTGCTATGTCTAAATCTGGTACAAACGGCGGATTCTGTGCGACCTCGACTAATCGTTTAACGCTTTCGCTTGCTCCCCATCGTTTGACCACACCGATAAATCTTCGACATCATGGCCTGCTAAGTAATGTTTGGGTAACCCAGTATGATCGCTGTAAATGATTTCGCCGTCTTCATCACGTTCTACGCCGATGTGATATAGCTCATGATCGATCAGGGCGCAAAAATCACGGTCAGAAGCTTGTTCACAGAATGAAGCGTCTACAGTGATTAAATAGACCGGTACGGCGCCGAACCAGTCGCGCATCTGTTGTTCCTGTCGTGCTTTCTTCCATCCGCCCTGATTAAACATCACCTTTTCACATTGACCTAACACCATACGCTTTTTAGCCACGGCGGCAGATGATGCCCACGCAAAAGCTAAAAATGTTTCATCATCATGTAATAACTCAGCAATGTGGTCATGGTCTGGATTATGTAGCGCGCCACCAAGCGTTAAAAAGTTATCGACTACCCACTGTTTTAAATCCACGGCGGGTACCAATCGTATTGCTTCTTCTTCCTCCGCCTGATCAATGAAGTCAGTCGGGGGGAATGGTCGGATCTGGTCCATAAATCTCACCCATTAAAAAACCCTCCGAAGGTGGCATGTAAATATAAATTATCTGGCAGGATGCGAACCCTGCATGAATGGCTGAGATAAGCCGATGTTTACTGGTACATTCGAAAACCTTGCTACGCATCCCCATTCTGGTTCAGGACATTGCTTTCTCTCTCACCGTGTCGCCCACGTATTCAGACAATATTGGGAAATAAAAAAACCATTGTTGTGAGTTTATGCGTTTTTTACCTGTAATTCTTTACAAACATCGTTTAACTGATCTATTTTGCTAGCGTTTTTAGTAAGCTCTTTTGTATTTTCAAATATTGGACTGAGAAATTCGTATTCTCTTTTAGATTTATGATTCATCGTAAATGCACCCTGAATGTCATAAAACTCATTATTTACTTTGTTTAATGAATCTACGATATCATTTGCTTGTTGAATAAAATTTAAAGCACAATCATTTTCTTCCTTGAGGAGTTTAATGTAGTTTCTTACCCTCATCATATCTACAGTTAACAATTCCATAGACATATTAACCCTCAATCCCTCAGTCTCTTCTAGCGTAGCTTTTGTACATATACTCATTCTAACTTCGTATAGTTTTAGGTAAATTTCCTGTATCGCTTTAAAGATTGATTCACTATCTGCTTCTAGTTTTTTTTCAATATGCTCTCCACGCCAGTCATTAAAAAGAACATAGGCAAAGACAGGACCCAAAAAAGCAGAAAAGAATGCAACTGTATCTTTGACCAGCTCGTAAATTTTAGACAAATCCAGCTTTGGCCCATCGCTTTTTAACAGCGCTCCAATTACAAAAAATGCAACTGATGCAAATGCTACATTTTTAATTGCTCTGATCAGTTTTGTTTTTAATGAAACTCTAATCATACATCCCCCATACAGTTTCAAAGGGATATTAATTTAGAGTGTGAAAATAAACTACCCAAATTTTAATTATTAACTTTTCAGTTGCGAGCCTAATGTTCCAAATTTCCCGCCACCATTTGCAGTACTTTTAGCTGCATCTTCTTTAGTTTCTTTCTTGCCCTTTTCAGCTACTTTGCCGTGGACGTATGGGAGTGCTGATTTGGCAGCATGAAGCCGCAAGCCCATTTCATTCTCTTTGTCGTTCATAACGTCAATTAGAAATTGAAGTGGATCATCTTGGGCATAATTGCCTTCAAAGGGATTATCATTTTCACAACTTGATTCAGGTTTAACTTGCAGCTTACTTGGAGTTAAAGAACGACCTTCTTTTTCGGCCTTTAACTTTTCGATGTAGATAATAATTTCAGAATCATTTTTGAGTTTCGACCCCTGTTGAGATGCTGTCTTTTCTGCGTAACCTGCTGAAATAGCTGCTTCTTTGTTTGTTGCACCATCAACAATGGCGCGAGCAAACTTTTTCATTTTCTCGGTTAATGCCATGAGCCTTATCAACAATCTCGCGTACGTTCGCTTACAGCATCAAACGAGCACTTACCTTCAATCGTGAGAATATACTCACCCGTAATGCCATTATAAAAAACCACACGGCGATCAAGTTGAAAGTTATCAGCTGCATAAGAAAGGTTTTTAGATGCCATCTGTGCATCACGTGCACAACCTACAAGTGCTGCAGCACCTAGAATCCCAACTGCTAAAATTTTCAATTTCAATTCTCAGACTCCTAGAATGCAAAAACCCGCTCACGGCGGGTAAAGGTATCGAATTCGATAGGTTTAAAATGGTGTGATTACACCTGATTAGAATATGGCGCGCCTAACAGGATTCAAACCTGTGACCACCCACTTAGAAGGCGGATGCTCTATCCAACTGAGCTATAGGTATATTCATTTCAAAAAATAAGAAGAAATTTATAGCTATTTGGCTTTACTTGTTTCCTCAAATTCAAATTTTTCTTCAGCTGCATAAAACGTCTTTGAACTCTGAGAAATTACCCTTGCATTATATTTCTTCCAATACTCAAACCACCCTGAATCATATCTATTTTTAATCAACTGAACATTATTAAGCTTAAATGTAGGATCAATGATCACTTCACCAGTCTCAAGTTCAGTGAAGTTATTATCATGCTCATAATGATGCTTGTACTTTCTTGACTCAATCATTAAAAATGCATTTTTTGAAAGGTTAAATGAAATTGATAAATCTTCTTCTTCGTTATTGCTATACATAATTAAACTTTTATCTGATAACAAACAAATTTCATCATCATAAATAAATAAATAAGTATAAATATAGTTTTTATTATTAGTGTTTAGAAAGTTTTCAATAACTTATCTAAAAATGTTGAATTGCTTCCATGATTATTATCCACTACTATAAAATAGAATATTATTTTCAGCCATTTTTTATAATCATCTTCACTCACAGAAAATTCATCTAAAATTTTAGGCAAAACACTTAGTTCATCAATTTTCGCATATTCAGCTTCGTAACCGTGAACTGGATTATCGTATCTAAGCACAAATCCGAAATTTTCGACAACAAAACGAATACTCCAAGGGTTACGTAATAAATTCATAAACTTTGCTGTAATTAAGTCTAAAAACTCCTTAGCAGGAAAATCATTAGTATTCAGCAGGTTATTTGTTGTCGCATATATCTTATCTTCGTAACGCTTAAAGAAATTTTCATAATTCTCCCTGGTACGATCGTCTTTAATAAAAAAACTATATAAGTCATCAATGCTAGATTTTTCTCAATTTTAATTCCACTGAGGCTTACAAGATCAAACTCCAAAGTATATTTATTTGTAATGTTAAACTGAAAATACGACGATTTTCCTTATTTACATTACTATCGATCGCATTAATCTTGCTCACATTGAGAAACATAATGTTGGTTTTTTGTCGTATTCTCAAACATACATACTCCCGCATATAAAAACCCCCGCAAGTGCGAGGCTTTAAACGGCGTTAAATACATAAATCGCCAACTTAACACAAATATGCCATACCCTGTATATACAGTCAAGAGTGTTAAATATTTTAACTTTTAGTCTTGGTAAATTTCTCAATCTCAAAATTAGGGTAACGGGATTTAATAAATGCCAAGCCGCATCTAATATCCTGCTGTATTTGGGCCACATAAGTGTTATTACTGCTTGCGATGTCACGAATCGACTCACCCATAACATAATGCCACCAGATTGCCCCAATCCACTCTTGAACAATTTCATCATCAACCGACTGAAGGTCAATTAAAAGCTTTTGAATTGCACGCGCTTCATTACTATCCAATTGACAACATGTACCCCTACGGCGCACGCATAATCGGTCTTTTAAGTCTTCATCACTCATATACATGGCCAGTAACTTTTCTCTATGTTTTTGAGTAATTCCGTTTTAGCGGCATGGTTTTTACGACACGCACCATGGTTTCGTTATCACCATTGATCCATGCACCTAGCTGTCGGCACCATTCTTCAAAACTGTATTTCTTCCAATCTGTTGCTTGCATAATCGTTACTGCTGCACCCATCGCCACCACCTCACTTAAACCATTTACACGTATGCTGCGTACCACTAACCCAATACACATCCTGCGTTTTACAGACTTGAATCGTGTTGTATGCATCGAATGCCACAGCACAAATCGCAAATACAATAAATACCAAGATATGCAGCCATTGGTTATTATTCCTACGCATTACCCACCATCCCCTTAATACTTTCTATCGCTCCACCACTCTTCACATCCGCCGTGCTAAACCTTAGTACCGTATAGCCCAGCATCGTTGCCGCGTTGTACTTCTCCATATCTGCCTGATAACCCTTACCGCGTGTATGCCTGCCACCTGACCAAATCCCACCTTCCACTTCGACAAGCAATTTATGCCCAACGATATGAAAATCAGCCCGCCATTTTCGCGTCTCGCAGAATTTAAACTCTTGAACAAACTCAATGCCATGGGCCTTTAGATGCTGAGCCAGTGTTGCTTCACCTTCACTAACAGTCTTAGTACCACGGCGCACCGGACGCCGTGATTTAACCTTAGGTCTGGCTTTGATCATCTTTCGATATTCAGCTAATGGAATGCTGCTCACTAATCACCAGTCCCAATAAGTGCGCGCTGAATAGCTTTCAATGTCATTTCAGGATTGTCTTTATTAAACCGAAAATGACTATCTACAAGCGATTTAGCGCTAGCATTACGCTGTTTATACATCCTTGCTTGATCTCGATACATATTTCGCTCACGATCAATGCGCTCATTGAATGCAAGTAATTCATTGAACTCGCTCTGTAAATCTCGATCTGTCGTCATGTTCATAGATACGCCACAGCATGATTAACCGACTCAGACCCATTAGCCACGGCGCACAGCACCAAATACACAACGATCGCCAGCGCTAGAATGTTTTTATCTTTCATTTGATGCCTCCCGAATAACATCAGGTGTGCCATACCTTTCAAAATAAAAAACTACTGGTTGAGTTGTCTCCTTGACTTGCCCAAACATGAGGGCCAAACGATAATTAGCTACATATTTGGTTAATTTTCTATTTGCATCCTCGAGTGTTTTTCGCCAGTACTCCAAAGGATATGAATGCTTATTTTTATTGCATACAGGACAAGCTGGCATAAGGTTTTGAAATACATCAAGCTCAGGATTTAAACATGTACCATCGTTATTACGGCGTATAGGTTCAAAATGATCAGCATGCCACTTGTCGCTTAATGTGCACCCACAATAAGCACAATGACCGCCGTACTTTTGCTTAAGCTGTTCGCGTTGTTCTTTTGTTAATTTCACTGGCAGCTCTCCACGTCGGCAATGGCTTTTCGCAACTCTCCGATGTTGACAGTCTTATCGTGAACACCAGAACCACCCAATACCCATGAATAGTAATGATCATCACTAGGTGCATTGGCTACGATTTCCTTAGACTTCTCCAGCCCGTGAATCGCAACAATCTCATGCGACTCAACGAGGCGCTTAAGATCATTAACGTGAAATTTAAACAGCAAATCCCCATCCCTCGACTTGTACTCAACAACACCAGAATAGTGATTTACGACCGAGCACGCTTTTAACCAGCCAAGCTGCTTAACAAACTCATTCGCTTTCATTGATCACCTCCAAACGACGTCCTGCTGCGATTTCTTCTGGTGTTGCAGGCCTGAAATCACATGGAAGGCCAATTAACGCAAAACTCCTATCTGCCGTTATTGCTCTTAATGCATTACTGCTAACTCGCTCAACAGTACATAAACTTCTATCCATTGGATGAACAGCAACCACCAAATCCCCCACTTTAAAGTCAGTCATAGTCATGCCTTAGTCCCTTTTAATTTTGTCGTCTTAATAACGCCAGTTTTCAACGCCCAAGCCATACATTTTTCACAACGACAACTGCGCTTTTTATACTGATCGCTTGTGCCATGTTTAACCTTGACAGGCTCATTGACGATCTGCTTGACCTTCCCACCCTTCGCTAAAAACTTTTCAACTTCCGCCGCCAATGCCGCGCTTTCTAATTGTTTTTGATGGATCATGCTGCACCGCCTAATATTTCAAATGCGCTTCTTGCCACTTCTGAAACTTGCCCATTGCCAATGGCTTTAAGTCTGTCCACCCGATGGGCCACCCCATTAGCCACTCGACCCAGTCGGGTTCAACATGCCACCAGCTCCCCCTTGGGGTGATACCGCTGTATTGAGTCGCACTTGTCTGCCCTTGGCTTTGCGTTCCTCCAGAGACTCGTTGCTCCACTTGTTTGCATCCGATGCTGTTGGAGTAGGAAAATTCATCACCGCACCCGGTAAACCATTGCGTGGATCTGCACTGACTTTGCCGCGTTTGTTCCAATCTGATGCTTTGGGTGTCGGCCATGTATGAACTATTGCGCTTAGTCCGGGCGATTTGCGATTGAAATCTGCTGGTGATGTTCTGTTCTTGTGATCTGACGCCTTGGGTGTGGGCAACAATCCAGAGCCGATCGCGTTGATGGGGCGCTCCAAAGTTGGATGCTGAAAGACGAGCCCATTTTGCGTCATACCCCATTTGGGTAAGATCACCAATGACTCTGGTAAGTCCTCTTCCCACAAGCATTGGTGAGTTTTCCACGAACACGAATGCCGGTCGTACTTCACTGATAATTCGCGCCATCTCCAACCAAAGTCCTGAGCGCTCCCCATCGATTCCAGCACCCTTTCCGGCCGAACTGATGTCCTGGCATGGAAATCCGCCAGATATAACGTCAATAATTCCTCGCCACGGCTTTCCGTCAAAAGTTGTAACGTCAGACCAAATCGGGAAAGGCTTGAGAATTCCATCGTTTTGTCGTTGCGCCAGAACTTGTGCGGCGTAGGCATCACGTTCAACTGCGCAGACTGTGTTCCATCCCATGAGATGCGATCCGAGTATTCCACCACCAGCGCCTGCGAAAAGAGCCAACTCATTCAAACCACCTTTTGTAATTTCTTCACACCAATCGAGAGTTTTATTATCTAAAGGATCTTTCACGCCACTTCCCCCACTCGCTGATCAGCCCAATTACACTCAACCACCGTCAAACCGTCATGCTGAAAACGAGACCAAAGACGGTCGCCTAAGTCTTTCTGTAAATCAGCCATGGTGAAATTTGAAATCAACATCGTTGGCTTACCAGCGTCATAGCGTGCATACAAAACTTTATGAACCAGCTCTAGACGTTTTTCACGATCATGTAACCCATATTCATCCAAGATAAGTAAGTGATACTGTGTGAAATCATGGATTATTGATTCCTCTGATTGACCTTTGCTGTCCCTATCCCAAGCATTCATGATTCGCTGGGCTAGCTCTTCACTTGTGATGTAGCGTACAAACATGCCTTTGTTGAGCAATGTGCGCGCCGTGGCAACCGCCAAATGGGTTTTACCCGTCCCAGTACTACCAACCATGATTAAATTCGATTTAACGCCTGCAGCAATCGATTTCGTATAATTCACACATTGGCTTCTTGCATTCGCCTGACCAAGGTTGTTTGGGTTAATTATGTAATTCTTAAAACCAGAGTCGGCATGACGCACTGGAAGCATGGCACCTGAGAAATGTTTTTCACGAACCATGCGATCAATTTCCGCCTGACGATTTCTGTTATTTGATTCAACTTCAATCACGGCGCACTTAGGGCAAATTTGATGTGATCCAGCTTGAACCTTTGCAACTTGATGTGTTGCGCAATATTCTTGGGTTTGTTGAAAACCTTGGTTAATTAGAGAGATTGCATTCATCAGATAAAATCCTCCGGTATTTCAGTGTGCTCAACTGGTCCTTGATACCGTGGTTGATTAGCCCATGCATCATTGACATTGCGGTTCAATGCGCCTGTTGATCGTGATGTTTGGCTTTTCCTAGTCCCAGTAATCAGAGGTGTGTTTTGCTTACGATCTACCCATTGCACCAACTTCCCTAGTACTTGGTTTTTTACCATCTCACCACGATGCCCATATTCCAAATACATCGCATCCAAAAGCTCACTGAGCTCAGCCTGAGTGATTTCTTGCAAACCTCGCATTTTTAATCTTGTATTCGCAGTGGTTAAATCTATTGCAAAACGCGAATCTGACTCAGTCGAATTTTGCTCATTCGCTAAGAGAGATATATTTGAAGTATTCTCTGTAGTAATCTTGTGTATAACGAATTGCGCATCCGTATCCCCCCGAACTGCGCTTTCGTATTCCCCCGAATTGCGTTTTCGTCGTTCGGGAGTTTCACTATCCGCATCTCGCGAATTACATTTTTGTTGTTCGCCAATTCGCTTAAAATTAGTACAGTTTTCAAACCACAGATCAAACTTATTTATGTTGAGTTTGAAGTACAATTTATGTTCTAAACGTTTTTCAGTTTCAGTTATAAGACCTAATTTTTTGAGCAATGTGCGTGCTGTTGCCTGCTGTCTGTAAGACAGTCCTGTTTCCTCTGTCCACTCCTCTGAAGTCTTATAAACCCCAAGTTCATTCTCAGTTTTATCATGCCAATAAATTAACTGGCTTAAGAAAATACCTGCCAATGGATTACCTAAATAAATGCCAAGCTGGGGGAAGTAAGCGATCGCTCTCCCCAAGCTAGCTAGCGTTGCATAGTGGCTCATACCCGCACCACCTTGGGCTTTACATAGCTACCAAATGATTCAACAACCCCGGCATTCACCATGCTTTTAACAATCCGCTGCGCTAAAAAATTGGCAATACGAAAATAACGCTCCATCGAACGTGCTAACTCCTCTTTCGTCACTGCAGCATTGTTTTCGTTATAACCACGGCGTCTAAGATTTTCTTTCTTGCGCTCCAGCATGTCATTCAGCATTCTTAATGCTGGCTCATGGAAAGATTGGATATTCTGCTGTTGCCAGTGGTCCACCGACGGTGCTTGAAATTGTGTATTCATGCGATCAACACCCCATTTGTTGAAATGTCTAAACGGCGCCGTGCGGTAATTTCAGCCGTGGTCGCGTGGCGGATGTGGGTTGCATGAACTAACTGACCACCTGCAAGCCAGTAATGATCATCTGGCTGGTAAGCTTCAATTGTTTGAAGAGAGGATAAGCCGATAATCCCATCCTCATAAACAACCACATCACCAACAATGTAATCTGTCGCCGTGTCATTGCTTGCTACGGATGGTTTTGATATATTTGATTTCATATTTGAATCTCACGATTTAAGTTACTGACCGCTTTCCAGTTCCCGCTGGAAGCGGTTTTTATTTGTCCAATTTCCGTTCGCAGTGTTCGCAAAGTTCAGTTCGTCTGAACGGATTTATCTGTTCTCTTGGTGTACCAGATACATACGCCGTAAGATCATCGTCATCTTCACAACGCTTCTTATCTTGTATGGCTAACCATCTTAAATACTGGCTATTTGACCATTCACGCTCATACGCCTTAGTAGCAATATGCTCTGCAACCTCATCATCCAAGTGTGTTGACATGCAGATAGTTTTCTTTTCATTTCTTTTTGGTCGGAAGCGACCAGTAGATTTAGGCATTGGATTCTCCTATGCAATTAATTTGCTATCACTTTGGTTTTTTGTTTGTTCACTACTGACAAGAATATCTAGAGCAATGCCTTTTCGGTATGTCACATCAGATTGCTCACCATTTTCTATTTTAGAAACTGAGCTTTGGGAAATTCCTGTGAATGCACAGATCTGAGACTGGGTTAATCCCCGACCTCTTAAAAACAAAATTTTTTCTTGAATATTCATAAGATTCCTCCTTTACACCTATTTTATTCATTAGTGAATAGAAGTCAATGCATAAGTGAATTATATCTTTATGAAATATTCTTTTTTGAATAAAATGAATTATTGATTTGGAGTTCTTGCTTTATGTTTCTTAAATCCAATATTGAGTACTTGCTAGAAAAACATAAGACCAATCCGAATGAGTTGAGTAAAGAGCATAATATTCCTCAAGCTACAGTCTTTCGGATTCAACAAGGTCTTACGGAAAACCCAAGAAGAAGCACACTAGAAGCTCTTTCAGCTTGGTCTGGATATACGCCTGGTGATTTACTTGATATTGATATTCAATTACTTGAAAAAACAGGCGGCAAGCAAAAAGAATTTGTTCGTGTAGAATCTTGGGATGAAACAACACCTTTGGATGATGATGAGGTAGAGATTCCCTTCTTTAAGGATTTTTCCTTTGCATGTGGTTCTGGGTGTATTAACGAATATATTGCAAACGAAACACGCAAATTAAGAATACCTAAAGCAACTCTAAGAAATCTATCCATCACAAAAGAAAATGCTGTAGCTGCAACAGCCTCAGGCGATTCAATGAGCCCAACTATTAGTGATGGCGATACGATTCATGTTGATCTGGGACGCAAAACTATTAAAGATGGCAAGATTTTCGCAGTATGCATTGGTGGGCTTCACTATGCCAAACGCCTATACAACCTGCCTTTTGGTGGGGTTCGAATTGTTTCTGATAATGATGCCGAATTCCCAGAGATCACACTAACAGCCAATGAAATTGCAAGCCAGCAGTTTGAGGTTATTGGCTGGGTTTGGCAGATTGCTAGAATAGAGAAATGGTAAAAGCATGCATTAAATACAAGCAAGCTCTTATTGTTGAGTAATTGCAAAACTGAAACTAATATTTGTCTGGAAACCACATTAAGTCGTTCAGCAAAACAAATATAGTGAAATCTTAACTGTTAATTTATTTGGGGTAAAAATGGATAATTTTGTCGAAAGATTAAAGAATCATATTGAGCATGTTAAAAAAGTTGGTACACACTGCACTACAGAGGAAACTACTAAGCAAGCTTTAATCTTGCCACTTCTTGATATATTGGGGTTTAGCCCTTATGACCCAACCAAAGTTTTAGCAGAATTTGCAGCAGACTTTCCTGGAGTTAAAGCTACAGAAAGGGTTGATTATGCTCTATATTGTAACAATCAACCTGTTATGTTTATTGAGGCAAAATCCTATTCTGCTGATTTAACTAATCACGCACCTCAACTGTCTAGATATTTTAATAGTAGTCTTGGTGTAACTATTGGGGCTATTACTAATGGGCGAGAATGGAGATTCTTTACCGATTTAATTAATACAAATGTAATGGACGAGAAACCATTTTTAACTATCGATTTCACTAAGTCGAGACCAGAAGATTTAATACAGCTAGCAGAATTTAGACATGATAACTTTCATGCAGAAAAGTTACGTTTTTTTGCAGAAGAAAACCAATATATCCAACAATTTAAAGCTGTTATTAGAAAATGTATTAATGAGGCTGATATAGATTTTGTACGTTATGTTGCCCAACAAGCCAGCATTCCTCGCCAACTTAATACTAAGTTTTTAGAATCCATTCAGCCATTTGTTAAGCAAGCTGTGCAACAAGTAATTAGTGATACTGTTGTTAAGGGATTATCTTCCCCGACGATTATTACAGCTCAACCAATTGAACAAAAACAGCAAGTAGATGAAACAGACTCCAATGTTGTTGATCATGTGGATTATATTGTAAATCCTGATAATGATAAAATCATCACAACTAAGGATGAATTAGATTTGCAAAAAATCGTCACCGAACTTTTCCCCGATGTGGATCTGGTTGCAAAAGATACAGAAAGCTATTTTTCAATGCTATATCAAGGCAAAAATAATCGATGGCTTTTTAGATACGATGTGAATAGAAAACGACCAACAATACATTTTAATATACCTATAGATCAGATTAAGCGTTCTGAGCTAGATCGGGCTGGACTTGAGGTTCAAGCCAATGGCTCCATATTTTTAGATAAACCTGAATATATCTATCGTGCAGTTGGCATATTAAGGGATTCTTTAGAATATTGTATGAATGACGAAAATTTTAAACGCAGCTCTTCGTAAAGTCTATTAAAAATATATTTTTATACCTCAACACCCACTCTTGCAGTGGGTTTTTATTTATCCAAGAATAAAAAAAGATCAATAAATAGACAAATAATTCACTAATGAATTATTTAATATTGAATAATCCTATTCAATAGTGAATAATAAGCCCATCAAACAACAAAAAGCCCCACTCTTTGGACGGACGCGGGGCTTTTCACAACAACAGGTGGATTATGAACGCAAAACCCATTTCTTTCAATCCCGGTTTATCGGGTGTTACAACTCTTGTACGCCGTCGACCATTTAGCGCGCTTGTTCTATGTAGCGCATTGGGTGCTGTCGGCTTTAGTACCGTTAAATCCGACGCCGTGGCTCCAGTGGCTTCCCCTGCTGCGATTCCTTCTACCTACGAATTGCAGTCCCTTGTCTTAACTGGTGACAACTCTGGCACGGCGAATATTCTGCTCGATGACTTTGCTTTGAATGTGTCTTTCGACTTTGAAGCTATTCCAGACAGTTACGGCGTACCAGGTTCTGAGTTCACTGCTATCGATGTGACCCAGCTTAGCGTGAATACAGTAACCACACGCGATGGCAACCAGTTCAGCGATTTCACTGACTACAACGATCACCGCAATATCAATGCTTTGATAGCTGGTTACATGATGAAAAACCGTCTTGGGGAGGATGCGTAATGTCAGTATTTTTCAAAAAAGCAGAACGTAAAAACGCTAAATTGCGCCTCGCACTCTCTGGCCCTACTGGTTCAGGTAAAACAATGGGTGCACTACTCATTGCTAAAGGCATTGGGGGTAAGATTGCTGTAGTAGATACAGAAAATAGTAGTGCTGAACTTTATGCCGATGTTGTTGAGTTCGATACAGCAAATATTCAACCACCTTATTCACCAGAGAAGTTTATTTCCGCAATTCAAGCTGCTGAACACGCTGGATATTCAACTGTTATTTTAGACAGTATTACACATGAATGGTCGGGTGTTGGCGGTTGTTTAGAAATCGTAGATGCACTTGGCAAAGGAAAGTTTAAAGGTAATACGTGGGGTGCATGGAGTGAGGTTACTCCGCGCCATCGTAAATTTATTGATGCAATGCTGCACTCAAGTATCAACATCATTGTCACTATGCGCAGCAAAATGGACACCGTGCAAACCAATGATACCAACGGTAAAAAGAAAGTTGAAAAGCTTGGACTCAAATCAGAGCAACGTGATGGTATCGAATATGAGTTCACTACCGTTCTAGATATTACTCACGGCGACTACTATGCAAATGCAACAAAAGATCGTACCGGACTATTCGTTCAACCAGAACAAATTACAGAGCAAACTGGCATCCGCTTAAAGCAATGGCTTGAGTCAGGATCTGCCGACGCAACAATAAACGGCGATCAATACCTAGAAATTGAAAACCTAATGATTCAAGCCGGTGTGAATATTGATAATTATTGCGCTAAGCGCCAAATGAACAGCTTGCTAGACCTACAGCAGCAGAAATTCGAAGAAACTCGCAACAGCCTAATCTCTATTATTCAAAAAAGAGAGCAAGCTAATCGAGAGCATGAGGCTCAGTTACACCAGCAGAATTACCAACCTGCAAATGAAACGGAAGCAATGACAGTTGAGCAGCGTAACGAGTTGCAACAGCTAATTGCATCACGCGGTCTTGATGTTAAATCAACATGCGAATACTTGGGAATTGATTCACTGATGCAGATCCACCCATCACGCCTATCTGAAGTTATAGCTGATATTGAAAAATATGCACGCGAGGTAAATGTGGCATGAACAATCTAATTTCTGCTCAAGAAGCTTTTAACGCAGTAATGTCCGGCAAGCATGTGCTTTGCCGTGCTGCAGGTGAAATGCTTGAATTTGATGATTTGGACCAATTCCCTGCGACCATTTTTGCCAAGTCTGGTTATGAATTTTGCATCAAGATTGAAACAATTGAAATCGCTGGTATTACTTTCACTAAGCCATTGACCTTTGATGAAATTGTTGAAGGTCAGGAAATCTATATCGTTAATACGCATGATACATCTATTCACATTAGTGAGTTTAATAAAGCTACTTTCTCAAAGCTAGTTAAAGCAATTAATAGCGGTTTTGCGCAACGAGATGAAGATAATGCTAAACGGCAGTTACAGGCATTTAGTAGGGTTTTAGGTCGCGAGCTGGTTGGCGACTGCCCTGTTGTCCGATTAGATGACGAAAAACCCAAGCAGACTCGAAAACCAAGAGTTAAAAAGGAAGCGGCACAAACTGCAATTAGTGATGCTCAAGATACAACCTCGACCGATGCTGCCATTGAGTCATTAAAGGCAGCTGAACCTGATGCCGTAACCATCACAGCTGTCGGCGATACCGTTGTTAAGACGGATAACTTGATTGATTTCAGCAACAATAAAGATGAAATCAAGATTCTACGTGAACGTATTGCTGCAGCCACTTCAGTTGAAGAACTAGAAGCCCTGCTGCCTGATCTTCGTAATTTACACGGCGAACAAGGTCATTTGTTAATGACCACATACGATGAACGTAAGAAAGTACTGGCTTCAATTTCAGATGAATTAAACCCTTTGAACATTGCTAAGCAAATTAAAGCTGATGTGGCAAAGGCATCAAGCAAAGATGAACTGGAACGCTTAAAGAACTCTGTTGCGCAATCCCGCATGTTTACCAACAGCATTCTGAAAGATTTAGAGGATGCATTTGACGAACGCGAATATCAAATCAAACTCGATGATCTGCTTGTTGATGTAGTAAATGCACAAACACCGACAGAAGCCAATGCGCCAGTTCGCTATACAACTGCATGGAGCGAAGAGCAACGTAAACCATTATTGGTTGCTATTAGTAAACGTTTATCACAGTTCGAGCAGTCAGTAAGTTCCGAAGCTCCAAGCCTTATGCGTGATATTCAAAATGCAGCAGATCTCACGGCACTTGATGCACTTGAAATAGATATCAGTGCCAGAGCACCGGATATGCAGAAGAAGTTGATGGCTGAGGTTTATAAACGCCGTGCAGCACTGGAGCGTGAACATGAAGTTTAGCTATTCATCGATCAGCCGGACACTTACTGTGTTCGGCAACAAAATGACCCATATATTTCATAATGTTTATTTATATGAAATTGAAGAATTAATAACTGAATCGAAATTTAAAGAAGCGATGTGGAGAGAGTGATGGGCGTACAACAATATATTGTTATTTTAGAGGCGAATACTCCACCACAAATTACGTTGGGGCAGAATATCTGCGGTGCGACTGTCACTAAACTAGAGAAAGCTAAACAAGAGTTAGTTACTGCGGCTCAGTTAGCAAAGATGCATAATATCTCAGTTGATACTATTCGCCGAAAACTATCATCTATTAATCAAGGGACCATAGGAAAGGCTTTATACGATCCAGAACTGGCTTCTGGAATACTTCAAGGAGCCTCATCTAAGCGAGGAAGAAAGAGAGCAAGTTAGCTCTCTTTTTTAATATCTTTAATATGATAAAATACACTACAAACTAATAAATAATATTGTGGATAACTTCACATTTACGCCAAAATTACGCCAATTAAACATAAGTAATTGTTTTAATTGCAATTCTCATTCCTTGACATCGTAGAGGTCTCCAGTTCAAATCTGGATATGCCTACCAAGTTTAAAGCCTTACGGCTAAAAGGTTTCAAGTTATATCAATAGCTTGGAGCCTTTTTTAATGCCTGCTATTACATCACCCTATTTCCTCAATTTCCTTGTTTTCCCCAATTTATTGGGAAATTGGGGAATAAATTGTCCCAAGATTGCCCCAAGGTTATCCTGCTTTTCAGGGGGTAATCTATGAAAATTCCAAAGCCAGAAAAACGTGGTAGTTCGTACCGCATAAAGATCATGATCAATGGTGAAAGACTGTCGTGCACCAGAGACACGATTAAAGAATGCGAACAATGGGCTGCTCAGAAAATTCTTGAAAGCAAGGCAAGACTCTCTGATAAAGAATCTGACATAAAACCTCACTACCCTTTTAAAACCCTATTTTATAAATATTATGAAAATGTAGGGAAAAGCCTACGCGGTGCGATCTATGTCAAAGAGCAGTTAAAATCTTTTGAGGATAAATTTGGTGAGTTGGCAAACATGTCCATTTACGATATCACGCCACGCCATTTAACAAACTGGCGCAACACAAGATTAAAAGTGGTTGGACCAAATACCGTATTAAGAGAAATAGCATTATATAGTGCAGTTTTTTCATATGCCGTGAAAGAGCTATTTCTAATTGATTCCAACCCTTGGCTGCTGATAAAAAAACCAACCAAGCCCAAAGCAAGGAATCGCAGAATTAGAGATGATGAGATTAAGAAAATTTTAGAGGCTCTTAATTATCAATTTGATCAAATCCCTAGTGATCCAGAGCATTATGTTGCATGGGCATTTTTATTTGCACTTGAAACTGCTATGCGCCGTGGGGAAATTCTAAATATTAAGATGACTGATATTTTTGATCGGCATATTCACCTTTCGGAAACAAAAAATGGCGACTCTAGAAATGTGCCCCTGACCAAAAAAGCTTTAGCTCTTCTCAGCCTAATTCAACATGATAATGAAAGGCTTATCCCTCAATCAGAAAATGCTTTTCGTTTAATGTGGGAAAGAAGGAAAAGTAAAGTAGGACTTAGTGATCTTCACTTTCACGACACCCGGCACGAAGCAATTACTAGATTTGTGAATAATCAGAAACTCCCTGTTGAGGTTTTAGCAAAAGTCACCGGTCATCGAAATATAAAAATGTTAGTCAATACTTACTACAACCCTGATATTGATGATATTGCAGATATGCTAGATGCCCAATAACTCTTTAAGGCAAATTCACTTAGTTGACAAATCCCCTTTTTAGCCATAAATCTTGGTTGACAAATTGGGGATTTAGCCTTAATTCAGGTTTTAGTATCAAATTTCCGAGTAAATTGATGTCGGCAATACCAACATTAGGTCAGCGTAAAACTTCTGTTGATTTTAATTTATGAGAATCCATCATTTATTAGAATAGAAATAACAATGTCATCTCGCTTTTAAAAATCTTTTCTTATAAATACACTCAATAATCAAAGATATAGGACTACTTATAATCAAATACAATACAAATATGCTTCCAATATACATATAAACAAAATTCTCTAATGAAATATTGGCAGTTGGCTTATTTGATATTTGGGTAAAAAATCCAACCAAGCTTGCAGACAGCGAAATAATAATAAAATTTTTTAGAGTAAGCACTTTCTGAAATTTCATAAATATTATAAAAAGTATATTACATATTATAACTACCGCCCATATGTAGCCTATATAGCCCTCACCAATATAAAAATATTTTATCGTTGAAAAACTTAAAATTAAACCAATACTAATCTGCAAATTCAATAATATAAAATCCAAAATTAGTAGCTTCTTATTCATTTGTATTCCTTGCAATTCTTATGGGTGTTGATATTTTATCCAGCTGTCTTTTGAGTGAGGATGGTAAAAAAACATCTTGATCTATACTCTTAAACACACCAATCCCAGCAACGGCATTTGATACACATTTGGTACAACTAAAAGAACCTCCACATCTCACTTGATCATAAATTCTTTTTTGTACCTCATCAAACTCATTTTTACTTACATGAAATGTATAGATATAAACGTCTTCACCTTCAACATGCTGAAAATCTAAATATTTTTTAAAAATGTCTTTTTGAGTTTTATGGTCAGTGATATCTACTGGGAAAACGCGCATTGTGCCTTCTGCAATACCTTCATAGTGAAAATTACCGTTTGGGTCATATAGCTCATATCCTTTTGGGCTTATTAATAACATTCCTGCATGAGTACCAGTAATTATAAAATTATTATTTAAAATAATGTATATTCGGTATCTTGTTTTAACTAAAATTTTAACAGGTTCTTTTTCTCTATTATCCGGCCTTAAAGTTCTCGATATTTTCATTATAATAAATCCTTTAAATCCACATCACCCCCAACAACCTCAATTGTAACCACCTCAGCATTGTTGTCATTTAAAATATTTTGTGTATAACCATTATTATCAGTCTTTCCTTCTATAATATCCCCACTTTCTCTATAAATTTTATAATGCTGATTAATAAGTGGCTCAGATGTACTTTCATCTAAAAGCTGATATTTATCAGAGTAACTTAAAATTTCCACTTTTAAATTGTCAACACCAGTATAATTAACCCCTCCACTATCTCCCACAACATGAGATTGCTGTGGTTGAATAGTTGCACCGCAAGTTAACTTGTCCCCTGCATAAGCCACAGCCTTACCATCAAAGATTATGAGATCGTGGCTTTTGATTACTGTAGACCAGCATTTACACTTAGGGCAAAAATGACCATCACCAGCACGTACAAATAAATTGCCTTGCTGTGAGCTTCTAACCTGAGTCGATGGAATTAAACCGCCGTGATCCGTTGGGGCATTATGAATTGCAAAACCTTTCATCGTTCTTCTTTTCTAAAATATTTTGCATATTTTTATCATAATCAAATACAAGTCTCAATTTTGTTGTGTAAATTTAGAGTGGCCTAATCTATTGGCCACCCCTCACTCAATCGCCGTGCATCAGCTGCGTGTCCGTCAGCTGCTTCTGCCACTGTTCGATATTCAGCGACGCACGCTTTGAGTACGTCTGCGCTGGCATCGATGTATTCAACGATGGTTTTGGTGGTAGCTGTGGGCACACGGCGTTGGGCTTCACTGAGTTGCTTTGACAAGCTGTCAGCAACGTAGACTGCTTTTCACTGCCTTTAAATTTAGACAATAAAAAAACCCCAAGGCTTATATGCTTGGGGTTTTTTATAGAATCTAAGATTCTGAATCTTGGTCCCGAGGGTCGGGGAAATTATTAAAATAAATATCATATAGTTAGGTTAATACATGTGGAAAAATGCGGAATATTAAAAATGAATCCTAACCAGGAAAGATGCAGGGATAAATTTAAGGGGTGATGGGAGTTGAACCCGTTTCAATGAATTGCTATTAAACTCTATTATTTTTATATTCATGTTTTTCAATATGTTATGTTTTATTTTTGATAGTGTATCACTATCTAGAATTATAAGCTGTCAAGAAACCTGTCGTAAACTACCACATTATTTACAACAACAAAATTAGGTGACAACATCGTACGCTAATCTCAAACCGTCATACATATTTTAAATTATCATGTTACCCTTCTGATTGTTTTAATTAAGGTTAGTTAGAATATGCCTAGATTTGTATTAGCAGACCATGTTTTGTTCGAAGAGTGTTTATACTACTTGCGATCAGATTTATACAACAAGAATCAGGAATTCCAATTTGGTGAAAAACAACCATCATTTAGTTGTATAAGCACAACTTTTGAAATAAGTAAACCTTGGAAACTTGCGGATTTCACCATTCAACCAAGTATAAGTATTAGTCTTCCTGCTTCTTATAAATCGCTTTTTAGTTTTCTTGAAAATCCTAATTGGATATTAAATAAACTATCCACACAACCACATCTGTTTGGAGAAATTCTTAGTACATTAGTCAGTTTTGTGACGCTAACCCCAGTTAAAAGCCCACGAAATGGCTACGGATTAGAGTTTAATGACATTAATAATATTCCACAGCACTGTATCGATGAAGTTGCATTAACTCTTCCATTCTTAGCAGCTGGCCCAGGAGCTCATATCAGCTTACTTAAAACAGATGAAGAGGATTGTTTTATACTCGAATTAAATGAACTTATTGAAAATTTAAAAACCATTAGCGAAAAGAACTATGTAATTTTTCTTCAGTCTATACGGTTACTTCAATTATCTCTGGTTTTTAAAAGAGACGATTTTGGTTTAGCATATTTATTATTGATTTCAGCTATTGAGGCTGTTGCTCAGAACAACAAAAACAGTCTAAAAGTTGAACGTAACATTGATACAAGGCTTAAAGAAAGTCACTGGCAAGAACTAACTAAAGGCGATCCATCACTCGAGGAATTATTTGCAGAATATAAAAGAATTAGACATGCAAATGACAAGAAAGCTTTGACTGATATCTTTACTGATTTTATTTTTGAATTTGCTCCCCCTGAAATTTGGGAGAATATAGTTATCTCAAGATATGATTGGAATGAATATCCATATGACTCATCATCTGAATTTCACCCTTCAAAAATGCAAAAAAATGATCTGATATCTATCATCAAAAAGACATATGCTTATAGAAGCGGCTTTGTGCACGCAGGTAAACAACCACCCCATACAGACCCACAATCAATTTACAATAAATTTTTTGAAACTATACAATTTTCTGAAACTCAGGATAAAACCATTGAGAAATTAGTGACCCCTACATACGAATTAATGTTAGGGATCGCTAAAACATCAATATCACAATGGTTATTAACTTTGCAGAAATACTAAATAATCAAAACCATTACTCCGAAGGCCAAGCATCGATTAATCGCTTTGCATCAGCTGCGTGCCCGTCAGCTGCTTCTGCCAGCGTTCGATATTCAGCGACACACTCTTTAAGTATGTCTGAGCTGGTATTGACGTACTTAATGATGGTCTCACGGGGAGCTGTGGACATACGGCTTTTGGCTGTATCGAGTTGCTTTGACAAGCTGTCAGCAGCGGACTGAGCACTAGCAGCATCAGCAGCGATTTGTTTAATTCGAACATTGTAATTTCTCTCCGCTTTTAACAGTTGTTCAGACCATTGCTTTTCTTTAACAGCAGCATCGGCCCGTGCCAGCACTAACAGTTTTTCTTGGTTATCGATATAAGCTTGATGTTTTGCCTCGGCCGTACGCAACTCACCACCTAAATGATTGGTATAAGCCACTTGCCCAAGGTACATAAAAGAAAGGACCGCGATTGCGATCCAGTGTTTGTATTTCCAAATCAGGTACCAGTTCATTGTGCCTCCAAGCATTTCTTATGCCGATCGACTTGTCGGGTCCAGACGCCATAGCAGCCATTCGAGCGAATAGAACAGTTACGACCAGACGAAAACTTGTATAGCAAAAGCGACTTACAGGCTTGCGTATATTGTCCTGCTTTCAAGTTGCGAAGCATTGATGATGATTGCCAGTTACCAATACCGAAGTTGTAAACAAAGTCCATATAAAGGTCGTACTCTGCCTGAGACACCTTCACCCCATTTAATGAATTGTTAAACCCTCTGGCTTCCTGATTTATATGTGTTTTCAAGTATTCATGCGCTTGCTTACGTGTAATTTCTGGATCTGACATTTTAACTCGTACCCCATTAGGGTATTTTGTCGTGCCGTGACCAATCGTGGGCACATCCCCTTTTACTGGAATAATTGGCTTTGCTGTGAACCCTTCTGCTTTTGCAGTCTCTTGCACCTGCTGATCACTTACACCAGATATAAAAAAACCGCCTGCGGTAAGCGAGGCGGCTAGTGTTCCAGCAATGAGATATTTACTTTTTGACATTGCAATCCCCTTCCAGTTTTCGCTTTGTGAGCTCATGAATCTCCTGCTCACGTTTATTTTTTTGACGTTGATATTTGAGATTTACAAAGAAATTGCAAACGCTGATTACACCACCAACAACTGCAACGCAGATACTGACTATTGCAATCCAATCAAGTGATGCAAACCATGCAACAAAGCCGACACTGCCGCCGACCATTGCAGTTTTTGAGGACAAAGAAGTTACTGCTGCTGACGCCGTTTCGACGACAACACTACTGTTTTCAGACATGATCTTTCCTGAATTTAGACGTAAAAAAAGACGCTATATGCGCCATACTATTTTTGATCAACAATATTTCGCTTTATATTCTCAAACATCACTCGATAGCCGTAATCATTCGGATGCAATCCATCTTTTAAGAAATCAACTTTATCAAGCTTCAATTGCTGGGTTGCTTCATAATTACTAATAAAGCTTAATTTCTTTTCATCAGCGATTTGCTTAATTGCTGAGTTGATTGTTTTCATTGAACTATGTTGATTATTTTCTGACGTCGGATAGTCATTTAATGTGACCGCGTTAGCACACATTAGAATAACTTTTGCATTGCCGTTTGATAATGTATCTATATCATCAACAATTTTTCGAAGTTCAGTTGAAAAAGAGTTTAGTGAATAATCATTAGCACTACCATATCCACGGTTATTTGTACCAAGCTGCACAAATACATAATCATCATTATGTTTAATTGACTCAGATAACTTGACACGTTCTAACCAGGATTTTGTCGTACTTCCAATAATTCCGTCATTACTTACTTTTACAGATTTTTTGACAACTATATTCTGAATACGCATAGCACTCATTATTGAACTTTCATTTTTGATCGTAATTAAATGCTTACCGTTATTTGGTAGTGTTATAACTTCTTCATAATTAAATGCAGTTGTATCAGCAGTAAGCTCAATCTTTTTATGCAGAACGCCATCAATATAAACATTCGCAAAATATGTCTCTGGTGTACCTGTTGCGAATTTAGCCAAAACAATCTTAAAACCCGAACCATTCATTTCAAATGAAAATTCAGAAGGATAATTTGATGGATAAGTTGGTGGAACAATATCTAAATATTCCTTGCTATCTACTGCTGCACCTTTGATTAACGTTCTTATATATTCCGTTGTAAATTTTACAGTTTTATTAGGATTTGCAAATTTGAATAGATTTGCATCTTTAGAGAGAATAATTATATTTTCACTTTCACCATACGCACTACCTGGTGCATCTTCTATCAACTGCCCATCTGTAAACGTGGTTACCAAATACTGGCGCAATAAGTTAGCCCAAGTTGGGCTTTTTGGGTCTGTGGTATTTCGTGGATCAGTTAACCTCCCTGTTCGTGGGGATGATGCAGAAACATTGCTTGCACCTGTCCCCCATGTGATTGAGTCACCAACTAACTTAATATTCACAGACATCAATGGATTGTGTAAATCAGCATAAAGACTTTGCAATGTTGATGTAAACTTATCTTGCTTTTTCTCTTCTAACCCTCTTAATTCACTATTTATCTTTGATACATCAGCAGTATTTTTTACACTGCGTAAATACAAATAACTCAGAATTGTTGCATCACTCACGCGCTCAAAAGACGGGTAGTAAGTATCTGATAGTGAAATCTGAGACTTGTAGCCTTTAATGTCAGCAGTATATGAGATCCAGTACCCGCTGATGTACATTACATTTGGAGCATCAGCGCCTACACGTGCGCCAATCAGACTATTATTTATATAAGAGTCAGGGTACTTAGCTTGATCTAGAACAACATTACGTTGCTCTGAAAAGTATAATCGTACAGTTGAGCTAAGCTGATTGAAGTCAAATTCTCTAGCATCTAATGTTTTAAAGTTTGCATAATCTGAGTTGTTTGCGCTTGCTTTTCCGAAATACGCCCTTGCACCACCACCCGTACCGAAGTCAAATACACCCGTAGGATCGCAAACTAGAATAGCTAGTATATAGTGCATACTGTTTCTTATTTTGCGATCAAACAAAGATACTTGTGCAAAACCACCACGCTTTCCAAGCGGATCTAACTTTTGAGCATGTCGAATACCAAGGCTCTGCAACGTTGTGTCGTTAATAGCAACAACTGGTGCGGAATCTGGACTGTCTGGACTATTAAATGCATAAAGAAAGTCAAGTGGTAACTCAGGAACTAAACGTGCATTAAGCACTTCATTAGATAGCTTGGGAATTACATTTGTTTCATTCTTATACTTAACAGCATATTCAGATGCGAAGCGGCCATGATACGCAACACCGATCAAAGTTTCACTACCACTTTTCGGGCGAACACTTGCTTGCGAGAATGTTATTTCATGCGTATCGAAATTATAATAAAGAGTATAAGCATATCCGTATCCCTCTGGTGCAAAAATGAATTCACTATCATATAGTTTCATAGCACCGACTTTCATTGCATAGAAAGACGGAATAGTTACAACGCCATCGCTGTCAACTGAAATTGATGTTGTAAATACTAAAACAGGGTTGTTGATAATATCTTTCGCCAAATCTAAATCACTCAGCCCCGCATCATTCCAGCGTGCGCCGTCCCAGCGCCAGACCTTTCCACTATCTAAAGTTTTGGCGTGGCGTCCAACTGTAGGCTTAAATAGCTTCAGCTGACTTTCTTCATCTAGAATTAAACTCTCTTGTTCGGCATCTTTTAGATAATCAACAATATTATCCATTCCACTTTTAAACTGCGATTCGGAAACATTGCTTCCAGTCATTTGCTCTTTTGATGGTATTGGCATTTCATTACCCCATAAAAAAACCCACCGTGTGGTGGGTTTTGGTTGAAACTAAAAATCTAAGCCTCAGCTGTAGATTGTGTAATCCGATCTGAATAATTCCAAGTTGTTGCTTTCCATACGTCACGTGCAGCTACACGCACATAGTACGTTGTGGTTGATTGCAGATTGCTGATCGTGCATGTAGTCGCAGTACCGATCCACGCGGATGCAGTTCGTTCAGGATTAAAGTTTGCATCTGTACTAATCCAAACCTCATAATCCTTTAAATCCGGTGCATCGCTTGGCACCCAACTTATAGTTACTGAATCCTTAGTTGCCGAGCTATAAACATTTAATAGTTTATCTGGCACTGGGTTGCTAATTGAAAGCTCAGCGTAGCTGCTTATGCCATCCCTATTCTTACTGGCGACACGAATATCATATGAACGCTCAATGCCGTCGACTTTCGCTTCCTCAATAGAGTAGCTATAGTCCAAGTTTGCTGCGTCCACTTCTCGCAGCATCCGGCCATTCGACCAGACTTGCACGGCGTAACCAATCGCACCCGTTGCACTGAGCCACTGCACTTTAAAGCTCGTACCGAGAAACGGCGACTGTAGGGATAAACCTTTGACACCTGCAGGTTTTCCACCCTTAACCGTATAGCTATATGCTGATACCTCATCTAGTGATTGCTCTTTTTGCTGTAGACCATTGAAGCTGGTGAATTTCAAGTAAATACGCTTACCAATTAAATTACTATTGATTGAATACTCAAAGATGGCCCGATCGATACGCACAAATGACTCACCGGTATTATGTGCCTGCGCATCATCAAAACGACCACGCAGTAGTCCATCTAGCGTATATAAACCCGCTCCATTTAAAGTTGCCTGTTGATAATTGACATACTCATCACCGAGCTTGCACAGCGTTGCATCGACTTGAGCATCAGCCAAAGTCCCACCAAATATCTGTCCTGAAGTATTTAACTGTACTTGCATTGAGGTTGCTTCAGCATCAACCCCATCTTTGAGATACCCGTAACGTGCTGATCCGTATACAGTGCCAATCATTTCATAGGTCGCATTATCTAAGCTGGCCCAAACATTACAACCACCCCAATTGATACCACCAGATACAGCCACATAAATCGCATTTTGGCCGCCGGTTAACTCTAATGGTGGCTCAAAGATTACTGGCGCATTTACATTTCCCGGCTCTTCATTACCGCCTTGGTATCCATTTGACGATTGCAAATCGTATTCAACAGCAGATCTGGAGCCGATAGCTAATTCTTCAGCCGTGACTGTCAGCAAGCCTTCATCATCTTCTTCTACGCGAGTTATGCGAACAGGAAAGCGATTAAGCCCTATGTCCCAATCTGTGAGCGTTACGATATCCATTGGCTCAAGACGGCAATATTTCCACCCCAATTTAAACTCGTACTCATTGCGCACATACAGCAAACGCTGCAGGCGGAGCTGGCAGGCATGTCTAGCGATCTTAGGCTCACAAAAGAATGCTTGCTTCACCGGATCTTCAGTGCGTAAGCCAAACATTTCTATATTTGCCTGATCTTTAGCCTCTACAGTTTCAGTGTTGTATTGGTTGTAACGATTCACATACTCAATCTGAGTGTGGTTATAAGCATCGGTATCACGGCTACGGCGCACTCTAATTGGTTCGTCTTCACCGATAAAATCATCGTCGGTAAGGTGATAGACCGGTGCTAGATCTGGCGTGAATGTCACACCATTTCCCGTGATTGCGCTATCTCCAAACGATTTAATTTTTAGACCATCTGGGCTTGGCACTACGGCGCAATTTACCGCATTAACAATTTCATCAATGGTTTCTGCTGCTTTGTTCTGCTCCGTAAACGCAGGACTAATCAATAAATTAGCAGCCCGACAGTAGGTGCGAAATTCCGATAAATCTTCAATGTTAATATTGGGCGCTGCGCCGTACTGCGGATTTGTTATAAAGTCTTTGATCACATCAGCTGGATTAGCATCATGGATCGTATCTGAAAGCGTAATAGTACTAATCACTTCAAAGGTGTGATTTGAGAGGCTTGCACTATCACCTAGGTCGTAATTGGCACTGGCCACATAGCCAAGATATGGATAATTCAGTGCTTCATCGGGGTGTTTGGTCTGTAAATAACCCCATCGAGAATTATTCTTGCCATCAAACAACTCAAAACCAAGTTGATCGATCGGCTGCAATTTAATTCCATTTTCTTGCTTTTCAACCAATTGTTCTTTATTACGCCACACGATACCAATATCTTTAATTGGATTCTCACATAGCCCCAGCATTAATGATGCGCTATAGGTATAGGTGGTATTACGTGTTTTGGTTTTACCGCCCTTACCGCCCGATTTAGTGGTTGTAGTATGTGCTATGGCAGTGAAATCGCCGTACCAAAACATATTAGCCGTGATGCGTGTCTTACCATACACCAGTGGCTGACATAGACCATAGGCTGATTGCTGAATCCGCATCGAGTTAATGCGGGTATCAGACATGCTGATCGTTGCACCTTTAAAAAGTCCGCCCATTATTCTTTTAGCCTCTTCATACGAAAAAACCCAGCTATTCGCCGGGCTAAACTTCCTTTGGTACCATCTTGGAGAATGACACCTTGATGGATATACGAATGAATGATCGTGGGCCATTCAACAACAATTGCGCCGTGGCTAATGCACTTGCCAAAATGGTATAAAACAATATCACCCGGCTGCGGCTCAGTAACTTCAAAGCAGACACTTTTCACATGCTCAAGATAGCGTTGACCAAGTTGATGCATATGCCAGTCTGGTGGATATGGGCGCGGATCTAAATGATCCATTAGCCCAACACGCTCATACACTTCACAAATTAAAGTTCCGCAATCCACACCAACACCTTTCACCCGCCCTTGATGGTGATACGGCGTACCCAGCCAAGTCATAGCCTCAGCTACTGCATCTAGGTTTCTCATTAAACTGCGGTCTCCGGTACTGGTATAAAAGGTTGCCCACGAAAATGATCACGGTTGTTAAATCGATTCATGCAGGTATCAAGCCGCTTATCACATCCTGGATAAACCTTAATAAGCTCACCCACCGCAGGCATATCTAGCAAGGGTAGAGTCAATAACAATGCGCCCGACTCATGTAGTCGCACTGTACGTTTAAGACCTTTATTTACACCTTGGGTAAATTCAACAACACCTTGCGTAAACCAACCTTGCGGCTGACTTAGCTGACATAGCAATCGATATTCCGTACTACCAGTCTCAAGCGTTGCATTCACGGCGTATTCTGATCGCAATAATCCACAGCCACCGTCAAATAAGGTGTTTAAGCAGCTTGGCTGGTAAAGATTACGCGGCATCTGCACATTTAAAACATCGGTATCCGATGCCACATGCGCATCAATACTATTACGATCAAATTCAGGCTCAATGATGCGCCCCTCAAATAACTTAATAGTTCCGGCGCTGGTATCACCGGGATTCATATAATTTAAAAATACACGCTCCAACTTGAAGCGCGCACCATCCAATACGCCGTTATGAAATGCCTGTACCATGCGAATTTGATCTAATGATTCTTCACCGGTAACTTGAATCGAAATAGATAGCGAGTCTACTTCCACACCTAATGACAGTGATATGCCTTCACGGCTAATGATTGGACCATCTGCGCGATAGAGCAAACCACTCACCGTTAAATGTGTATCAAAATTGGTATAACGATAAACATCACCCTGAATGGTCGTAATCGTGTATAGATCAGCCATCAAGAACTGATCAGCATCTAATAATGCAATAAGTTTTGCTGAGGCTTTTCTCATAGCTTATTCCCCAATGATCCTACCAATTGCACCTTATTGGCTTTCCAGAGCTTATACATGAAATTGGTATATTGCTGCTCATCATCTTTAAAGCGGCAGCGATAGTAATAAGTGCCGCTGATCGACATCGTTTGTCCATCTTCTAGCGGCTCAGACAATATGACCTGACCATTTTTGGTGACACCCGCCGTGGCTTTATTCCACATTGGCTTTTGAGCATTACCATCCCACATCGATTTCACTGGTCTCTTATTCCACATCAATGGGTTTACTGGTCGTGAAAAAGACTGGCTATGACTCAATGGGATTTGCGCCGTATGCATGTTTTTATAAAGCTGAAAAATGCTTGTGTAGCCATCGCCAATATAGGTACAGTCAAATTGATGATCATCTGGCATCTTCAGCAAGAATGAATCAAAAGCACCACGGCGTTCTAAAAAGAAGCCTTCAAGTTGCTGCAGCTCAGTTCGCCCTTTGGACTCCCGCAGGAACCCAAAGGACAAAGTAATGTCATATTTAGGGATGGCCTGATAACTTGCTCTAAGTTCACGACCATTGATCGAGGTCATGATTTTAGTATTAAAGCTTGGGGCTTTGGTTAAGTCCCATTCCAACCCCGGCAATTCAGGAAACAATACATCAGACACATCTCACTCCTCATTTACCAAAGTTACGACCATACCCCTTTAGACCACCAGCCAACTCACGCCCATGCTTACGCATAAAACGGCGAATATCGCTAGAATCCCATGCTTGAATATTAATCGTAGACATACCACCACCATCACCAGCCATTGCAGGTTGTTCCATTCCGCCATTACGCATTGATCGCCCTAAAGCACGAATGGTGTTGGCATGTTGTTTGGGCAACACCATTTCTTCTTCATGCAATTGGGTTACTGGATTCACACCCGCAGGAATATCATAACCACCGCGAGCAGACTTAATTTTACCGGCTAAACCACCAACCAATGCTAATGCTGCAGCGCCAGCACCTACGGCGAGAAATGGCCCAATATATGGGATTGATACCATCGCTTTGAATGCCCCAGCCATTGCTTCCCATGCATACATCATGATCGATTTAATTGCTTCGCCAGCCTTAAGCGCCAAACGTGCCAATACACCAGTCGCCGTAGCTGCCGTTTTAACTCCTTCACCTGCAACTACTGCAGTTGTTTGAGCTGCTTGCCCACCAACTTCAGCCGCCGTTTCAGTTTTAATAAAACCTAGCTTTATCGCCATACGTTGAGCTAAACCTGTCATATAGACGCGCAATGGTTCAGTCACCATCTTCTGAAGAAAGAATCCAGCCATATCTGTTAAAACGGCGTTAGTCGCATTGCTCCAAGTCAAGGTACCATTCATCATGGCTTGAATGCCTTTATCCCAAAGACCAGAGATCCGATTGGTTAAGCCACCAAATTTATCTTCAAAATCTTTCATTTGAGCATCATTAATCAGACCAGGCATTAAGGTGTCAGAAATGGTCTTTTCATTATCTAGAGCCGCTATGCTTTCATTGGCATTATGTACGCCGTCACTCTTACCACTAAAAGCACTCTTGCTCATTTCCAGTGATAAGCGATCTTCCAAGGCATTCCGCTTAGTTTGATAAAGCTTATCTTCCAGCTGCTTCTCAAGCTGCAGTCTCTGCGAATTGGAGATTTGCTTAGCTTCAAATAAAGCCTGAGTCTGTGCCATTTCCAGCTCGTAGATCCGCTGTGCCAGTAGCTCTTTACCCTCAATAATCTGTTCAGACATATCTTGAGTATTTTCCAACTCCTCCAGCTCGATCGCCTTGATCTTGTCGGCAGCTTCTTTTTTAGCTTTTACAGCAAAGTCTTCTTTTTCGCTTTTGCTTAAAGTTGACTCTCGAATCGCCGCCAATTCCTCCTCTAAATCAAGCTCGACCTGTTTTCTCTGTGAAGCGTATTTGTGCTGTAGGTTTAGCTTGTTTTTTTCAGCATCAACGAATGCTTGATAGCTATCTTTACTTGATGAGGTATTACTCCCTTTACTAGCACCACCTTTAACTTTTTGCATCATTGCTGGGATCTGATGCATTAAATCAAGCACCACACCATTCTCAAAAAATACCCTTGAAGTATAACCACCTGTTTCAGACACCATTTTTTGTACATCTTTCACGGCGGCATTCGTCGTAATTTCTGTACCAGCTGGTGCAGAAAAATCCCAGCCCCCGTGCTTTCCTCGGCTCCCCCTGTCTTCACCGTATGGGTGTTTAGACATACTTGGTTTAAGCGTCTGCCCCCCTAACTGTAACAAAGCCATGTCTTGTGCAGTAACACCGCCTTTCCCTGATCCTTTGGGGTATTGCAAATGAAGATGGTTACCCGTGCTACGCCCAGTACTCCCAACAAGACCAACTAGACGATTACCGGTCTGCTTATTATTTGCCGCCTCACTTTTCTTTTTTGCATCTAAGGCTTTTTTTTCCGCCTCTTGCCGTGCTTTTTCCTGCTGCTTAAGGTCCCATGAGGCTTGCTCGGCATCCAGAAGCTCCTTTGGCATCACACCATCTTTATTGGTAAATCCCATACCAGCAGCTTCACGCGCATCAGCACGATGTTCTGCACGCTCACGCGATATGCCAGTAACTGCCATATTAGTCTGTACATAACGTTCACGCCCAGCTGTCTTATTAACACCATCTACATATTGACGCTGTTTCTCAGTTAAATTTGCATAAGCGTTAGCTTTTTCATTGACTGAATTGGTATGTGCTTTATTATCAATCGTTGATTGACGCGTCACATTGCTATATGACTTCAGTACATCCAATGCTTTAAAGACTGCTTCTTGCTCTTTAGTCAAAGATTTTGATTTTTCATCAATAGTAGATTTATGCTTTTCTTCGACCGACTTAAGATTATTGATACCGGTTGCAAGCTGATCAGCTTTGATCTTGCCATCAAGATACTGGTCATATAGTTCTTTGGCCTTTTTCTTATCCTCATATGTAGCATCAGAATGGTTGATCACGGCGCGTACTAAGCCCAATAAAGCAATCTCTTGCTTTTTAAAACCTTCTTCTGCAGTTGTAAGATCAGCCTTGGTCTGACGCGTCAGTACGCGCTGTTGGGCGGCATCTAAGCGATCATATTCTGCCTTTAGCTCAGCAACAGATTTACCCTGACTTTCAAGCGATGGTTCTACTTGATCGCTACTTTTTTTCAGATATAAGAATGCAGCGCCAGCTGCAATACCTTGCACCGCCAACATACCTAAGCCAGCAGGACCGCCGAGCACCGCCATTGCACCACGTAATACAGCTAGACTACGTGTTGTTAACGTTGCTTGGGCGGATAAACCGGCCAAACTCGCCTGATTTCTAATATTTTCGATAGTAGCAGCAACTGTCGTCTTGATCGATAGTGCCATCTGTGTAATATATTTAGTCGCCAACACTGCAGCTACAGCACTGACTCCCGCAACAACAGTACTAATATTTTTACCTAGAGCAACAAGCACGGCAGCTATTTTTCCGGTAACTGCATGCGCCTCATTGGCCTTACCAATAAATACGGTCAATTCAGTCTTTAGTACGCGCAAGCCATCATTAACACTGTTTTCCATATCATTAGCAAAGCCCTCATTTGCCTCGCGACTATCATTAAAAGCTTTCTTGAGCTGGTTGCCTGTGATCTTGCCTGCATTCCCCATTTCAAGAATTTTATCTTTAGATTCCCCCATGCTTGTAGATAAATCATCAACAATGCTTGGTATAGCTGATAGCATAGTGACAAAGGCATCACCAGAAACCTTATTGCTATAAATACTTTTCATAAAAGCGTTGGTTGCTGATGCCGCTTTATCTGATGCTGTTGCGTTATGGGTAAAACTAAACGATAAGCTGTCAGTAATACGCAAAGCTTCTTCTGTGGTGGATCCAAACGCCTTTAAAGCACCACCCACATCAAGGTAAACCTGTTGTGCTTCTTCAAGTGAGCGATATGTTGTATTTGCTGTTTCTAGTAAATGATCTTGGACTTTATTGTATTCAACCATATCAGTAGAAGCTTTACGAATCTGCGCACCCATTTGCCCATAGCTATCTGCCATATCAATGACATTACTAACAGTTAGGGTACCAGCTAAAAGCGTACTCACAGATTTAAATGAGCTGGAAATCGAAGCAAAGCTTTTATTAAATGAATCACTAATATTCGTGCTAAGTTTTTGCATATTGCCCTGCACATTACGAGACATATCTGTAAAACTTTTTTCAATAATAGATGTATCAATATTAATTTTCAGGCTTTTACCAGCATTCTCCATTTCTTTTACAGTTTTACTAACAACCTCACCTGACTCTTTCATGCCAGTTTTAAGCTCGGAAGTGTTAGCACCAATACTTACTTCTACCTTATTACCATTCGCCATAACTACCTCGCAGGCATAAAAAAACCGCCGTGATGGCGGTGATAAAATCTTTTTGAGTATTCTTAAAATATTTAAGTCTTACCTAAGCAACTAATCAGACAATGGAATCTTCGTGAAGTTTTTATTACGATCTGACCACATGTAGATTACGCAAGCTGACTCTATGTAGCAAAATTGGATACTAGGCTTGGATATCTTAAACTTCCGAATTTCATTCTGTTGGCATTCCCAATAACCTTTTTCACAAGCGCTATCCCATACCTCATTAGATGGATCTAATAATTCTATTGCCATGCTTTGGGCAGAAATTGAATCATTTTGATCGAGGTTAAATCGCTTTATATTATCTCCATCTGAAATATCGACAATAAGCCGATATCCCGTAGAGGAATTATTTTTTAATAATATTTGCGCTCTATCAGTTTTACCATCACCATTAAAATCTGCCTCAACACGACTCGGTGAATTAAATCTCGCCCAATCATCTATTGCATCCTCACTTGTTGGTAATCGCCAACCATCAGGAAGGTTAAAAGTTGCCTCTTTGGGAGTTGTTGCACATGCAGATAAGAAGAGAGTTAAAAATCCTAATACTTTCAATTTTTTCATATCGTCACACTTGTACTAACTCGGAGTTAGTTAATCTTCAGGGGTATTTTAATTATCAGAGAGCATGGGGTCGCAATCCACTATCAGACCCTAAATTAATTATCTATAGGCGCAACATCAATCGGAGCAGCAGAATTAGTATTGTTAGACGAATCATCCACTGGGAATTTGTCCAAATATGCTTTATCGCAAAACGAGGCTACGACAGCATTAAAATATTGATTATCAGGATTATCAAATACCACTTTTCCATTATCTCGCTTAAACACGAACCTTGAAAAGCCAGCATATGCTCCGTATGAGTTCTTAGAGTTCACCTCACCACAATTACCAATAACATTCCTAAATCTAGCTGATTCCCCATCCTTCAACATATACTTAACGGCATCTTCTACTTTTTTTAAATCCGCCTCTTTCTCAGCTTTTAATTGGGCTTCAGTTTCAGATTTTTTTTCCAAATCAATTTCTTCTTGAGATTTGCTACAAGCACTAACCAAACTCAACACCAAAAGTGTAAGTATTAATTTCTTCATTATGAACACCTCAAATAAGGGTTTATAAAATAACAATAAAATATAAAATAATCTATTGAAGAATACCACTTCCCGCCAGTAGCCTTAACCACCCTGCGGAAAGTTTCTTAGATCATTTAACAATTCATCGTCATCATCATTATTTTCTACATTATCTTGTTCATCATCTTCAATGCCCATAAATGCCTCTATTAATAATCGAATGCGATGAATATTGATAGGCACGGGAGGTATTCTACGATTGCACGCCGTTAATGCATTTAAACGGGGAATATCAAAATCACTGCGGATATATTCAAAATCTCTCCCCGTTGTGAGCACCAAATGCGCGTATAGCTCCTCCCAGTCTATTCCCCCGACTGTTCACCAGTCTTTTCGCCGTTATGAGTTAGACCTGAACTATTGATGATTAAGCCCAACACCTCTTCCATGTTTGCCATATCTAGAATTTCATCAGCAATAAATTCTCGCTGAATATCAGGATAATTGCGCTTTAAGGAAATATGTGCCACATCAATAATTGTCGTGATCGGTACACTCGCCGAACTCAATTGATCTTGATATTTTTCAATGGCACCCAATGGTAACGGCGCAAACACTAGTTTATGACCAGCAATTACTTTTTCATTGCCACGCGGATAATCAACTTGCTTTAATTCCATGCGTTATTACTCCGAAGTAGTCCAATTGAACACACGACCCAAATCATCAGCCATCGGCTGAAACTCAAACTCTGGTAGATCGTAATCATCTTGCTTAGAGTTAAAAGCAAGCTTATTACTGGTGCAGCGGAAGAAATCCATTTGCATGATCTTACCCTTATAATCACGCATCAGATCCACTGCGAACTCCGGTGTATAACCCATATCTAGGTTGGTCACTAAACCAGATTTAGCACCAGCAACCGTTGCCGAATATTTAAAGCTGATAAATACGGTTTTTCCAACATCCGCCGTGGCAAAAGTATATGAACCTGTAGCATCAACTGCATATTGCCCTGCTTCTGGTGTACCAGACACACGTACCAACGGCACCGCTTTAGTATTGGTTACGCCAAGATCACGAACAAAGGTACCGGAATTAGGAACAGTGGGCTTAACGATTCCACCAGAGGCAATCACTTCACCATTCATGGTTTGAGCAATGGTTTCAACACCGCCTTCAGATACCACGCCCCCAAAGAAAATAGAATTGAGTAAAGCGCCGTTAATACGCCCCATCGTGGCTTTACACTTGATTGAGCCCTTGCCGCGTGCTGCATCAACAGCAAACTGGCCACGACCATAGAGCTCTTTTAAGTCATAACTGATATCAACCGATACTGACTGTAATACACCCACTTCAACCGGTGTTGCATCACTAATCGGCTGACCATATATATCTTGCAACGGCGTAGCAAACACTTTGCCAGCGCCAAATAAATATTGAGCCATATTTTTAAGCCTCTTAAAATGAGAAAACCGCCGTGATGGCGGTCATTTAAATGTTTGTGATTAATTGGTTGTTAAAATTCGCACCGGAATAATGGCAATGCCTTGGTCATCCAGCATATTCTCTGCTGCCTCATACACTTCAATCGTCCCCTCGATCCAGCAATGTTCCACCAAACCACCTAAGGTTTGATATTCACACACTTCGGGATAATCTGGCGCAATCGCATCACGAACCTTATCAATCATGCGATTCAACTGTATGGATGGCGCAATCGCTGGATCTGATTCATGAATATACAAGTAAACCTCAGCTTCCAACTGCACCTTGGCATTTAAACCTTTTACCGGTGCTTCCTGTTGATTGCCTTGCGTAATAAACAATGCCGGACGTTGCTCAGAAGGTACCTGATTAAAATGCCGTAGACGGCGACTGGTTGTTACTACGCCGTCTATCTGAGAAAGGCGCTGATAAAGTGCTTGGTATATTGCTTCACTATCCATGAATACCTCGCTGAATGGCATTATCAATATTCTTAGGTACGATCTTGGCGATCTGATCCAATGAATCGCGCATGAAACAGCGTTCACGCAGATTCATTGTTCGACTAAAACTTCCCACCATGATCTGCTTTGGCGTAATCGGTCGACCAAATGCTTTTTTAATATTGCGCAAATGAGCTTTTACCGTGACAGCTCCTTTAAAGCCAAACTCATGGGCTGGTGCATAAGGTACCAGTGCGCCACCAGCCCCCACTGTCCCCTCTATCGAATCCGCCGTTTCATCAACTTTAGAAGAGATCGAGCCACGTAACCGACCAGACTGCACATTGAGACGTTGACCGGTCAGCATATCTTCCTGCACTGTTCGCTGTAGCTTAAGTGTTAAAGCATTCACTGTACGGCGTATTTCAAATCGTACCCGATCGTTCATCGCATTAAAGTCAACATCAGCATTTACACGGATATCGCTCATAATACACCTTAGTTTTTAACTGCAGCTGTAGGCTTCTTGGCTACAGACCCGTTATAACGACTAAAGCCCAAAGGGACCAACAATGGATAGATATCATCGACTGATTCAATGACACCATCTGTAACTTGATGGGCTTTACCAGCGATAACCAAAGTTTTAGCTTTGTAATGCACTGGTGCTTGATATTTAAATGACATGATGTGCTCCTACACAACAAAGGCACTTACACCCAAGCGATTGGGATTAGTACCTTGCTCATCAATGGGGATAGAGTTTTTAAGGGCTAAATAGCGCTGACCATAAATACTGTGGCTGTAAAAAGATTCTGTGTTGGATCGTGAATAGCTCACCGATTGCCCCGCAATAGACATCGATGCAGCATCGTTAAAGCCAGCGCCGTTTTTTGATTTGATTGCGACTTTTAAAATATGTGCTGCATATAGACCCACAGCACGTTCTTTTAATGCGCCAAATTGCAGTGTTGATACAACAAGGTCGGCTTCCTCCAAGGCATCTGCAATTTCTGCGTCTGGCAAGTTGAGAAGCGCCGTGTCGTATTTGAATTTTTGCCGGAATGCCTGTGGATCCATACATCACCTATTCAGTTGCTTGTGCGAGCTTGGCTTGCAGTTGCTCCAATGCTTCATCATCGGCATACATGATGTCTAGATCTTTAAGTGCAGCACGTACCTCGTTCAGCTCTGTGCCTGCGGCATCTGCTGGCTTAGCACCTTTGGTGTTACCTGATCCACGGCGACCACCAGTTGCCTTAGGTTCTTCCACTTCGGTAATAGTCAACTCACCCACTTCCAGCAAATGCTCTACAAACTTGTTTTTCGCCAAAGATTTATGTTCTTTATCTTCAAGCATCACGGCGACACCTGCAGGTAAAACACAAACACCAGACAAAATAAAAGCGGCTTGTGGGCCGCTGTAGGTATATGAATAACGCATGTTGTTTTAATCCTTATTGATGGTCCAAGTAACGTAGTGAATCAACGCGCTTTAACCATACGCCTTGATATTTATAATGACCTGGTACCTTAATGTCCAAGTCCACAGGCTGAGCTGCCAAGAACTGCACATCATCGGCTTTCATCTGGATGCAGCTTGGATCACGGCGATAGATAATAGAACGATCACTACCAGCTGTACCTTGTTTATTGGAACGACCTAAACCGCGAATAGTTAAAGGTTTAGATTGCGTGGCAAAGATATTATTTTCTTCAATAAACTTCAGGAAGGTTTTACCACCTGAGTCAGGTACCACACGTGTAGATAAGTGCATGTACTGGTTGGAGGCCATCAAATAAGTATCGGGTTGTACTGATGCATCGTTATCAAAGATTTCATCTGCGTCAGCTAAACTGGCGTTAAAATCAGCCAAGACCTGTTCAATGGTCGCCGTTGCCCAATTATGCTGTGCCGATACGACCGTTACACCGGTTTGGTTAAGAAAGCCAGTGATGCCTGCCAATGGATTACCATACCAAGCAATTTGCGATAGATGCTTTTCTGCCGCCAAGCGTGCTGCCTGAACTTTATCTGATTCAAGCTGAATATTGAGCTTTTGTGCTGCCGCCAATTCCATAATTGAATAGCGATAACCAATCACACCTACTTTAATCGGTAATGACACGGTATCAAATTCAACTTCAGCCAGTGGCACGTCATTCCCTGTACCTGAATAGTCTTTCCCCATCCCCACGCCACGTTTACGTGATAAGACTTCACCACCACCAAATACGCCGTTTACACCAGTGACAGGAATATACTTGGCATAATCCATAACCTGCTCAAGCTGAGGGGTTATTTCGTTAATTTCTTCAAGCTTAACGAAGAGCTGCGCTAATGCATCAATATTGAATGCATCACCCACTTGTGCCTGAACGATTTGTGCTACGGGTGTTAAGCGTAGCTTCATGTGAGCAATTTTACTCATGTTTGTTAAGCCCCTAATAAGCGAACAATGGCAAGACCTTGTTCATTTGAAATACTTTCCCAAGATGCATTTGGGAATTCAGTGCCATCCGTGTCAGTGGATGATAAAGATCCTAACGGCGCAACATCAGTAGCATTCGCCGTTTTCACATACACCTTGGCGTTAATATCCGTCACAGGTGCCGTGGTTTTCACCCAAATAGAACCAATGGTCATGATTGGCGCTACATCACCTTGCTGATAGGCTTCTTTGCCTGCAGCGTTACGACCGGACTTGCCTACGCCGTGACGTAAACAGATCCCAAACTTGGTGTTAGTCGCATCAGTCACGGTTGAAACCGTTTTACCATCAGCATTACGAATCACCACCTCACCATCGGTAAATACACCATCTCCCGATACATGAATGGACAATACGTCCTCTGGACCACTGATCCGGGCACGCATACCCGGTAATTGATCAATTTGCTTAACCATAGACTGCCCCCTTAAATGGTTTTATAAGCATCGGCTTTGTTATAGCCTTGCTGTTGATTGGCACTTGGATCAGCATCACCGACCTGTTGTTTTTGGAATGTTTGCAGTGCATCACCCACGGCGTTGGTGGGCGTGGTTGCTTTCACTGCTGACAATGCACGAAACACCGTATCGATCTGATCCGGCTTGGCGTCACCCACAGCGACCCCACCAAGCACCGCCGCGACCAAAGCATCGCCAGCTTTGGTGGCAATCACATCACGCTTGATCTGCTCACAGCTACAGCCTTCGGTTTTTACACCTGGTGCAATAGCTTTCGCATCAGCAACCACGGCGGCACGTTCTGCCACAACTTGATCCAACTTTTCAGGGGTAATCTGATTCTTTTCCAAATCCCCGACTTGCTGCTTAAGTTGAGCATTTTCAGCCTGCAAGGTATTGACCACCGCTTGTACTGCCGGCAGTTCGTCTCCGATCGCAAATTGCTGATCACCCACTTTGAGTTTTGCGGCTTTAAGATTCTCTAACTGCTCTTGCTGCAGCTTGAGGGCATCCGCCAATGGCTTGTTATCGCCAATATCAAAACGAATGCCGTTTACAAGTACTTCCATGGTTTCCCCCTTTGGGTTTGGTTTTTCATCACCGATACGACAGTCACCGCCACAGCGACCATATTTGACCAGTGCCACGTGATTGCCCTTAAAATTAATGAACTTAGCCTGATACGGTGTACCATCTGGCGCCGTGCCATTTTCAAGCATCAGATCTGCGCCATAGCCGAGTGAGATTTCAATGCGCTCATTGCTCTGGATCAAGTCAATGCTGTTCTTGTCTTTAATCAGAAGATCACCAACTAGATAGCCTTCTTCCACACGCACGTTCTCGCATGTTCCTGTGTGGTACTCCTTCCAGTTCGAGGCATTGATCTCGTTCTTGGGTGGGTGATAATCCGTGGTATCCACACCGTTAAAGCTCAGCACCACTTCGGGCTTAAACAGCTCCTCTGCAGGTGTGTAGACATTAATGATCTGATCCGCCGTGAATCCTGTTAGACTTGGAAATTCATAAGCGTAGTACTGACGTACTTGTGGCGCTTTGGCCAAACGAACATTCACGCACTTCAGATACCCTTCTTTGGTAAATGAGCGTGATGATTCACTCGGAGCAAAGTCTCCGATTTTGAGTTGGTAGAGTATTTTCATAAATTGCGCTCAATAAAAAAACCCAAAAAGCACAAAACCCCATAAGTTGTGCCTTACGACTCACAGGGTTTTGTTTGCCTAACGGGCCCTATTTTTTAAAAATTTGCAATTTCTAAGGGATAGTAAATAAATTTCTTTAAATCATCCTCACTTATAAATGCTTTAATGCCATCCCCTTTATTAAAAAAATATTCATCAGGGATAAGGTATTCAGTTCCATTTATTTGAAATTGATAATCTAATCTACGATACAAACACTCCATTAACTTCTCCTCTCCATTTGTATCAGGTACAAAATCAGAAATGAAACATTTTTGCCTATCAATCATATATCCATTATTACAAATCTCTATAATTTCACCTTGAACTATATTTCTATTAGAATGTGTAATTGTTTTCCATTGGTTGTTCAGTGATTTTAAACTAGTTGTTTTTTTATTATCAAAACCATAAGAAATTTTTTTAACATTCTTAACCAAATCAGCATACAGATAATTTAAAACAATTCTGTTATATAAATGCTTCATGTTATTTTTAAGACAATACCATACGATATAAATACTCAGCCTGACCCCATTTTCAGTAATTACAAGATTTTCATCACCTTTAACGGTCAAATTTCTGTGATCATCCCAACTTAATCCACCAAATTTATCATGATGAAATTTATTTCGTATAAGTCTTAAAATATTATAAATCTCTATCAGGACTTTAGTTGCGTCATCTTGCCCCCTTATCTTCTGACCCAATTTAAAAAAACTTACATTACTTAAATGAGGATAATCAGCATAAAATTTTGATACCAAACAATGAAATGCCGATTCAACTTTAAAATTAATTTCAACATCTCTATGTGGTGTTCTAACATTGTTAGCTGACAAAGTTGGGCAAAAAGCTTCGTGCTTTATTTTTTTTTCACCCTTACCATCATATGAAATCAAAACCGTATCTGGTTTATCTTGATGTAAGGATATTCGGGGATTCATTACTTCTAAATAATTCGCATAGAAACTGGAAACACCATCAAATTTCAACATATGCAACACCTAAAACCATTATATTTATCATTATAAATCAATATTATTCAAGTGCTAAACCATAATAATTCGGCAACGCCGTGCAACGACATCGAATCGGCTCACCAGGATGACCGCCACTTGGTGGATCATTCCAACGAAATGTTTTACCCTGTTTATTCCGATGGTCCGTTCGCACTCGCTCATCTTTAGCCGATTGCCACACATAAGTCTCAACACCCATAGAAACCTGACGAGCTTGATTGATCTGGCCATTAATCTTACCCATTTGATCACTGGCTATGAGTCGACAACGATAGTCTGTTGATACACCTAACTGCTTAATTGCTTGAGCTAACTCTTCATTGGTCTGCCCTGTCTGATAAGCATGCATAACCAATGCTTCAAGCTTATCCACATATTGATTCGGGATAGACTTAATCAAAGATACGTTGGCAGCAATATTACGATCAACCACATCCTGAATATCTGCAGCACGGTAGAATGGAGTCAAATCCACACCAATAATAGACTTAGTGTGCTTGGCGATCTGTCCATCAACATCAGCACGCACATCAACTACAACTTTGGTGGCCAATGGCTCAGCAGATTTAACCGTATACCGAACGATCCGATCTTTTAGCTTCGCAAATAATTCAGAAAACCAACTGTCACCAATGTTTTGGCCTACAACTGGCAATACCAACTCATCAGCCTGTTCCTGACAGTATTTGGATATAGCCAATAACTGCCGTGTGTAATAAAGCTCTACACGGCGATTAACTTTTACAGGCTTTAACTTGGCCTTACGCCCACGTTTTGATTTTTTAATCTGCTGTAGCTGTGGTTTAAGTAATTGGAATATCGTCGTCATGCAGTTTCACCATCATTTCCAACTCTTTGATATGTTGCTCATCAATCACTGAGTAAACACCATCTATCTGTAATTGCCGTGCGATCTGAGGCTCAGTAACAATGGCCATTTCTAAATACTTGGCATCACGCTCAGAGTTTGCCTTTTCTACTTCCGCACGTACCTTGGCGTCTAATTGCCACAATGGATTAAATACAATATCAAGCTTAGGGATTTGCCGACCAAAGGTAGACTGGCAAATCACCGCAAGAAACCGCATTAAAATCGGCTTCAATTGCCAGACCTGCTTAGTTGCAATGGAGTCATAATAGTTTCGCGTATCATGCTCACCAGTTGCATTTAAACCTGCAGGTGCTTGACCGAACAATATGGTGTATGGAATCTCTGCCGCCCCAGCTGCTTGAATAGAATATTCACGCATTAGATCTGGTAAACCAGCAAAGTTGTAAGTCTTAGAGTCGTACTCTTCATCTTTATCAAGTACCAATAAGCCATTTAGACCTTTGAGCAAACCAACACTCATAAAACGCTCTACAACAGCTTTCATATCATCTTTGATCTTTGCAACTAGATCTGGTGTACGAATCACATCGATCTTAGATTCATGTACCAGACTGGCGGATCCTTTCTTGACACTGGCATGATCAAGTAGATCTTCATACACTTCCTGCAAAATGCTTTGTGGTTCCTCATTCACGACATCTGCATAGCGAAATGGGATTAAACGACTGTAGTGGATTCTTTGACGCCCTTTACCATCATTCATTTGCAAATCGTAAAATTCAGGCTGTTTAAGCAAACCACAGCATGCTGATGGGGGCATATAAGTATTTTTATCAGCCTTAAGATATTTCTTCTTAATCACAGTAAAGAACTCTAAGCGCCCTTGGCCTAATTTATCCAACTCCAAAGGTTCATCTAAAGCCTTACCATCCGCCGTGCCAAGTAATACATAAACTTCACCATAGAGGCGTGACAGTATCAAACCAGACATAAGCACGTGGTTTAAGTGATAATGCTTACAAGCCTCTTCAAGCTTGGATAGATCACTATCTTGAATGCCCTCGTAGTACCAACCAGCACGCAACATATCCGAAGCTGGTCGATTGACAATACGTTTGGCCAGCCAATGCTGATACACCGCCTCAAGCTGATCATCTGGGATATCACGACGCACAAAATGCCCATGCGATGCTTTGTCACGCCCGGTACCAATATTAGAGACAAAGTTTGTATATGCGCCCGCATCACCAATGGCGTCGGGCTTCTTCGATTTAGCCATAAGTTTTCCTAATCAAATACGGTTGGCTTTTTCGCCAAGGTGTCATTAATAGCATCAATGGTCGGGTCCCACTGGTCATCATGATCATGAGTCATATCCGCCGTGAGCCCTTCGATTTCTTCGATATAGTTCAATAACCACGGCGCAGATACAGGTAGCAACACATTGCCATCCTCAACGTAAAACACCACATCCATGGTCCGTGTCAGCTTGTCTATACCGCGTTGAACAGCTCTGATTGGTAATGTGGTCTGCCGTGATACAGTTTGAATCAAGGTGGTACCAGATGATTTATCTTCAATTGCCATATAGCGCAGTTTGCCAATCTTGGTATTACTATCCTTGTGCTTATTGATAAATGCCTTGGCTTCCTTAATCAGCTCTGGCGATTCCCACTTACCACGGCGTACGTCGATGATATAAAGCCGATTGTCATGACCTAGCCCCGCACATAAGAACACTGAATAGTCGTTGTGCTCTTTGGTTTTCTGCGCCGTATCAGCCCAGATCGCCCGCCACTTCAGGACTGGTAGTTCAACATAACGACCGAACCATTCAGCTTTAACCAGATCACCACCGAGCTTTTTCGGCTGCTGTTGGTACTGGCTGCTGAATGTATAGCGCGATACTGTGGCGCCGTCTTTATCTTGACCACCTTGCTCAAGCTGCAGTAGAGACTGTAATGATTCTTTTAGTGGCCAATAACTTTGGCGACCTCTTTCATCACGCTCTACATCACGTGGCACTTTTTTGCGGATATGCTCAGGTAACTTAGCAATATAAGCATCATCAATTAATGCTGGTACCGTGATTTGGTGCCATTGACCAGGTACATTGCCGGTCATCACAAAATTGGTCGGATCTTCAACATGCAAACGCTGCATGATCAGAATAATCGGTGTAGATGACTTGGCTTTACGCGAGTTGACCGTGTTTAGGATTTTACGATTGGCTTTCTTACGTGCTGACTGACTAAAAGCATCCTCTGGCTTTAATGGGTCATCTAGAATAATGGCACCAGTAAAGCCATTATCCGCTAATGTTCCTGCACGGCGACCGGTAACCTGACCGCCCATCGATGCAGAATAGACATGCCCCGCTTCATAGCCGTCTACGGTCGTTTTCCAACTGGCTTTAGCGTCTGTACTAGTTGAAATACTAACCGGCCAAAGCCCTTGGAAATCCTCAGACTTAACGATATTACGCGCTGTACTCGATACATCCTCAACCAGTGACTGCGAAAATGATAAATATAAGAATCGCGATCGAGCATTACGTGCAATACCACGTGCGATTAAATTGGTCAGTAACTCGGTCTTTCCTGATCCGGGTGGAACATTAATAACAAGGTTTTCTATTCGTCCGGCAATGACTTCATCAATGGCCCAAGCAATATATTCATGATGCCAATTGACCGAGAACTTAAAGCCCATGCGGGGCATAAAAAAACGCCGTGTAAAGAATAAATGTTCTTTCTCACAGCGTTCTTGTTCAATCTGCACTTCAAGCAGGCTAGTATTTGCTTTCGAGTTCATCCCACACCTGCTTGATATCTTCAGGCGTTGCTTTTACATAGGTTGTATTTTCACTTTGTAGTGGTCCACCACCTGCACCGGTTATTTCCTGCTTATTGGTATATTGATTGCCCATTTCTTTGGCCGCCTGTTCTGCCCATTTTGGGGTGAATACGGGGTTATTCGGATAGGCATCAACAAGATTTTGCAGCAGCTGTAAGCGGTACCGTTTATTGGCGATCGGGATTGCTTCCAGCTCATCATTGGCCTTACGGCGGTACTCAAAAAATAAATCTCGTAGTTCTTGGCTGAGGTCCTGACCAGTTCGTTTGGTTGGATCATATGCTTCGCATTGCTGTGGTGTTACATCAACATTAAAAACTTCTTTTGCGGTTTTTGATGTCTGTGTCGGGGATTCAAATTCAGCAAGCATTCGAACGATGAACAATTTCACCTTTTTAGTAATACGTGCCATTTCCACCATTCCATCCAAGTACATCCAAGAAGAATGGCAAAAAAATTTAAACCACTCTTAAAAAGCAAGTGCCGCAAGCATGATGAACATTGGCCCTTGATAGCTCAGGTTTCTGATTAGCAGCCTCTACCATTCGTTTAACCTCTTCACTGGCACCGTAACGGCGTACAACGCCTGTAAACTCTTCAACATCATGTCCGCGTATTTCTAAGTTGGGCTTTCCAGTTTCTCGGTTATACGACAAAAAACCAAATCGATCGCGCTTGTGAGCAATGTGATACAGCTCATGTTCTATTAGGGCGCAAAAGCTTATATCGTCACACTCAGCACAAAACTGAGCATCCAAGGTAATTAGGTAATCCGGTACGGTTCCAAACCAATCAATCAATTGAACTTCTTGCCGATCCTTTTTCCATCCCGATGCGTTGATCATAATTCTCTCAGCTTGGCCAACAACAATACGGCCCTGTTTTTTAAATCCGCCATTCGCCCATAGCACGGCGATATGCTGGAAGTTAAAAGCACCTAAATGTGCATGATCTGGATTAAAAAGTTGATGATCTGGGTTTAAAAATACTGCTTTGATCCACCCCCACACCTCAGGCGCAGGAACAAATGCAGCATCATAGATCCCTGTGATCGATTCAGGTGGTTGTGGTCTTTTCATTAATTTTTCCATTAAAAAACCCACCGAAGTGGGCCCACTTAAAACGGAATATTCTCAAATAGCAAAACCAAAACATCATATACTTTGTAGAGAATGATCCCCACCTTAATAGTGTTTTGAATTGGCTTGATTGTCTTCTTAATAAGTGTTTTTAATTTTAATATACTATTCATTATTTTCCTTTCTTTTATATTTTCTTCTTATAGGTCGCGCGCGTCCCAAATGTAAGGCTAGCTTGCTCACCTTTTCTAAGTACCCGAACGGGGACCTAAGTGAAAAATATAATTGATTAGAAATTAATAAGTTATATACCAAAAATTAAACGTGTGTAGTACAGCACTATTTGACTTTCCTTTCAAGATCAGTTGAAACCGTTTGGTTATTTATTACACCCATTGATTTAGTAATTTTTTCCATTAAGTCTAATGACCTCACGGAATATCGACACCTGCAAAAACAACAAAACCCCGCAATTGCGAGGCTTATCCAGTGAATTACTATAACTTCGTCCACTATGCCATAAATATAGCGTTTGCTTTCCTGAGGGTCAAGTCTCAATCACTTGTATGCAATGAATTTATACCGAGAGTGCAGAACAGCTAGACCACACTTAACATCTTGCTCCGCTCCATATTTAGAACGGATGATTGTTGGGTTATCAACATATCCAACTTTAATCACCATTTCCGACCAACTATTAAAATAAAAATAGCGATCGACAATTGCATCAAGCCATTCATCCATCACATCCGACTGCCCCCGTAAATCCAAAACTAGACGCTGCACGGCGCGCGCTTCATTGTCTGTTATTTCACAAACTATATCTTTAGGGGTTTGCTTCTTAATTGGCATGAAATCAATATCGCTCAACATAGCGTCTGCGGTTATTTGGCGTTTTTTTCTAATACCCAATTTAAGTTTTTTCCGTTTTACAACAGCCTGATCCATGGCAGCAGCAATAGGATTTAATGATTTTCCACAAGTTCCCTGCACTGTGTTCTGCCACGCCCCGAATTGATATAGCCATCCTTCTAAATCGTATTTACCCCAATCCGTAGCCTGCATAATCGTTACAGCTGCATTCATACCTTACTTCTCCACCAATTCTAAAATGCCTTTAATCGCCCCACCACTCTTCACATCAGCCGTGCTAAACCTTAGTACCGTATAACCCAGTATTGTTGCCGCGTTGTACTTCTCTATATCTGCCTGATACCCCTTACCGCGTGTATGCCTGCCACCTGACCAAATCCCACCTTCCACTTCGACAAGCAATTTATGCCCAACGATATGAAAATCAGCCCGCCATTTTCGCGTTTCACAGAATTTGAACTCTTGATCAAACGCAATGCCGTGGGCTTTTAAATGCTGTGCAAGTGTTGCCTCACCTTCGCTTTCAACTTTGGCACCACGGCGCACTGGACGCCGTGATTTAGCCTTAGGTTTAGCTTTGATCATCTTTCGATACTCAGCTAATGGAATGCTGCTCATAGATATGCCAACGCATGATGTGTTGAATTGCTGCCATTGCCACTAGTCGCAGTTGCCCACACTGAAAACGTAAGTATCAGTAAAATGAGCAATGCAAATTTATCCTGGTCTTTCATCGTGATGCCTCAAGAATGACTTTTGGTGTGCCTGTTTGATATTTAGGTCCATCAATAGTTTTAGACGTTGAAAACAATGCTCTAGCCATTTCCGTTGCTTCATAGTGATAAATCGATACGCGCTTTAAATAACCCAACTCAACGAGATCAGTTAAACAGTTTGAAGCTGTATGCAAACTTGCATTGATTACATGTAAAGCAATGTCTTTACGCATGAATGGCTTAGTCGCATGCACGGCGTAAATAATGATATCTAAGCGTTTCTCAAATGATTTTTGTGATGTTATGGTCATGCTGCAGCCCCCTGTACTTTCTCGATTCTCTGTCCGATCCAATGCATAACGGGTACCGCCATAGAATTACCCATTGCTTTATATCGAGCTACTTTTGATGCGCCTGGTATATTCGTATAGTTGTCTGGGAACCCCTGTAGTCGCTCACATTCAATTTCAGTTAAATATCTGGCTAAATAAGAAATATAGACATTCTCTTGTCCACTATTTCGCCCTAAACAGTGGGCATATTTACTGGATAAAATCGGGTCTTGTGTCCCGTGAATAACTACGCCGTGTCTATCAGACATTGTGAGTGTTGGTGCCTGTTCTGAACTTAAACCAATGATATTTCTTTGAATACCACAAGAATGAATCACGTAGCCTCGATCATTATTGCTTAGTAAAGTTGCAGATTTTTCCTCAGTAACAGCCGCATTTGAATTGCACCCACCAACGCCAATTGCATGCCCAATGTAATAGTCACCGCTAAATGCTTCTTGATTGCCAAGCCACATTTTTTCGCCATGTGATGCTAAGGGTGGAGGTGTTATTCTTTTACCGCTAAGAGTCTGGCCTGTAGCTCCAATGTAATTACCACCACTTCTGGTAAAATCTTCCCCCTTGCTTTTGCTCGTCTTAAAATCCCCAAGCACGCTTTTGCGCTCAAAAAGTACTTCTGCGATACATTCTGTTCGAGCACTTGCGACAACAAACACTCGTTTACGTCGTTGGGCGAGTCCGAAATATTGAGCATCAAGGACTCTCCAAGCAATTTGTCGTTGTGGTCCAAACACACAACCTGCGTTCGTCCATTTTTTCCCTGTCGGCTGCAATTCACTCCCTTCACCCGAAAGCGCTCCCAAAAAACAGCCGAAAGCGTTGTCTTTTGTGCTGAGCACACCGGGGACATTTTCCCAAACAATAATGGATGGCTTGAATCCTTGAATAAGTCTTGCTGAATCAATTTCATTTGCTAATCTCACGAACTCAAGGCTTAATTGCCCTCGATCGTCTTCTAACGAGTTTCTTAAACCAGCAACAGAGAAAGCTTGACATGGCGTGCCACCGACCAAGACATCTGGTGCTTCGATTTTTTCACTCCTAACCATTTCTGCGATTTTTTTCATATCACCTAAGTTCGGAATATCTGGATAGTGATGCGCTAAAACTTGTGAAGGAAATTTTTCAATTTCTGCAAACCATGTTGGAGTCCAACCCAGTGATTGCCATGCAACACTTGCAGCTTCGACACCAGAACAAACTGATCCATATTTCATGCTGAACCCTCCAACACACCTGTGAAGCCGACTTGTTTTAAATACCCTTCCCATTTCTTCGCCTGTGCTGGATCTTCAAGCTTCACGGCGATCTTTGCCGCTAGTTTCTCGTATGAATCACCTGGTTCGCTGTATCGGCCTGCAAACTCGGGATGATGTGCAAGCTTGGTCGCAAATACATGAATTTGTTTTTCAGAGAGTTGGTTGGCTTTCGCTGCAGTAGAGAATTTAGATCCTTGACTCTTGGCCGAATCTGAATATTTACTTCGATATGCATTGATCAGCCAGTCAGCAAAATAGAAATTCATCAAGTCATCACAAAGGTTCTTTTCTGCGTTGTAAATCTCGAATGCTCGTTTTTCACGACCAGCCCATGTTGATTTCGCGATAACTGCAAAATCGATACTGCCATCAGCTTCTCGAATTTCATTTTCAAGTTTTTTAAAACAAAGCCAGTCTTTTTTATTTTTAGATTCATCTGAAAGATTCTTTAAAAGATTCCGTGTCCCAACGTTGGGACTCTTTCCGCGGAACGTTGGGACTCTTTCATCGGATTGTTGGGACGGTTCCATTGTTGGAACTGTTCCATTATTGGGACTCTTTAATTCATTATTTTTAGTGTCAAGGTGTACCAATGTTGGGACAGTTTCACGACCATTTACCCCCATTAAGCGATAAACTTTTACTTGTTTCGTGCGACCTTTTCGCTCACCGGTATCTAAAATTAATCCGTCTTCGATTAACTCATCGATTATTTTAAGCACGGTTTTACGATCCATCTCCGTATCTTCTACCAGACGCCCCACGCTTGGATAACAGCAATGATCCTCACCTGCACGATCTGCAAGTGAGAGTAAAAGTAATTTTTTAAGTGGCTTTGAACTGCCGCCTTTCTTTTGCTGTAGCTGAACTCGCCAAGCCCAATTGGTTGCATCTAAACTCATAACACCACCTTAGGCTTTACATAGCTACCAAATGATTCAACAACCCCGGCATTCACCATGCTTTTAACAATCCGCTGCGCTAAAAAATTGGCAATACGAAAATAACGCTCCATCGAACGTGCTAACTCCTCTTTCGTCACTGCAGCATTGTTTTCGTTATAACCACGGCGTCTAAGATTTTCTTTCTTGCGCTCCAGCATGTCATTCAGCATTCTTAGTGCTGGCTCATGGAAAGATTGGATATTCTGCTGTTGCCAGTGGTCCACTGACGGTGCGTGAATTTGTGTATTCATGCGATCAACACCCCATTTGTTGAAATGTCTAAACGGCGCCGTGCAGTAATTTCGGCGGTAGTCGCATGGCGGATATCACTGATCCAAACGGATAACATTTTTGCTTTGCATGGCTTGGTGATGTAACACTTTGCATTTAGAACAGTATTTACTTTCGAGAACTCATAAAGTGTGTTGTCATCGCCATTGATTAACACAACCGCATCGCCTCGGACGAAATCTGTCGCCGTGTCATTGCTTGCTACGGCTGGTTTTGATATATTTGATTTCATATTCATTGGTTTCCTAATTAGTGAATTACTGACCGCTTCTATTCACAGTAGAAGCGGTTTTTATTTGCCTAAAACTCGCAAATCCCTTACATCCCCCTGATTCCCCGTCAATCCCAAGCGATTCATTTTTTTGGCTGTTACATTTACAACATGCCACTTAGCCATGATCATCATCTCTAAAAAGATCGCAGCTTGAGCAGCTATTTCGTTTTCATCTAAATCAGCCAAAACAGAGAGACGGCTATGCATATCCACTTCGATACGAACATGAATAGATTTTTTTTCGAGGCTCATAAATTCACCTATGTAATTATGCGATTAATGTTTGTAGATCAGCTTTTAGCTTGCCTTTTGTTAGGACTTCAAAGGTAGCTTGGGTGCGAGGTGGGATGCCGTTTTGCTCCCATGCGGTCACGGTTGATCTTGCAACACCTATTATGTTTGCTAGATGCGACTTATTTTTAGCTTCATAGAAAGCCATTAATTGCTCTACCGTCATATTCAATTACTCAAACAAAAATACTTCAATCATTTGAACATTTTGTTCAAGCAATTGTCAATACGTTTGTTCATAATTCTGAACAAATAGGAGATTATTAAATGCAACAGACAGTTTCAGATAGAATTAGATTACGGATGTCTGAACTTGGCATGAATCAAGCAGACTTAATGCGTCTCACAGGGGCTGCAAGAGGTACGATTTCTGGGTGGTTCAATGGATCGAATAGCCCTAGCGCAAAACACATTGGTGCTCTATCTACAGCTCTAAAAACAACACCTCAATGGCTTTTAGATGGTGCTGGCTCACCAACTCAAGATGATAGCCAGCTTGAAGGTGTTAAATGCAAACCTGTACTAGCATGGGAAGCTCCCGAGGATTTAGATCCAAATGTTTATGTGATTATTCCTCATGTTGATGTTAAGTTTTCTGCTGGCAATGGACATATCGTTGAGTTTGAGCCTGCTAGGCAAGAGCTAGGCACAGCTCAATTACTAGATTGGATTCACAAGAAAAGAGTTTCACCTAAGAACTTAATAACGGTTGATATTGATGGCGATAGCATGGAACCAAGAATTCCGAATGGTAGTGTTGTTACGCTGGATAAATCCATAAACACATTGCAGCAAATTCAATCAGGTAGAGTTTATGCTATTCGCTATGGCAACGAATTAAAAATTAAGCGCTTATCTCTTCGGTACGATGGCGCCTTAATAATTGATAGTGATAACCCCGCATATGAGCGTGAAATTGTAGATCCTGATCAATTAGAGCATATTAGTGTAATTGGAAAATATATATCCCACTCTTATGATGGTGAAATTTAAGAAGGTCTTATGATGAAAATTATTAAAGAAGGAAATCACAATGATCGCAACACTTAATAAATCCAAAACCGCGCTAACGATTAATCGTCAAGAATTTAAAATGGCATTGGCTAAAATGGGCGATGGAATCGACAAGCAAATTGCAGCGCTTAAAAGAGCTAAACAGAGCTATGACGCTGCAGAAATGGCAAATGAGGTCATTGCTGAGGCTAATATCTTTGAAGCCATTATTGAGGGTTTTAACGAAGCTGAGGGCACTAGTTTAAAACTGGCTGACATAACAAATCGTGAGGCGGTGCAAGGCTGGATTGATGAGTTTTTAGAGAAGTACTCGGAGTAATAAGGTGCCTAGAGTAGTGCTTCGGCATAATAAGAAGTAATTAATTTAAACCTGCAACCCGATGCAATCTTTGCAACGGGTTTCCTTTAAATTTTAGGAAAATTATGTTTCAAATACCGAAAGACATGCTGCCTAATGCGTCAAAGCCACCCCAAATAAAAAGAACCCTATTAACCATTGAGACAATTAAAAAACTTTCAGATGATGAACTGCTTAAGCTTCTTAGTGGTGAATCTAGGGATGGTTTGATTTCTGCCCCATTACTTCAAGCTATCAGCTATGAATTAACTTCTCGTCAAATTCAAAGGTCAAGCAAACCTCACTGGACAGTTACGCCCACGTTTATTGTTGGGTGTATTGCATCACTACTGGCTGCTATTTCAATCCTTGTGACTATATATTTTTCAGTATTTTATAAGACAGAAAATGATAATAAACATGCAGATCAAAGTTACGCTATTGAAAAAAATAGTAGCCCAAAGTAAACGCTTAACAATTAAAGATTCGTTTTTATTCATGAAACACCTTTACTGTGAATATAGCGAGTCCTTTCGGAAAAAGATTAGCTGGAGATATTATGATTGAAGTTTCTTTAATAGAGTTTGAACAAGGTGCCGAAAAGGCTTTGTATGCACATAAATTTGAAAACCTTCCGAGAATCGGTGAATGGATAGTCCTATCCAACGATAAGACTTATGAGGTTTTGATGGTGCTTCACCATGAACACCCTGAATCTGGCGTGGATGTATGCGTAAAATATCTTGGCAACAAGCTAGATTGTGTTGATCGTCTGGGCTCTGGTAACGCACTTTAACCTTGATGAGCTCTTGAGGGAGCTCTTCTGGATCACAGATAAGAATGCCCACCAATCTAGTTCCGCCCTTAGGTCCATCTTTAGATATCTCTATTAGCTCACCACTTTTGGTAATGCCAATCATATTAACAAACTCCATCTAACCCGCCCTGTGCGGGTTTTCTTTTGTCTATTAAAACATATAAGTTCAATATACTGAATAAATAGATATACAATATTTCGAACAAAGTCTTGACACTTTAGTTCAATTAGTTGAACATACTATTCATCAAGACAACAAAAAAGCACACCGACCGTCAAATCAAATGTGCTTTTTCTAACAACAGGTGGATTATGAACGCAAAACCCATTTCTTTCAATCCTAGTTTATCGGGTGTTACAACTCTTGTACGCCGTCGACCATTTAGCACGCTTGTTTTAGTTGGTGCTTTAAGCGTTGTCGGCTTAACAGCACTTAAAACAAATGCAGTTCAAGCACCAGTGGCTTCCCCTGCTGCGATTCCTTCTACCTACGAATTACAGTCCCTTGTCTTAACTGGTGACAACTCTGGCACGGCGAATATTCTGCTCGATGACTTTGTTCTGAATGTGTCTTTCGACTTCGAAGCGCATGAAGATAGTTACGGCGTACTGGGTTCTGAGTTCACTGCTATCGATGTGACTCAGCTTAGCGTGAATAGCGTAGTAACGCGTGATGGTACTCAATTCAGCGATTTCACTGATTCTAGTGATCACCGCAATATCAATGCTTTGATTGCTGGCTACATGATGAAAAACCGTCTTGGGGAGGATGCGTAATGTCAGTATTCTTCAAAAAAGCAGAACGTAAAAACGCTAAATTGCGCCTCGCACTCTCTGGCCCTACTGGTTCAGGTAAAACAATGGGTGCACTACTCATTGCTAAAGGCATTGGGGGTAAGATTGCTGTAGTAGATACAGAAAATAGTAGTGCTGAACTTTATGCCGATGTTGTTGAGTTCGATACAGCAAATATTCAACCACCTTATTCACCAGAGAAGTTTATTTCCGCAATTCAAGCTGCTGAACACGCTGGATATTCAACTGTTATTTTAGACAGTATTACACATGAATGGTCGGGTGTTGGCGGTTGTTTAGAAATCGTAGATGCTCTTGGCAAAGGAAAGTTTAAAGGTAATACGTGGGGTGCATGGAGTGAGGTTACTCCGCGCCATCGTAAATTTATTGATGCAATGCTGCACTCAAGTATCAACATCATTGTCACTATGCGCAGCAAAATGGACACCGTGCAAACCAATGATACCAACGGTAAAAAGAAAGTTGAAAAGCTTGGACTCAAATCAGAGCAACGTGATGGTATCGAATATGAGTTCACTACCGTTCTAGATATTACTCACGGCGACTACTATGCAAATGCGACAAAAGATCGTACCGGACTATTCGTTCAACCAGAACAAATTACAGAGCAAACTGGCATCCGCTTAAAGCAATGGCTTGAGTCAGGATCTGCCGACGCAACAATAAACGGCGATCAATACCTAGAAATTGAAAACCTAATGATTCAAGCCGGTGTGAATATTGATAATTATTGCGCTAAGCGCCAAATGAACAGCTTGCTAGACCTACAGCAGCAGAAATTCGAAGAAACTCGCAACAGCCTAATCTCTATTATTCAAAAAAGAGAGCAAGCTAATCGAGAGCATGAGGCTCAGTTACACCAGCAGAATTACCAGCCTGCAAATGAAACGGAAGCAATGACAATCGAGCAGCGTAACGAGTTGCAACAGCTAATTGCATCACGCGGTCTTGATGTTAAATCAACATGCGAATACTTGGGAATTGATTCACTGATGCAGATCCACCCATCACGCCTATCTGAAGTTATAGCTGATATTGAAAAATACGCACGCGAGGTAAATGTGGCATGAACAATCTAATTTCTGCTCAAGAAGCTTTTAACGCAGTTATGGCCGGCAAGCATGTGCTTTGCCGTGCTGCAGGTGAAATGCTTGAATTTGATGACTTGGACCAATTCCCTGCGACCATTTTTGCCAAGTCTGGTTATGAATTTTGCATCAAGATTGAAACAATAGAAGTCGCCGGTATTACTTTCACTAAGCCATTGACCTTTGATGAAATTATTGAAGGTCAGGAAATCTATATCGTTAATACGCATGATACATCTATTCACATTAGCGAGTTTAATAAAGCTACTTTCTCAAAGTTAGTCAAAGCAATTAATAGCGGCTTTGCGCAACGAGATGAAGATAATGCTAAACAGCAGTTACAGGCATTTAGTAGGGTTTTAGGTCGCGAGCTGGTTGGCGACTGCCCTGTTGTTCGATTAGATGACGAAAAACCCAAGCAGACTCGAAAACCAAGAGTTAAAAAGGAAGCGGCACAAACTGCAATTAGTGATGTTCAAGATACAACACTGACCGATGCTGCCATTGAATCATTAAAGGCAGCTGAACCTGATGCCGTAACTATCACAGCTGTCGGCGATACCGTTGTTGAGACGGATAACTTGATTGATTTTAGCAACAACAAAGATGAAATCAAGATTCTACGTGAACGTATTGCTACAGCCACTTCAGTTGAAGAACTAGAAGCCCTGCTGCCTGATCTTCGTAATTTACACGGCGAACAAGGTCATTTGTTAATGACCACATACGATGAACGCAAGAAAGTACTGGCTTCGATTTCAGATGAATTAAATCCTTTGAACATTGCTAAGCAAATTAAAGCTGATGTGGCAAAGGCATCAAGCAAAGATGAACTGGAACGCTTAAAGAACTCTGTTGCGCAATCCCGCATGTTTACCAACAGCATTCTGAAAGATTTAGAGGATGCATTTGACGAACGCGAATATCAAATCAAACTCGATGATCTGCTTGTTGATGTAGTAAATGCACAAACACCGACCGAAGCCAATGCGCCAGTTCGCTATACAACTGCATGGAGCGAAGAGCAACGTAAACCATTATTGGTTGCTATCAGTAAACGTTTATCACAGTTCGAGCAGTCAGTAAGTTCCGAAGCTCCAAGCCTTATGCGTGATATTCAAAATGCAGCAGATCTCACGGCGCTTGATGCACTTGAAATAGATATCAGTGCCAGAGCACCAGATATGCAGAAGAAGTTAATGGCTGAGGTTTATAAACGCCGTGCAGCACTGGAGCGTGAACATGAAGTTTAGCTATTCATCGATCAGCCAGACACTTACTGTGTTCGGCAACAAAATGACCCATATATTTCATAATGTTTATTTATATGAAATTGAAGAATTAATAACTGAATCGAAATTTAAAGAAGCGATGTGGAGAGAGTGATGGGAGTAGGTATTTACGCTATTACGGTGCAAGGTGAGGCACCAGCCTTACATGTAGGTGCAGAAATTGGTGGTGCTAAAGTCATATCAATTAAAGATATTAGCCCTCAATTGGTATCAGCAGCTTATTTATCGAAACAATACAATCTAGATGTTAAGACCATCAGGAGCCGCTTATTACCAATAAATAAAGGAACACCAAATAAGCATTTATACAATCCAGAAGAAGCAGAACGTATCCTAAGTTTAGGTAAACAAAAGACAGGTAGAAAGAGGGTTAATTAACCCTCTTTCTTCTTTTATAAGACATGTATAATAGTCATTAAAATCATCAATTTATTGTGGATAACTTTGCAATTGTCCCAATATTGCCCCAAATAAACTTAAGCTATTGATTTATATAGATATACATTACCTTGACATCGTAGAGGTCTCCAGTTCAAATCTGGATATGCCTACCAAATTTAGTTGTTAAATCAACACGTTAAAGCCCATCTTAAAAAGTGGGCTTTTTTGTTAGGGGCATTTTCGGGGTTCTTTCGGGGTATTAAGTAGCTCCCATCTGTTGATAAGGTCGGCTTAGAATTCAATTTAGTTAATCCTCCACCCCTCAATCAATCACCCTCACCACCGCCCCATGCCTCGCCTTACACTCATTATATTTAATGACAACATCCACAGCCCAAAGAATCACGGCACTAGCCTGCCCTGATTCTAGCTTTTGCAGATCAGGGCAAGGTGTGAGTAGGTTAGCTGGAATCGACGGCGATAAGACTGTTGATTGCTGACACGCCGTCATCATCAAAACACTGATTGAGATAAACAGGACGATCAATGATCTTTTGCACTTCACGTGTAACGGTTTCTGTTTTGACTCGTTGCTCGGATTTGAGTTTTTCATAGTCGGCACTCGCTTGATTGAGTTTGTTTTGTTGTGCGGTTAGAGCTTTGGCATTGTCAGCGTGAATCTTGTCGATTTTGGCTGTGCACGCTGCCTCAGCTTTACGCAGCTCACCACCCAAATGATTGGTATAAGCCAATTGCCCTAAACAGATAAAAGAAAGGACCGCGATTGCGATCCAGTGTTTGTATTTCCAGAGTAGGTACCAGTTCATTTACCACCCCACTTTTTATATGCTGCAGCAAGTTTTACATCATATTTATTCGCTGCGTATGCTGGACCGTTATAACCACGTGCGAAGGCTTTCCAATCTTTATTCTGCAAAGCTTTAATAAGATTATTTACTTTGATATAGCGACACATCGTCTCAAGCTGCGAGGCTTCATTGCGATACATGGCATTGATAAAGCTTTGTAGTGAAGCGTAACCTAGTGATTTCCAATGATAGCCCATCACCTGGCCAAGCCCCCAGCTTGCAGATTCTAATGCTGAATCACGATGATATTGAGCTGCCACATTTAAGCGTCCATGCTGAGCTGAATATAAGCCATAGTTGCCAGATGATGTATTGCAGAGATCTGGACGTTCACGCATGGCTTTGGCTGCGATATTAGCTTTGCCATTCGCAATCAATCGCTGCCGAAATACATGACACTCAAATAGAATGACGGGTGTACCATCTGAATTAAAGCCCGAATTACGACATTCAACTTCAATCACGGCGCGTAATGCTGCAACTGAAACACCGAGCGCCGTGGCTTGTACTTCGATTTGCTGTTGTGTGAGTTTTTTCATTTCACTTATCCCTAATTAAAAACCGCCTTTCGGCGGCTTAAATTTATTTAAATTATTCATCTTTCATCTTCTTGAGTTCTTTCACTACCTCAACAATCGTTTTCCCCTCTTGTCGATTTATGAAGTTAAAGGTCCAGCGCACAATTGCCCATCCTGGTAAACCGCAGACGAAAAAAAAACCCCCAAGGGCAATCATTCCCCAGATATCAGTGACCCATTCATGCAGACCATATTTAACGATGATGAATGAGCCACCAGCTAGGCTTGATACCACTGTGCAAATTAAGCCGACTGCCCATTCTTGTGGTGAGCGAGGAAAGCGCATCATGATAACAACCGTAGCCACAAGCGCGATTGCCAAGGTCACGGCGATTGCTGCGCCGTAGAATTTTAAAAAGGCAGTCAAGCTGCCTGTGGACACTGGTTCCATTGGTTTTCCTGAATTTTGGGTGTAAAAAAACCGCTTTCGCGGCACAATGAGTCTGCTATTCCATAAAATATGTTGATGCATCATAGACTAATACATTGGCAGTTTTACCAAGCCTATTCCAGATAAAAGAGCTATCTGTATTAAGTGGCTTAGGTATTTCGGTGCTTTGAATAGAAAAGCCCATTCGCCATGAGTAACTATCAACCGTTGTCATAAGCAGTGGCTTTGCAGAAATTGCAGCAGCATAAATCTTAGTATTACTAGAACCACCTCCTCTAAACCGCTTAGCATTATTGCTGATCTGTGAACCATCCCCTAACCCAACTGTTTTGTCATACCATGATACCCATTGAGTATTATTTCCCTGTAAAACCATTGCCCAACAATTAGGATAATCTTTATAAATCCCTGAGTCTTGAGTTGGGTCAAAAGGTACTCTATGTGCATACTGTCCATCTAAAAATAACCAACTTTCTTGCAAGCCTTGGCTAAAGGTCTGTAGACCATTATCTCCTCGGACATTTACATCTTCTAACTTTTTATTAAAACAAGTAACACACCAAGAGCCATCCTTAAAATCGATCATGAAATTCTGCTGTATCACGTAGCGGCCAGGTGTATTATCTACTTGAATCGTATTGCAAGCATGTAGACGATTAGAAATATTTATCTTTACAGAATCAGTTATTCCGCTTTGATTTTTAGACATATCAATAGCATTACCACCTAGTATGATTTGATAGTTGTCGTTTATCGCAGTTTTAAATCCGCCAGCACTACCACTTGTCCCGTGATTTCCACCTGTGTAGATAGATGGAAGATCGGGTGCAGTAGGATTATCAACAGCATCAATAATCAGTGGGGGTAATACATCGGATGCATAACTCTGAATCAAAACCCACTCAGTGTCATTAATTCCCTTTTTCGATAAAGATGTAAAATTAGGCAGATCATTAAACCCGTTTATTCCAAACACTTGGCTATATAATGTTTTTCCATTTTGCCATGTAAGTGTTAATCGTTTTCGAGTAGTGTTATAGCTATAACCAATACCAGAGATACTCGGAATAACAATTTCATCCTCTGCAAAATCGTAATAAATGGGATGTATTACAAATGAATAGGAAGGGTCTGTAGGCAAGTTATAACGCATAAATGAACCGTAATTTGGCAGCCGATCAACATCAATTGTTAAATCTATAATTTCACTACTGCGTGGAGATTTTAAAGTAATCTTTTGAATCCCTTTTGCAACACGATCTAAAATTTGAGTTGGTACATCCGTATTCGTAATAATCAATGAAACTGCATTATCTTGATTCTCATAATTATCTTTTGCAATTTTCTCAATACGCCAACCTTCTGGGTGAGATCCCGATAAAGCTGTACTACCATTCACGAAATAGGCGATGCGATAGAAAAAACCCTCTTGAGCATTAATTACTTTTACACCAAGTAAGATATTATTTAACCCTGCTGATGGCTCTGAACTAATATTGTTTCGCTTCTTTTGTAACAAAGGAATGTTCTTGCCGCGATTTAACTCCAATGAATTTAACTTAATATTCTCATTGGTCACAATAGTATTGACCTCGGCTTCTGATGTTGATGTCTTATATATGTAAAATGCAGGGTCGATGATTAATGCATAAGCAGTTTGGGTTGGATTGATTGCTCTAAAAGTTCCGGTAGCAATATTAGTGTCAATTGTTACGATGATGCGTATATCGTTATATGCTGCAGCTGTTGGCGTTAAAACAATAGTCTGAATATCAGTATTATTTTTCCAAATTGGCTGTGCATGAGTATTAGTGATAATTCGCGTTGATGTGTCTTTTTTATCAAAATCCAAAACATCACACTCTTCGATAATCCAACGGCATGGATAAGTTGTATCAGTTGCTGTGTATGCTGTTGCAATGCGATAGTATTTATTAGCTCTAGCATTTTGTACTTCAACTTTTAATACTTTGCTCATTACCCATGCAGATGATGTGTTATCTAGATCAACTTCGGTATTAATGTTATTACGTGGCAAAAACTTGAAAGGCGTTTTATTGCCTTGGTTGAGTCTCAATGCCCCTAAGCTTCTAGTGAAATCATTCGCCTGATCCAACTCACTCAAACCCGTGTCGTTCCAGCGCGTGCCGTCCCATAGCCAAATCTTTTTAGTGTCCAAAGCTTTGGCAGCGCTCGGGTTGATCGCCGGAACATAAGCAAGCAATTCAGATTCTGTCGCAAATGGCTTAAACCCACCGTTTTCCATCAATTGGCGAATCGCATTAGGCATTGTCGGGTACTCTTTACCACGGCGCGTTTTTACCGTGTCGTACTCTCCACCACTAATCACGTCATCAAGCGAATCACAGTCTTTATCAGCATCTTGCAGCTTTTGCACAGTTACAATTTTATCTGCCATCTTACTTTTCCCCTGGCAATAAAAAACCGCCTTTCGGCGGCTTATGGATTTCAATTAATTAGAAAAAACGGTGATCATCTTTGTAGTATCGATCATCGTAGTTGATTGCTGTGATGTTGTTTGTCATGCGACTTGCTAGATCCATCTCTGTCAACATGAATGCGTTTGTATTACCATCACCAAGCGAGCTGACTATCTGATACGTCGTCTTGGCATATCGATCATCATCAACGACAAGCGGCAACCGAGGCGGTCGAGATAGTACGACTTGATACGGCGCATGCTTGGAGCAAGGCACAATATCTACAGTGCCATCACTCAACTGCAAACAGATCTTGTATGATGCGTTATCTTGCATCTCAACATCTTGAGAAAGCAGTAAAACAAGACCATTGACTGCATCCACTCCACCATCTTGCGTCCGCAAACTACAGTTATCAGCAACTAGAATCTTGTCATTTCTAGCAAGTAGATTTGACTCGTCAAGCGCTTCAAACTTTGTTGTCACACGGCGATACTGCAGCTTATTCCACTCACGCCAAGCTCGCGTTTTAGCTTGCTCATGATTACGGATACCTGTGGTCTTGATGGTCATCGGATTGCGTGCACCCTCACCCTCATACGCTTGATCTGTGTTGATGTCATACCAAATGTAATACTTGATACGAGCGTCATCACTTGGATCGGTGTATTCAAGCTCTAGACCGTCATAATCTTTCTCGATCTGTTGCGTCCTTGTGCGAGTCTCAGACTGCGGCACCTTATTGCGATGATTAAAAAGCAAAACTGCAATTTCTTGCGGCTTTTCAAATTTCAATCTGAGCTTAGAACCAAAGCGATACGGCTCACAGAACACGGCGCTTGCAATCATCCCTGCAATTTCTTCAAATGACAGATTGGCATCATCAATCGTGTAGCAAAACTCAGCAGCCTTTTCAGAACCAAAGTAGCTTTTTACCGCTTGAATCTCTGATTTAATTTGCTGAATATCAACTTCACTGATTGAGCGCCGACCATTCTTACCATCAAGTGCAAGATTAATCAGCGCTTGCCCAGCATCACGCGTCGGTACTAACGGACCGGTACCATCGACTGGCAGCTTCCGAGTCACTAAAAGATTGAGCTTTTTCTCTTTAAGAGATAACGCCCCATCGGTCCCAGAACTTTCTAGCCGCAATACAGTGACATCGCCATAGTTAACTTTCGTGCTTTTTGCGACCGCATAAACATCTTTGATCTTGCACAAATCCTGAGATTTATCATTCTTCGTTGGTGTTGTTCGCGCTAAACGGAAACGCACCGAGTCGTTGTAAGGCAATTCAATGCGAACAGTAGTACCGAACGGTGATTTAGACTTTTTATTTATATGTCTTGTCTCTTGAAAGACTTCACCGATCGGCTGATTTGCATCATTGATATACTGATATTCAATCAATACATCCATCCATTCAGCCCAAACACCACCTTTACTATCCTGATAAAACAAGCCGTTTTGAAAGAAAAAGTTAAAAACAATTTCCTCGGTTTCCGGCATTTCTAAGTTGTGCCAGCCAACCCAGACGCTATCTAAGAGATCAAGTCGAATAGATTTGAGCTGGTCGACTGTTGAGTGATTTGGTAGCGATAGAAGTTGAAGCCAACCACCGTTCACCTGGTCAGGATCTTTTAAGATAATCCGATCATCTGTGACACTATCAATCTGATAAGAACCACTTAAATTGATCGCCAACTTATTATTGGTCAACTTGACACCAGCAATTGCCGTTTCATTTTTTGTGATAAAACGCCAGTTTGAGTTGACTTCAAGTGCATTAGCTAAAGTAATTTCGTAGCGGAAAGTATTGCCCATATTCTCTTTTGAAATATTGGCAACACGATATTGCCCTGAAATATCTTTATATGTGGTGATAAATTTTGGCGGCTCACCCTCTTCCTCAGGCAACACCTCTGTAATGATTTCAATCAAAGCGCCATTTAAGATCACACCTTTAAAATCATCTACAGAATCTACATTTTGCACAGAATTCACAATGATCTTGCGATCTGTTGTAAACAGCGTTGTACCTGACCACTGCACATCTTCAACGCCAAATTCAGCGCCGTAGATCGCAATATTATCTTTGGCATTAAAAAGGCTGGTAAATTGAAGATTGCTGCGAGCTTTGATTAGGTTTGGGTAAACAAAGTAAATGTCTGTTGATTCAATCTTTTGATCATTCGGCATTTCTAGCGTTTGACCATTGATTGATTTTGATTTCAACGTCACTGGTGGATAGTAATCAAATTTTTCACCGACTTGGTAGATTGCATCACCCATGATTGAGGTAAATGGATCGTAAACAGAGACTTTGTAGCCTTGGATGTCATGCACATCAGTTGAGTCTTCACGGCAATCATGAATATCGTAGTAGCCACGACCGATGACCATTAGACTTACTTCAATTTCTTTGTCATCAGCATTGTAGAAAACGTAAGAAGCGGCGATCATGTCGGGATAGCAGCGTATGGTACCGAATATTTCAGGAACACGACCGCCAACACGAATTTGATTCTGCCGCGATGCCATGTCGTTGTTTGCTGACTGTGCCGCCGAAACTTGCGGCTTAGGCATTGTCATGTATGTGTAGACAGAGAATGCGGCAACAATAGCCATCACAACCAGTACTGCAATCTCCATAGCACCATATCCAGCCTCAATAACTACATAGAAGTCACCTTCCAGCCGCTCCAGTCTTTTCTCTGACTCTTCATCACACGGCGTTACATCGTTTTCAAGTGCAATCGCATTGTGATAAATGCGACCAGTTTCTGGAAAGTAATCAAGTTTAAGCTGCTCTCGCAGATACTCCGTGATGTTTTCAACTTCGATAAACTCTTCGTTTAAATCGACTGTCGTTTTTTTAATACAAACTCTTTTCATCGATAAAACTCACACTGATCAAAGCCGAAAATAAGATCTAGCGGCACATATTGTGCGGCATTCGCCAGATGCAAAACCTTGCCGGAATAAAAAAGCCCGACATGGTTTTCATATCGGGCACTAGAGAAATAAACTAGACACGGCGAGACTGGTTCATCTAGTCGTTCAAGCAATTTACGATGATTTTGATGGTCTAGTAATCGTTGAGCTAGATCCTCACCAGTGATCAGCTCCCACGCTTCATTTACAAAATCTTGGCAATCATAATCAGCGCGCCGTTCACGATTTAATAGCTGCTCAATCATATTGTGTATCTCAGCATTGGAAAACGCTCAAACGTATATGTATCACCAGTCCTAACACTATTCAGTTCAGGCGCTTTCGCTTCAAACGTCACATTACCTTTGCTGTCTTTAGACATACTCGTCACATGCAGGGTTTGTAGCACAATCATCGGAGAATCAAGATTGTTATCGCGGTAAATACGTTGTCTAAACTCAACTGGGCGCTTATCTTGAATATTGTTATATGCTTCAATTAATCGATCATCAAAATCATTGATCGTCATTTTTACAACTTGCTCTAGATCGTTATTGACGTTGGATCGATCAATCTGCATCGGCAAATAAACGTAGAACTGACGCTGACCATTCTCATGCGTTACAGCGAATGTATCTTCATCGTATGACTGCAAAAAAAAGCTGAACGTTGGGTGCTTAATCTCAATGCAATTTACTTCAGCAACAGTACCAGGTGCATTCAGATAAAATGATGTGTATTCACTCATTTAATATTCCTTAATGCGTTTGGTAATGCCACGTTTACAAGATGGTCAAGCGGATTAAGAATGTCATTAATATCCACTCCCTCATTGCCAGCTTCCACAATCACTTGATTCAAATCACGATCAACAATCGGCTTAACGATGAACTGCGCTGACACATTGAAGATAGGTCCTTCTTTGCTGTCCAAACCAAATGAATCGGGTACAAAATGGCATGTGTAAGCTTTATATTCAGGACCATCGACAATCAAATTGGCATAAAATGGCTGGCTTGGGTTTTCACACCACACTTCATGAAATGCGCACAAGTATTGATAGCCCGATGCTCTAACAGTCCAGCTTACATTGACCGTACGCCAATTATTTCGTGCAATACGGCGCATACGTGGTGCACCGCCGTCTAATTGCTGCGCGATAACACCACTCGGATGACGCAACGAATATCCAGACTGTTTAACGCATTTAAGTAAAATATTCATAGAATCACCGAATTGTGGGTATTAAAAAACCGACCTCGTAGTGGGTCGGTTTAGATATTAATTTTCATGATTTAAGCCATATATTTAAATAGTCCAGTTATTGCAATGATCGATCCTGCAAAACTACCTATCACCAATGATATAGACTTTCCCCAAGCCATAATGATTGCAACTTTTCCTGCATCTTTACTGCTCATTTTTCCCTCTATGCTAATATTGGGTTTGATGTTAGAATATTTATTCATAGATTCTTGTTTATCCTCCTCTGGGTAGATACAAAAAACCCCGATGTTTGCCGCATCGGGGTTTTTCTTTGGGTATTAAAAAGCCCCACTGGTGTGAGGCTTCTACGAATTAAAGATTTTTATTTTGGTTCCGTTTTTCCAAGTAACTGGTCAACCAATTCATTGATCTTGGTTTCTGTACTACGCCATTTATTAAGTGCTAACCCTCCATTCCCCTTTAATCTAAATGAGGCTTCAGATACTTGGCGCCCATCCTGAATGAGATTAAATTGAGCCGAAACCATGTATGGTGCAAGATCCCAGCTTCTAAGAGCTGTGTAATGTAAGATGGTTTGGCATTGGCTCTGATCATCAGTATCTTTAATTGTTCTTGCTTGAATGTTGTAGCGACCGAAACTTTTTTCTGTCAAGTAATTGAAGTCTTTAATAATTACTTTAGGGTTATCAACAATACAAACTTGCTGTATAGAGGTTGGGTTAAAACCACTTGTATTGTTAACCTGAATGCTTGTACATCCAACTAAAGCCAACCCTAAAACCCCAAATAAAAAGATATTTTTCATTTTTAATCACCTGTATTTAGTGCATGTAAAATATCAACATAGTAAGAAAAAAGCCACCTAAGTGGCTAATCTTCATAAAATTTAACGGCGAGGTTTTACATCGAAGTTTTGACGAACTTGCTTAGACTCATGCGAATTGGATTGCCCGACCCGATCCCATGACTGCTTAACAGCATCTCGCGCCTCACGCCGTACAACATCAATCGTTATCGCGCCGTCAGCTCCTGTACTGGTTTCAGCATAGGTGCCAGGTGGTGTATTGATGATGATTTTAGGTTGTACGGTCGTGCTACTCGCAGACTGATTTTCTCGAATAGCCTTGGATTGCTGAATCTCGCGGTTTGGGTTGCTTGTTCGCATAGACTCGACATTGCTGACGCCACCCCATCGCTTAATGTCATCCTGCGACCAGACCACTTCACCGCGATGGACGATACCCGCAGGATCGTATTTACCGCCGTAGCCAGTGAATCCACCGGATGAGAAGCCAGATAAATTGGTTTTCTTGATGCTTGCAGCTTGTGCAACCTGAGCTGCCGCAGCCGCAGCCCCCATAACTGGCGCCATGTATGGACCAACATAAGGGATACCAACTACAGCATTGTATGCTTTTGAATAAGATTCAGGGATAGCCATCATTGCCTTAGCAACAGCAAAACCTTTCTCTAAAGCAAACATAGCTTTGTATGCGGTAGACTGCTCCCCCATCATATCGCCAAACAAACCAGCCCAAGTACCAAGTGTTTCCTGCGCCTGCGTTAATTGAAGATTGAGCGAATCCTTTTGATATGCTTTTTCAACCTCAGCCTGTCTAGCCACGTGCTCATCATAGATAGCTTGCCGTGTTTGCAGCGCCGTCTGTAAAATCAATGTCTTCTGGTCCTCAAACTCTTGCTGAGTAATGAGCTCTTGATTCAATTGATCTTGAATGCGTTGTAATGCACCTTGTTCGCCGTTATCAACAGCTACCATCTGTGAATCAAATACATTCTGCGATGCATCCAGCCTGCTAAACCGATCCTGTTCAACTTGCATCATTCCACTGGAGTTACGCATCTGTGCCTGCACCTGATCCCAAGCCATGGCAGCATCATTCATGCGCTTTCTAGTTTCCTCCTCTTGCTTTAAGCGGATCATTGCGCGCTGAAAGTTTCGCTCCTGCAGATCGTTGATATTGACCAGTTCAGCCTCTTCGAGTCTGTAGCGCTCTTGCATTGCCTGCGCTTCAGACATGAATTGAGATCGGATTTGAAATAGGCGTTGCTCTTTTGCCATTTCAAGCAAAGCCTGTTCTCGCTTTAACTGCTCATCAAGAAGCGATACGGCTTTTTGCCGTTCTTCTTTACTCAACTCAATATCATTTGCGGCGTAAAACTTCTTCTGCATAAAACTCTTTTCAAGCAATTCAGATTCTGAACGCTGAAAATCTTTATAGTCATCAAGTTTTGTCTGCAATGCATATTCAGCTAAAGCAATCTCAGCATCAGCACGTTCGCGATATTGAGCGATTAATTTAGCGGTCTCCTCAGGCGAAAAGCCAGCTTGGCTGATTTCCTTAATATCTTCTTGCAATCGAGCCTCAATGCGCGTTTTTTCATCCGCGACGGCAAGTGCGAGTTGAATGCGTTGATTGGCTTGAGCATCTTCACGGCGTTGAATCTCATCATAAATATCCAAGTCAGCAACCGCTCCAGCTTGCCCCTTTTTACGCCCTGTCACACTAACATGCATATGTCCACCTGTTGCGTGTTTAGATGGATTCTTATATTCATCTAAAGTTTTCACAACGTAGCCATATTTATCAGCTAATGCTTTAATTTGAGCGTTTACTTTTGCACTATCGGAACCGCCGTTTAGACGAATATCAAATGCCTGACCTTGCGGATGTCTACCCCCTTTACCCTTATGAAACTTGTCATTAAACCCTGTGAAAGTATTGATTGAGCTTTTCAATTCTTTACCAAGAATTTGAGCAAATTCCGCTGTATAACCGCGAACACTACCGCCAGCAATGGACTCACGGCTTTTGATTGGTAATCCTTTTAAGTGTGAGTTACTCACTAGACCATTACCAAGGTTTTTAGTCAGTTTGGCTTGCTTGTTGAGTTCGCTGTTCTGCGCTTGAATGGATTTTGTAATATCATCCTGAACTTTCTTTCGCGCTTGCTCAAGATTATATTCTTTGTATGCAATTTTGAGCTGTTCATCGCTCAAATGAGTGTCTGACGCAATGTTGTTGCGGCTACGCCATGACTCCATAAAGTTGCCCCAATCAAGCCCTTTTTGCCCACCACCAGCAGCCTTAACATTCCGTAGCCATAATTCATTTTTGGCATTTTGCTGCTCGCTACTTTGATTAAGATCATCCAATGCTTTCTTTTTACGTTGTAGCGCCGCCGTCTCATTATCATGAGAATTGACAGTATCTTTAGAGCGCCCTAGAAACAAATCACGAAGCTGAATAGCTTTTTCATAAGCTTTATTTGCTAAAGATGTAGCGTTTGCCTGCTTATCAATACTTTCTTTAAGATCCTTATTAACTGAATTTAGTTTATTTAAACCAGATGCAAATTGCTCTGCGCTGATCTTGCCATTTATATATTGATCATAAAGAGACTTTGCTGCATCTCGATCTTTTAAAGTTAGGTCTGTGTTATTGATAACAACACGACCAAGACCAGTTAATGCTAGATATTGCTTTTTATGAGCCTCACTTAACTCTTGGACATCTGCTATTTGCTCTCGCAATGCCTGTCTTTTTTGAGCTTCGTCCAATTTGTCATACTCGGCAACCAGATCCTTAACCTCTTTTGCTTGTTTTTCTAGCACTGGGGTAGTTTCTTTTGCTGCGTCTCTTAGTGAATATATTGATGCGGCAGCACCAACAACAGCCACTGTCAAACCTACAGGACCACCGAGCGCAAGATACAGGTTGTTTGCTGCTGTTTTTGCGCCAATCATTGCCCCCGTTTGTGTAATCAAAGCGGCAGTATTCCATGCTGCTTTTTGTGCAGACACTACAAACGCAGCAGCTAGGCGACCAGCATAAATCGATGCTGCAACACCCCCTAAGATTGCCACTTTATCTATATTTTCACCCAAGATACCCAATGCTGCTGCTGCTGAATTTGTAGCTCCAGTTGATTGGTTTATATTTCCAAGAAATACAGTCAATGAGTTAGAGAGAGCTGTCAAACCATCTGCAAGACTGTTTTCCATATTGTTCGCTAATTGCTCACTTTTTTCCCGACTTTCGTCAAAAGCACGAGTTAATTGCTCTCTTGTAATTTGACCAGCATTACCCATTGTTAAAATAATATCTTTCGACTTTTCCATGCTTGTTGATAAGTCATCAACAATACTTGGTATGGCGGAAAGTATTGATCTAAACTGCTCACCAGTCGCCTGACCGCTGTAGACACTTGCCATAAATGCGTTTGTAGCAGTTGCTGCTTTATCCGCAGCTGTAGCATTGTGCGTAAAACTAAACGATAAGCTATCAGTGATCCTTAAAGCCTGTTCGGTTGTGTATCCATACGCTTTAAGGGAGCCTCCCACATCTAAATATACTTGCTGAGCCTCCTTAAGGGAGCGATAAGTAGTATTAGCTGTTTCAAGTAAATGCTTTTGAACCTTATCGTATTCTGCGGCACTAGTTGTAGCATTTCTTATTTGGGCGGCCATTTGAACATACCCATCAGCCATGCTGACGGCCTTATCAATTGTAATAAGTGTTGCTGTATATTTAAGGAGCTCTTTGGCAGCACTACTTGCTGTTCTAAGTGAGCCACCGAGATTCTCAGCAGATTTCCCAGCACGATCGCCGTATGTTGTCATATTTACTAATTGCTGATTGAGCTTAAGCGCTTCTTTTTTTGCCTCAACAGCATCAATTCTTATCAATAAACCAGATACTTGTTCTGCCATTTCGGTTCCTCTAGGTAATAAAAAAGCTCGTAAAAACGAGCCCTGTAGTTGAGTGTAAAAAGTTGTATTAGTGGTTAGCAGTTAAATACTTTTTGCCTTATCTATAATCCAGACAGCTAATTCTGTTCCAATATCCCCACATGCCATTAATTGATATGCGTTTTCAGGTGTATATTTTTCTGTTTCAAAACCATGCTTATCAGTAAATTGCAGAGTGATATTTTCCCAGTCCTGAATGACATGCTCAGCAATGATCTTAATAAACTCTTGGTAAAATCCAGTTCCCTCTATTCCCAAGATGTTTTTTCGTAACATAAGCATGCCTAAAGCCTTAGAACACTCTATATTGCTAAATGGCTTCAATCGAAAGCAGCCTACCTGTTTACCATTGCTCTGTTTATACACAAACCACTTTGATTTATCTTTCATTTCACTTTCCTTTAGGCATAAAAAAACCCGCAATTTGCGGGTCTTAATTAATTAAAACTATTTGGCATAACTAACGCAATACTCCCTCCATGCGTCATCAAACTCTTTTGGATCCATATTATCCTCCATAACTACCAACTCATCACTAGCAGCTATATATCGCTTAAATCCCGTATATGCACCAAAACTATTTTTTGCATTAACTTCACCGCAAAATGCTACTTGATTTTGAAATTTCGCAGATCCACCATCCTTAAGTTTAGCAATTACTCGCTCCTTGCCGATTCGATTAACCTTAATCTCTGTCATTTCTTTTTTAGACTTAGCTTTTTCTGCCTCAGACTGCCCACACCCCACCAAAGCCAACCCAACGGCGATTAACAATACCTTTCTCATAATAATCTCTATTTAAACAATGAGATCATTATCAACAAATGAGCGTAAAAAAACCACCCTTCAAACTGGACTGGAAGCCAATTTTTGAGGGCGGTTCAGAAAGTGGGTTTTAAATTACTTCTTTTTAACATCAACTACATCATTTTTTTTGAATTTATATTTTGAACCAATTCTATCCTCATAATCTTCAAAATAGTTTATATCCAATGTAACCCCAATCAGTTCGGCAATGCCTATCTCGCCATCATATTCAAGAACACTAAAATTGCCAAATCTACTATTATTTGATTCCCCGAATGTGAAATTTAACTTAATTGTGTCACCAACTGCGATAGCCTTGTTGGTGGGTTTTGAATAGGGCAATATTTTTATCTCTTCAAATTTTGGAGCAAATCCGTCATATATAAGTTTTGACATTTTTAATAAATCCTTACGCATCCCTATAAGCTCTTTATATAGATCCTTATCAATTATCATTTCATTTTGACGCAACTCAACACCAGCTTGATCAAAACTTTGTTCCAGTCTTGCCACAACATCAGCATTTATAGATCGACCAAGACTTGCTGCTGATTCAGTAATTTTATCTTTCAATTCCAGCGGCAATCTAAGCTTTAACTGGGGATCTACTCTGCTCATATAAATTACAACCATATACCACAAAATAATATTCATTTTATACCACCGTGGGGTATTGACAATAGAACCACCGTGGTTCAGTTTTAATTCAAATGAACCACTGTGGTTCATTGGAGATTAAACATGTCTACCGAAACAATTGCTCACCCACAAATGAAGATTAGAGTCATTGATCCCAATGATCATGAATGGCTTAAACAACACGCAAATAAACACGATCGCTCGATTAACTTTATAGTTAATCAGGCGATTAAACTTTATAAACAAATTCAAGGAGCAGCAGTATGAATGCATTAATTAACACCCCTGTCTGTATCGCCGACAAGCAAACATCAATTATTGAGTATCAATCTGTACCTGTTATGACTACTGAGCAGTTGGCAGATTTTTATGGCACTGAGACCGATAATGTAAAAAAGAACTTCTCAAATAACACCAGTCGATTTATTGAAGGTAAGCACTATTTTAAAGTTGAAGGCGCTGAACTCAAAGCTTTTAAGAACATGGTAACTGGTATTCACCATGTTCCAAAACATACAGCACGACTAATGCTCTGGACTGAAAAAGGTGCAGCACGACATGCCAAGATTTTAGACACTGATCAGTCTTGGAATGTATTTGAACAACTTGAAGACTGCTACTTTAATTTTAAAAAGCAATCACAGCAGAATGACTTAACCCTGCCAAACTTCGCTGATCCTGCCGAGGCTGCTATTGCTTGGGCTGCTGAATACAAAGCAAAGCAAATTGCACAACAGGAACGTGACCATGCTGTAGCAACTAAAGCTGAAATCGGTAAACGCCGTGAAGCTACCGCAATGGCAACTGCATCAGCAAAAAGTCGTGAAGCTGAAAAACTAAAAGAGCAACTGGGCGAATCCAAAAACTACGCTTCAATTAAAGCTGTTGAGACTGTAACTGGTGAAAAGTTCAACTGGCGCACTCTAAAAAAATGGTGCCAGGATAACGGCAAGAAAATCAAAGATATTTATGATGCTAATTACGGATCAGTAAAAACTTACCCTAAAGATGCGTGGCAAGCAGTTTATGGCATCAAATTAAATAGTATCTTTCGAGCATAATTATGAATATCTCAGACAACAAAAAAGCCCAGACTTTGCACGGCGAGGGCTTAATTGATGTCAACAACTTAAAGGAAAGTCAACATGGCTAATCTAACACAATTCACTTTTCATGATCAACACGACATCCGTATCATTGATATAAACGGCGAGCTTTGGTTTGTTGCTACAGATGTTGCAAATGCTTTAGATTATCGTATGGCAAGCGACATGACTCGTTTCTTAGATGATGATGAAAAGGGTACGCACAATCTGCGTACCCCCTCTGGAAGCCAAGATTTATCTATCATCAACGAATCTGGTCTCTATTCAGCGATTTTAAAAAGTCGAAAACCTGAAGCAAAAAGATTCAAAAAATGGGTAACCTCTGAAGTTTTACCAGCTATCCGTAAAACTGGCAAATATGAAGCCCCTAAACCTATTGAAAAGCGCAACTATATCAACAACAACGATATGCTGAATTTAAAGCGTCTTATTTGGTGCTGTGCTGGATATTTGGATCATAAGAGATCATTTACAAATGCTGTCTATCACTCGCTACGCCATGTCACTGGCGTACCTAGCCCTGCCAAGTTTGAAGTCGAACACTTACCAGCGATGGCGCAAGAGTTTCAACGCATTTTAAACATCATTGAGCCTTATATTGAAGTTCGCCGTGAATGTGAAACAAAACTTATTAAAAGACTGCTTTTAAATCGCGGCGATTCGGAGGGCACACTCAGCAAGTGGCTTGACGATATGAAAAAGTCAGCATTTGAGGCAGATCAGTATTTACAATCCAAGTTGCCTTTAGTCTTCAATGAGGGATGTATGTCCTTACTTCAGCGAAACCCAGCAGGTACGAATATGTATGATGGTTTTGAGGAACTAGCGTAACCCCAACAAAAAAGCACCCTAGGGTGCTTTGCTTGCCTTATTAATCTCGCTCAATTTAATTATGCTTCCTATGTTGAAATAACCACCAGATCCGCATTTCTCACCAATAAAAACAACTTTCTCCTTAGTTTTTAAGAGTGTTGACAGGTGGTTATTTCCATCAAAATTCAACCCTTTCAGGTCTTTTTTGTAAATAAATAATCCATCTGGGGAGTGATTGTTTTTTGTGATAATCTCCACGTTCCCATCATAAGCTGTATAGTTAAAAGACTTAATTTCATCTATAAAAATATCAGCGGTGCAACTGGGATCATTATCCCACCCAAGGTAAGTAACACCATTTACTGAGGAGGCTTCTCCTTTGCTGTCCCACTCTAGAAGGAAAGTTGGAGCCGCCCACACAGGCTGATTAAGCAAAATTAAAAAGAATAAAGCTATCTTTTTCATAATAACCCCAATTTAAACAATGAGATCATTATCGTTAATTGGGTGATAAAAAACCACCTTTGGGTGGTTTTTATTGTGCTATTTAAAAATTATAACGCAAGCCTGCCTTATAGGTGACGCCATCAAAATCACCTATACTATTCGAAGCGTAATAATAGTTCACCCCACCATGATGAGAACAAGATCCGGATCCAGAACTATTGCTTGTTGAGCCGTCATTACAACGAGTTTTATCATTATTACTTACATCAAAAGCCCACTTGTACCCAACACCGCCGTAAACAGAAAAGTTTTTATTTAAATTAACCCCAGCTTCCAACCCTAAGGGAATCGTAATGTAAGATGTATTATCAAAACTATCAACATCCAATACACCAACCCCCAAACCAACCGTACCAAGTGCATAAAAGCGATCATTGCTCAAAAAGTTATAATGACCACCGCCTGAAACTTCGTAATAATCGCCATCAAAATCACTATTGCTCTGATATTCAAACTTACCCCACCAACCGCTTGCTTGCGGTGAAGATGAAAGTCCAATACCAAAACCATTCATATCAACCCCATTATCATTCTCAAAATCACCCTTTTGATAGGAGTATTCTGCAAATACCGACTTTGGTGATAGGTTTCCAGCCTGTGCATTTGAGCAAATAGCGAAACTAGCCAATATGGCAACAAATAATTTATTCATAATATTTCTGCTTTGTTAAATTGCGTAAACATGATAACAAAGAATAAAGATAACTATAAGATTTATTAGACTAAATTATAAAAGCAAAAACCGCTATAAGGCTAATGCTGATCAGTTAAGACAAAAAGTCTAAAATATAGTAAAAATGAGCGTATCAAATTACGCTCATTTTTTATGTCTTTTGCTCAAAATATAGATTCAGTCTTGCAACAATCAATACCTAGCCTAGATAAGTTTAGTGAACTTATTGATCATGACTGGATTGAAAAAAGCTTATCCGAAACAGGAAAAGCTTCAATCCGAAAAAGAAAGTTGCCTGCCGAACATGTCGTCTGGCTTGTGATAGGACTTGCTTTATTTCGAAATCAGCCCATTTGGTTTGTTGTCGAGCAATTACAATTAGTCTTTGGATCTCAACCTCCGTGTGCCCCAAGTGCATCTGTTCAAGCTAGACAGCGCCTAGGTTTAGAGCCATTAAAAGTGCTCTTTAATCAATTGAGTCAATCATGGTCTAAAGAATCATTCTCTCAATACGCAACTTTCCATGAGTTAAATGTCTGTGCAGTTGATGGCGTGGTTTGGTTAATGCCACATACCCCTGAAAACTTTGCTCACTTTGGTTCATCTAAAGGTAAAACAGAAGTAGCCCCTTGGCCCCAAGTGCGGGCGACTTGCCTCATCAATACCAATACACATGAAATTATCGATGCTCAAATTGGGGATATGGGCAAAGGTGAACTCACATTAGCAAAAGAGTTACTCGTTCCTGATCAAAGCATTACTTTGTTTGATCGAGCGTATTTCTCTGCAGATTTTCTGATTCATTGGCAATCTACAGGTGTAAATAGCCATTGGTTAATGCGCGCCAAAGATAACTTACGTTATGAACTTATTTCGAAAAACTCAAAGCAAGATTTCTTGGTTCGTATGCCAATTTCACCAAGAGCGCAAAAGTTAAATCCTGAATTAGGTCAGTTCTGGGAAGCACGTCTGATTGAAGTTCAGCACCAAGGTCGAACTCGACGTTACATAACATCACTATTAGATTCAAAGCTTTACCCAATGAAAGATTTAGCTGATCTATACATTCAGCGTTGGGAAATAGAGATGTGTTATCGAGAGATAAAGAGCGATTTACAGGACGGACTGAATTTAAGAAGCAAGCAACCTGAATTGGTTTATCAAGAATTATGGGGGGTATTGATTGCTTACAATGTGTTGAGAAGACAAATAAAGGTTATGGCTCAAACGCAAAATATAAGCCCATTAAGAATTAGCTTTCATATTGCCTCAATAGCCATTATCAATATATTAAGACATACACCCTTAGAATCAGCAGGGAACCTTCCAAAGCATTTAGCTCGTTTATTGGATCAGTCAGCCATGTTCATTATCCCTGAAAGAAGGCAGAGAAGTTGCCCAAGGGTAGTGAAAGGCAAACCTAAAAAATATCCGAAAAAAATGCCAGTCAAGCCTTAACTGACTGGCATTAGCTATAAGGCGGCTTTTGCTTTACATAGGCTTAAAATTTAAGGGTTGCTGAATCAAAAAATTAAGCTTCGCAGTTAAACCAGTTCGGTCGAGCCACGAACCGCTGACCTGTTGAAAGAGCAATTACTCTGCAAGATTGGTCAATCAAAGGCTCGCCCAAGCCATTTCTAAAATCAAGCGCTCTACTCACTTTTCTTGCTGCTTCATTCGCACACACTACTCGATGCGCATAAAATGCATACTTCCTCTCATCTATAATCTTTATAGCAGATAACAAAGGCACGATTTCATCATTTTCAAGAATAACTGCTTCAGTCAATTTTCGCACAAGCTCATAAGTTGCTTTGTCTTCAAATACTACCATGCTTAATTGCTGCTCAGGTTTTGCTTTGATCTCCATTGTTTCAAGATAACTGATAGCTTCGGGAAAATGGATTGATAGAAGCTGACTGTACTTTGCAATCTTGAAATGCTGATTATGCCGAGCCCACATTTCAGCCATTGCTTTGCGCTCTCCACCTGAACGGCGCGCTACAATTGCCTGTAGTGACGCCTGTTGTTCAGGGGTGATTGACTGGCGCTTGTTGATCGCTTGCCCCTTTGTCCAATAATCCCAGAGCACATCGTCGCATTCCTCTTGGTACTTAATTACAGTATCTCGAAGTTCTGGTTTTACTTTGTTTGCGTGAATTGAATAAAGCCACGCTGGTAGTTTTCGCAGAAGTAAGCAAGTGTGAGAACGTGCCTGATCGTCTCCTAATATCTGCATGGTGATTTCCACCACGCAGGTCGAAAATCGCTGTTTTAGCTTAACAAACTGACTTTTCCAATCCAACCCAATGCCCTGCACAATTGAGCGCATGGGGACATAAGGTTGCCCATCATGTTCAACCAAATATAGTTCAGCATTATGGAAAGGCACTGTGATTTGTTGTAGACTCATAGTTGTCATAATATTTTCCTTTATGTTGACATCAATTAAGCCCTGTCCGCCAAGATCATGGGCTTTTTTGTTGTCTGCTGGTTTCATGCTTTCGCACTCTCTGGTTTCAATAAAAGTTCAATTGCCTTATTAATCAAGTAATTCATTGAACGCTCTTCTTTTAAAGATTTCTCTTTAAGTTGTTTATGAAGTTCAGGTGGCACACGTATCGCAACCTGAGTATCAGTTCTTGCCATTTCAACCTCAAATAAAGCACCGTGATCACATTAAAGCACAGTGCTTTATTGATGTAAAGCACTGTGATGCAATAATATCTAACGAGTGTTAGATTTTGGATTCACCATGGCTCGCAACGATCCGCAAATGAACCTTCGCGTTCCAATGGAACTTAAGGAAAAAATTGAAAAAGCTGCGCTGGAGAATGGTAGAACCATAACGGCGGAAGCTGTTTATCGATTAGAAGAAAGCTTTAAAAATACAGATTCAAACTCATGGGAAGTTGATGATCTTAGAAAAATGCTAAATCAAAGCATGGAGAGTAATCGTAAATACTTTCAAATGATCACAGATCTTTTAAAAAACCAAGAAAAGTAAAACACTACTAATCAACACGGACGTTTCATGATTTTAGATCGACAGCTGCAATTAGAATTATTGAAAAAGATGGAGAGCTCATATCCAAACCATTATAAATTTGATGAGGAGTATGATTTTGGCACAGAGGAGTACTGTATAGCTGTAGCAAATCTTTATTATCTAATGCAGCACGGATTGGTTGAGCACACCAGTGTAAATATCTCCCGAAGCCTTGATGACAAGGGTAATAGATCTTTTCAATTTCAAACACCAACCATTAACCAAAAGGGATTAGATTTTCTTGCTGATGATGGTGGACTGTCGGCAATTCTAGGGGTTGTCACAATAAAATTTGAAGCAGATCAGTTGAAGCTTTTACTTGAATCTAAAATCATGGCAACAGATTTACCACCTGCTGATAAGCGTAAATTGATTGATGGGCTTCGATCGCTTTCTGCCGAGAGTATAAAACACCTGACAACGAAAATTGTGGACTTGGGTTGGGATAATCTTGAGACACTAATTCGCATAATTCAAAGCAGCCTTTCTTAGCAATTTGTTTAAACTTTAAATACCCAATCGGATTTATGTGATTTCCAACAGGTACGAAAAACTCATCGCCATCATAAGGTATATCTTCAAAATAGATCTGTGTCGAATTATCATGCAGACGATTTTCGACTAACACGATATTCTCTAGTTTCATTGTTACTCCTAATAAGAAAACTCAAAAATTACAGAGTTTTGATAAATTACTGTTGGCCATAAAGAACACCCTAGGGTGCTTTACCTTGCTGGTATTAAAAAACCACCCGAAGGTGGTTTTTGTTTGGGCGAATTTCTACATTAACCTATAGGCCGATATTAAAAACATTATTCCACTAACTACCAACACAGCAGAATATATCTTTAAATAGACTCTATCTCGCCAGCGCGCCTCTCCTAGCCCTTTAACCTCATTCAACCATGACATCAACATAACCAGAAGTGTGGATATAGATGCCACCAATACGCTTGTTAGTAATAGTATAGTTGTAAGTTTAGGTCTGTTCTCGCTAGCTAAAAGAGAATTCACAGCACTAATTAAGTTAACAGCCCCAAATAAAGCAAAAATAATTGTAGCAAATATACCCAGAATTGTTATGTAGCTTACTACGGAATCCTTTAACTCCTTCTTGGTAGCATCAGCTAAACTTTCAGCCTCTTTAGCTGTATTTGAGGCTTTTTCAGCTACTGTTTTAGCATCCCTAGTAACCTCTGTAATAAAATTCTTTTGTCTTACAGCAAGTAAAATGTGCCTTGTTAGCTTACGGTAGGAAATAGTAACTTGAATATCATTTCCTTTTTCAACATAAGGATGAACAGTATTCACGAATGTTGATAGTGATTCAAAAAATATTGTATTTTTATGATTGTATATTTCATCAGCAATTTTATCATATGGTAAATTATAGTTTGGGTGACCATTTTTATCAATTTTAATCAAAGCATCTTTATGTTTGTGTATTAATTGACAAATAATGTGCGAAGCATCCTCAACCACATGCATATACTCTTTGTGATTGAGAAATACATTTATTAAAATCTTTATACCATCTACAGTGGGTGGGGATATCTTAGTCATAAAAATTTCAAGTTTTAAAAAGGTAGACCACTTCTGCTTTCTTTTTGATAAAAGCTTTTAATCTCATCATCACCATACTCCAACCCCCTTTCACCACTTAAGATTCTATCCTCATAATCCTTCCACATTGGCTCTTTATGAGTAAACTCAACCATCTTAAATGGATCTTCTTCAATCCATTTATTAATAATTTTTTGAATTGAACTGCTTACTCTAAACTCAGAATTAATTAAATTTGGATCAAACTTTTTTTCTATAAGTTGCAACCGACCATCAATAAATGTTACATCAAACTCTTCCTTAGGTTTACTTATACTAAAAAATCCATAATCTTTAAACGCATGATAAACCGAAGGAACAACTGGCCCATATTGCCATTTTTCAATAGAATCTGAAAAAAGTCGATCATTACACCCTATTAAGTATTCAACATAGGAAAAATATAAAAATTTTTGAAGCTGAAGATTCGTTATGCTTAACTCTAAGCTATTATTTGCAAACCAAATAATATAATTTGCAATGTCCATTGCCGCATATGTTTTTGTCATAATACACCTCCACAATAAGCCCCAAAACCAACACCTAAAGAGTAGAACAACTTAAGGCTTAACATTGTCGTAGCTTAGTGAACGCTTTCATGATAACTCCTAAATATTCAATAATTTGTCATAATTTAAATACGACAAAAGGTAAGATGCCTTACCCTTTATTAATATATACCACAAATAATAAATTACAAATCACTAAATAGCTCCTACGACAAACAATGTCGTAAAAAATAGTAAATTATCCTCCATCACTTCTTCTCACAAGCCTTTTCAATGAACAAATCATCTAGCATGAAGATGGCTTCTACAAAGATGTGTAGCTCAATTGGGCAGTCATACATATCGATATAGCTTTCAATATCAGCAATTGAGATAGATAGCGGAATACCTTGCTCGTAACGCCGTGAGCGCGAAATCATGTGATACGCACCCAATAGATCGGCAGCTATATGCGAATATTCAGGCGATGGGACTTCTTTAATCCCCATCGCCTTGCGTTGCTTTTTTTGATGTTCGGTTAGGATTCCGTGCTGGGTTTGCCACTCGTAGAGCTTTCGGACTTTCCCAAGGTATCAAGCTTTACCTTGTTGGCTTCTTCTTGAATCTTTACGGCTTGCTCTTTGATAAAGGCCCAAAGATAAATGCCAATATCGCCACTTGTGAGCAGCTTGATAGCTGCTTCTTTAGAATACGGCGGTTCAATTACTTCGCCATTTTCGTCAAATGTGACGCCTTTCCAATCTTTGATTAAGTGGCATGCTACAGCTTCCATTAACAATTCGTGATACAACTTATCACTAGCATCTGCCGCAGTAACATCAAAGCCCTTTTGGTTAATCTGATTTGACGCACGCTCCACGGCGACCAAATACGCTTTGTTGTTGATACCATTGATCTGAAACTCTGCCAGCACATTGCCTTCGACATCCTTGTACTCTTTCCACTGGCAAACTTGCTTGCTTTTTTCGATTTGAACTTTTAAAGCCATTTTTCATATTCCAAAAATATACCGCCCGTAGGCGGCTTTCTTAAACAATAACGCGAGTGATTTTTGGTGAAACTTCAATATGATTGAAATTTACATCCAGTGTAATCATGTCATCACCACCGCCATCAGGATGGTTCGCTTCAGATACTTCAAGTTGTGGGAACTCAAATGCATAACCATTGCCTTTGCTATCTTCGATAGAAAATTCAAGCGGCATCGTATCTCGCGTTTTTACGAAATCTAAATATGATGCGGACTGAGCTGAGAATGCATATTGTGTATTCGCGGTAATATCAACAATTTTCTCTAAATACGTTGTTGCTGTGAGTTTTTTCGAACCAATACAGCGTACAGCTTCATAGTTGTTATTGATTGATAATTCTAGCGACTGCATGCAAGCCGAGCCAACAACGGTCTCGCCGTTAACTTTTAAATCACCAACATTGATTGCAGATGCAAGCACAACGTCTGGCACTGGTAATGGATCAACAACTGGATTTGTTGTAGTTCGCTCAAAGACGGTACCAACAAGACCAAATGTCGCCGTAATTTTTCCGGTTGTCGCAATAGATAGACCAGCTTCACCAATGCGAATGCCGCGATAAATAAAGACTTGACCAATATCTTCAAACAACTTCACAAAGGTAAAGGTTTTGCGAACATTGCCACCAAATTCAAGCGAATCACTGGTCCATTCATTCATTGCAACAGCGGACCAGAAGTCATCAAACAGCCCAACCGCAAGTTCAACTTCTAATGACCCAGTGATTTCCGCTTCCGTAGCAACACCGCCTTGGCGGAAACGTGTATCTGCAACACTATTCGATGTCTCCGTGGTGACAGATTCCGACAAACCATCAGTTACACGGCGTACAGTTTTCCAAATGGGTGCAGCAGGTAAATTTTCTGGCGTCTCTTCCTCTGCATAGTAGAGACGAATTTTAGCGCCACTCGACATGGCATCCTCCTTATTTTGGATGTAAAAAACCTCCGCTAAGGAGGTGGGTGGGATTTATTTGGGTGACATTTAAAATGCTACCCTTTTAAGATTCATCTTCATCATTCTCTTTGAAGTCTAACTGTGGCTGGGCTTTTTTAATCAGCTCATCCAATTCTTTAAGCATGGCTGGCTTAGTTTGCTTACCATTAACTGAAAGGAAACGCCCTGCTTCAGACAAACACTGTGTCATCAGATCAACTTGCGCTGAAAGCTTACCAATTCGCACCTGCATTCCGTCTTTAAGCTGACGAGCCAATTCCTCCTGCTCAATATAGTAAAGACGTACTTCACGCCCACGATCCGTACACTCAACCATGGACAACTCTTTAGCCATATCTACAGTAAGTAAGTATTCTGTTTTATGCTTTGCCCCACTAACACCCTGCTCCACCACTTGATGGATCAGGTAGTCCATGTTTTCTTGAAATTTGTACTTAGCAATTCGTCTTTTTATCCATGTTGAAAAATCCTGCTTACTCTCAAGCCAGCGGTGTAGGTCGCGAGCATTAACACCAAACTGCACCTTCCCATTTAATTCAACCTCAATAAAAGGGGTTTGACCTTCAATTTTTACGATTGCATTCATTGATATGCTCCAGACACTCATAGAAAAAGAACATTGGCAAGAAGATGCAATGAGTGCCGAAACGACCATCTTCAGTTCAGGAGCTACCCTAGCCAGTGGTAAACAGAAAATTCAGGCATAAAAAAACCTGTCGCTATGGACAGGTTTGGTTAGAAGTAGATCGGATTTGTTGGGTAATTACGGCTTGTAGTCGAGTTCTACACTTACGCTCGTTACGATGTTCTGTTTTGGTCCACCAATGCAGGAGACATTCGCTAATCGAACACCCACATCAAGTACGCAAAGCCCATTATCACGCTGCCATTGGGCTAATTCACGACCGACCACATTAGCCAGATGGCGCTCAAGCTCTTGGCGTTTAAACTCTATTTCTTCTAGTGTTTGGTTAAAAGGCATATTAATTCACTCGAAATTCAGCTCTGATTATTTTAGCGTAAAAATCTTTATCATCGATGTCTTGTGGTGCATGGACCTTGTAGATCTCTAAACGATCCGCCGTGAATGATTGCAAGAATGCACGCCACTGATCACACAGCTTTGTCATTTCAGTCGTGCCAGTATTCAACGGCGTAAAGCATTGCACATTGATAAAACCTATATCGCGAATGCAAAGCTCATTAGCAATACCAGCAATTTGACTATCAGCGTATTGAATTGTTACTCGACACCATGGCTTATTTGCTGGCGCTTTAAACGGTGTACCATTCCGGTTCAATTGATTCATCAATCGCAAGTTATCTTTCTCTACGCCGTCAAACTGCCCGATATGCCCATAGATGATTTGCTCAGCATCGCTTAATTTCATTTGTACTTACTCGCAACTGATAAAAATGTGAGTGCATAAATGCCCGATGGTGCTTGTTGTGACCAGCCATTTTCTAGACGCAGTGCATAAGGCAGATTGTTTTGAATGTAGACAGTATCACCAATCTTGGCTTGCAATATCTCTTTGGCACCGTCATTAAATGTTTGCTGATCTAGTGTCCCTTTAGGTGCTTTATTTCCATTACTAGGAACAGTTTCAGTGGTTGTTTGATTAACGGTAACTCTGTGATTGCATCTAAAGCCACCTTCATCTACTGGACTCGCCAAAATCACACCCTGCAGCATTTCAGCCGATACACGGCGTAAGTGCTCATCGCCGTCTTTGAGAATCTGTAGAGCAAAGTTGGTAGGTGGGTTTTTCCAAGACATAATCAATCACCTGTATTATTTGAAGTTACGCACCATTAAACATGCAGAATCTCAATCTTCTTTACGATCGAAAGTAATTCAAAATGCTCCTGCATGACCTCACCTCCAATGTCATCACTATATTGGACTGGGTTTCTATGTTTTTTAAAATTTTTACCTTGTGACTTTAATAACCTAGATGCAACCATATTAAGAGTATAGAGATTCTCTTTTAATTGTAGAGCCCTCCTGTTAACCCCTTTTAATCTTAATGCAAGACTTCTAATTTCAGCCAGCAAGTTAATATACTCGTCTTGTTTTTTCTTAAATGAGTCCTCACTTTCTTCAACTGAGGGGAAACAATGAAAAGATAAGATTTCAAGATCTGTAACCTTATCGCGAATTATCATGCTAAACTTTTCATTACTAATTAAAGAGTGCTCTAATCTCCAATCATTAAAAAGAACAAATGCAGCAACTGGCGCAAGAAAGGATGCAGCCAAAGTCAAGGTATCTTTAAGAAGCTCATAAACCTTTTTCCCCTCAAAGCTCACACCATTAGTGATTAAGAAAATACCTATCACGAAGTAAATAGCTGCAAATAAAATCAACCAACCTGCAGCAATGAATACTTTTTCTTTTAAATTTTCACTAGCCATAAATCCCCCTAAAATTTAAAGGGATGTTAATTTACGCAATAAAAATAAGCTATTAATTTAACTAACTTTCCGTAGCTGCACTTTCCAAGTCACACCCACCGGATCTGCACCGATGTCAATAACTTTAAACTGCCCTTTCGCCGTTTCCCACACATCATTGATCTGCGGTACCGCTGTGACTTCATTTTGCAGCACAGTAGCTTTTGAGTCTGTCACTTCATAATCTGTCGGCTTCACTAAGTCGCGCTGATATGAGCCGAATAGGACGCCTCTGCCTGTGTATGAAGCATCTTCTTGATGCTCATATGTCTGAGTTGCGAAATCAAAGTCACCGGAGTAGATGATTTTGATGCAAGTAAATTGGTGCACGGCGTCGGCTAAATCATCACTAAATGCTTCTGCAATATCTGCTTGGATTTCATCGCGTAGACCCATTATATTCTCCGCAAAAACTGTATAGCACTTTTCTTGGTGAATGGCTTGATTAGATCAAGAATGTACTGCTCGGTTGCACTAATTGCTACGGCACCATCCTGATATTCCTTTTCAGATTCAACCTCTGCCTTCACTCTTTTGCGCTTTAATGCCGGTTCTTTATTGATGTATAACTCGCCAGCCATAATGCCTTTGATGATTTCATACGATGCATCTTTAAGTGGCTCCGGCACTTCTTCCACATCATCATACGGCTTAACATTGCGGGCGATTAAATACGCTGCGCTCTTCTTAATATATTGAGCCTTATCACGCTCAGACAAAGCGGAAAAGCCATCAATATTCTGTTCTGCTTCTTGTGTGGTGATAAAGCTCATATTTTTAACCTGCAGTTTGCTTATCTTCTAATGCTTTTGTACGTGCAGACAATGCTTGAGCAAAGTTCTGCAAATTGGTTGCAGCAGCCAAACCACTTGCTGTGTGCGCTTTAATCGCATGATCGTGATCGCCTTTTGCAGCAGTGGTAGCCGTGGTGCCCAGTTCTAGAAAACTAGGTTTGCCTTGGATATCAGCCCAATTCACGGTACTACTCCCATTAGGTGGCTGAGCACTGGTAGGTAATTCATCTAAAATCTTAATTTTTGCAGACTCATAAGCCTGTTTAATTTCTGGATCATCACCATCAATAAATACAGCAGTCGCACCTGAGACAGCACCGAAAAAATCATCTAACTTGCGATATGTAATGCCTTGAACCTTTTCGATATCAGCATCTGAATACACAACAATAGTCATGTGTTTTATCTCCTAAAATGGGGCTTTCGCCCCTATGGCTTAACCGCTGATAACGGCTGCGAATGGCACCAATTTACGATCAAATTCGCGTTTCCAATTGGCAGGATCAGAGAACTGAGCAATAGTTGGTGTTTTATTTGGATCATCTTCACCAATCCAAGAAAAACCAGCAGGCTGCAAGATATATGTCTTGCGCTCCACGATGATTTCAGCACCACCACCATTACCACCCAAGGCATCGCGTTGAACTTCTACAGGATTGGTTGGAGTTCCTTCGCCGTAACCAAATGCACCCGAGCCGAAGAACATTGATAAATACTTACCAGTACCATAGGTCAAACCATCATCCATAAAGATAGGCTTCCCAAGATAAGTGGTTAAAATGACGTTACCCTGCGAGTCTTTGATGTACTCGATCAAGTCTTTCTGCACCATTTGCTTCATGACTACAGAGTGCACACCAATCGCTGAGAATTGGTCAGCTGCATCACCTGCAGTAAATGCTGCATCCTGCATGGCAGTTGCCGTCATTGCGGCACCAGCATCAATGACCATATCACCACCATCATTGGCAATATTAGATGCAATTACACCGCGTGCTGCACCAAGCAAGTAACGCTGCCATTGACGTTCCCAGTATTTACCATAGCGATTGCGGATGTGCTGCATTGGCTCACTGTTGGCAAGTTCGGTTGTTAAGTCAGTGGTCCCATAAGGTTTGTTCAAATAAAGCGTACGTGCACGCATGGTACCTTGAGTTGCTTTACCAACTTTACCCTTTTGATCAGGATCATCCGTGGTGATGTTGGCTTCCTCATTGGCATCCAAATCCTGCCAATAAGAAATCGTTGAGGTGCCTTGACCATTACTGGCAACAGCATCTAAAGCATCATTCTTTGCGATGATGCCAGATTGGTACACGGCGGTTTTTTCGGGTGAATTTACTGGCTGTAAAGTTTGATAGTAATCACCAACGAAGATATCTGCTAAACGAGTTGCAGGCATATTAATTATCCTTTGTCTTTAATAACTGTTGAAATTGGTTTGGATTGTCGCGAGCAATTGCAGCTCGCTCTAATTCTGAGTAGTCAGACCACTTTTTAACTGTGGTGCCAGAACCAGGTGCATTCGTTCCATTCGCGCGTGGGAAGAAGTAAGGCTTGTTTTCCTTAAGGTTTTCCACCCATTCTTTAGGACTTAATGGGTTGGTCCCATCTTTACCAATGATTGGCTCACCATCTGCACCTATCATGACCGCATTGCCATTCTCATCGAGGGCAAACTGAGACAATGCCAACGCCGTGACATCATCTGTAGCTTCAGCTAGACCACCAATACCGCTAAAGGCTTGGGCAATCTGCCCTTTGACCACCGATTGTTTAAACTGATTGGCATAGGCTTCTGCTTTAGCTGCCTTTTCAGTTAAAGCATTCACTTGCTTTTCGTGGTCTTGGCGCATCTTTTCAGTACGTTTCTGAATGACTTCATCAATCTTGCCCTCGGCAATGAGTTTTGATTCTTCATCCTGACCCGCCTTATTCAGCAAGTCCTTGACTGCTGTCAGATCAACACCATCAAGCTGGGACTTAATCCCGCTTAATTCATCTTTAAGGTCTTTGTTGGTTTGGATAAGCTCACCATTCTTAGCTTTTAAGCCTTGCACTTGCTCATCTACTGCCTTTTGAATGGCTGCTTGTACTTCTGGACTGTTTAGATCGATTTGATCCGGCATTTTGATATTCCTTGAATAACCGCCTAGCGGATTTTGTTGGTGCCCTTGGCTTTGCTTTGGGCAATAAAAAACCGCCTTTCGGCGGTCATCTTTTGTTCAGTTAATAGCATTTATTCCTTGGGTCATGTAATTTACGATTTATATCTTTCAAACCTGTATTCCATTCTTGCTTAGTTGTTTTCTCAAATAATGGCATATTATCTTTGACAGCAATTTCATATCTATCAAAGTTTTCAAGGACATAAGTTGCATAATTCTTAGCAGCTTTCCACATTAAACAATCTCGCTCAGCCTGCGTTTTGAACCTAGTCTCTGGGTTGACCTCTCTTCCATCTACATACTTATATATTCCATTACTATTTGATTTTGCTCTTATATAAATATTCAAAAGGTCATAATACCTACTTTCAAAAATCTTTTGACTTAAGGTAGCAAGGCTACTAGTTGAGCATAACACCCCTAAAACTAAAATTAAATATTTCATTGAAGTAATAACCCTTATCTTTTGATAATTATACTTCACAATCCCAGATCCTTAAATGTTTGCTCATCCATATCTCGAAGTTCACTTAACGTAAATTTTCGCCCAGTCAGTGGATCAATAAAACGATCAATTGGATAATCGCCTTTTTTGTATAGCTCGTATCTCTTTGGACCAAGCCAATTCTTTTGATACTCAACACTTTGACGATCAAACCATTGCTTATAGGTCGTATTTGCATCTGTTTGCCCAATCTTATCTGCACGTTCATCTTTAGGGATGTTCTTAACAGATCGATCATCAGCAACAAAAGGACGTACACCACTTAGATCTCCGTCAGCATCACAGCCGACTTGCACAGTCCGACAACGATAGTGATACGGCGGCTTTTGATGCCCCTCTCCAAGCTTTTGTACACGACCATCACGACTAGCGCATAACGGCGTAGTACGACCATCTAACGTTGCTACATCCTTGGTGTACTCAAAGCCTAGGGCTTTCCATGTATCAAGATAAACCTCTGAGCTTAAATGTGCCCGCGCCGTGCGAACTTCAGAATCAATCACTGTGCGAGTTTTATCGAGTAAACCATCTGAATAGTTTAATTTCTTGGTGCCTTTAATCCGCTGAATGATCTGCTGATTGGTTTGCCCATTACTAATCCCATCACGTATGGTTCGCTCAACCTTATCTCTTAAATCTTGAGCAACATCAGGGAACATATAAGACAATAACTTACCACCAACATACGGCACCTTATTCGCCTTTTTGAACTGCGACTCTCCTGTTATTGCTGGTGCTTTCTTGTTTGCCAGCTTGTAAATGTACGCCACTTCATAGGCAGCTAAACCTATCGCTGACTCAGTAAAAAGCTCAGGTAACGATTCACTGATCGATTGCTGCCATGCTTTTAAAGTGCCTTGCAACTCCTTTAATTGTGGTGTGGTGTAGCGTGCACCAGATAAAGCCACAAGTTCAGGTTCGCTCAATTCTTCAAGTTGATCGCGTAATATACGAAGCATCTGCAAAGATACTTGATCAAACTTTTGTAGCAACGCCATAACCGCTGTGGTTGACAATCTCTGCAAGTATGTATTGTGCTGCGTTAAAGCATCAATTAACGCTTGGTCAACCTGATTGCTCATCATCTACATCCTGAAATGGAATATATCCGCCGTTAGGTCTTGAAGCTATCTCTTGCTCAACCAACTCCAATTCTTCCTTGTAGTCTCGTTCAGGCATCTTGCCAGTCGCCAAGTACTCCCAGTAGGTTTGGAATGCGTTTCGACTCGCCAATGCGCCTTCGAGCAATTGCTTAGCAAGCTCAATGTCATAGGATTTATTTGAGAACTCAGGCTTAACTGTGAATACACAATCATCGGGATTTAGTCCAAGCCACTGAGCTGCGTATTTAAGTGCCTGCTCAATGGCTTCAGCTGCACAGGTCACAATGCTATGCAAACTCGCATGCTGATCATCCTGACGCGCACGGCGTGCCTCACCCGACTCTTGCGAGTTGGTATCGATAACCTTGGCACCCGCTTCTAATGCGGCATTCTTTTGAGCATCCATTTCGGCTTTGGTTTTATCAATACCCACGCCATTAATTTCGAGATACCCGCATGTCGAATCCTTGGGTAATAGCCAAGTCGCCATTGGACCAGTCACACTTAAGTCACCACCATCATCACCATTCATATTGCTAATCCATGGTTGAGGATGCGCCGTGTGGTGTAGTGACTGGAAGTAATCTGCTGACAATTGATAATACTTGATCGCAGCCTTAGCCATGGTTAATAGAGGAATCGTACCAACATCGGGCGAGTTATCCGTGGCACCCACAAATACAAACAAGGTGAAATTAAGTCTTTTATCACCAATCGACGGGGTTTTATCTTCAATTGTATCGCCGTCATAAAGCTGAACAACCAGCTCACCATTGACCAGTTTTAATACACGGCGTACTGTCCTGGTGTTATGACCAAACTCATCTTCACTATTGTTGTATTGCTCCTCGAGCACCACTAAGTTCAGATCACGGCGACCACCTACACTGTTTTCCTTCCAGTTTATAATTGATAGCGCATCGTATAGGGCAAAGTAAGGCTTGCCCTGATCATCAACATCAATATAAATCCCGCAACGCCCAGACCGAAGCACTTGATCCACCACCCGTATGAGCAGCTGCTTAAGTCCAAAGCCATCACTTGTGGCATTTTGCTCTAGGTGCGCCAGTAATGGGCTTTTGATCTGAATATCTGGTGTGAGCTTAGATACTAGACCAATCATTGTACGCAATGAGTCTTGTACCCATAATGGATACTGAGCACGCATCAAATACCCATCGTAAATACTGCGGTTTAAGATATCCTGGCGCTCAGCCTCTATCATTCCTGCGGATTTTGGCAGGTAGGTTGTAGTTGCCAATTTAATCGTATCTTCACCAGCTACAGAACTCGCATCCTGCATAATTTGCCAGCTTTTTTTAGTCGCAGCATACTGCGGATGTTGATCTGTAACTGCCATATAAATACCAATAAAAAAGCACCCAACTGGATGCGTTGTTTAAAACATGCCTCTGATACGGCGAACACTAACAACTCTCCGTATAATCGGAAAACGCTTAGCCAATGGATATCCACCAGCATCACCAACATGGTCCAAGCCAGCAGTCTTATCAGGCATACCAAACTTGTCATAAACTTGCTGTTCTAGCGTCTCAGTGAAACGTGGACATTTGTTTGTATTGACCTTGAGTGTCCGCTCTCCATCGCCGTTCAAAATCAAAGCATTCACGGCGTTAATACGATCTTTAATCGCAGGGTTTGTGCCATCAACTTCAACTCTAAAGCCATGCTCCCTTAAAATTGCATGATCTGACTCACTACTGTTTTTAGATGACTTGGCTTGACCTGCGGCATCGGGTATCACCGTAATTTCATGGAATGGGAAACGCTCATTAATCAGTTTAGCCATCGTTGGTGTGTCTCTCGCATCTACCAACTCATCAAGCGCCAATGGCTTACCTTCACGTATCACGTAAACCACTGCAGCCATCTTCAATACGTTAAAGTCCATACCAATGATCAACGGCTCTCTAGACTTAATTTCCTCGTCCGTATGGTTAAGTTTTCGATCAAAATCAGGATAAACGGCGCCACTGGTCAAGTTAACGAACTGACCCTTTAAATATGCCGAGATTAACTGCGGCGGATATGACTCAAATAACGATGAAATATAATCATCAGGTAGATTTTTAGCATTGTCATAAGTTGAGGCTTGTATCATGCCGTAGAGTGCACGTTTCTCAGATGTTGAGTTTGCTTCTTTTACGAATTGCTCATAAGTAAATTTAAAGCCCTCTGGTGTGGTTGCAACATCAATGCCATTGATTAGACCAGGATGATTCACACGCATACGCGCAATAATCTTACGCCATGCCTGTTGAGCCTTATCCTTATTCATGACATCTAATTCATCAATTAAAGAGTGACCAACCTTAAAACCTACGATCGTATGTGGCTTCTCCATTGATCGGCAAAGTATTTTGCTGCGCCATTGCCTACCATAATAAAGATCAACTTCTTTGTTTGACTCGTAGATCTTAGCCTTTAACCCCCAGTCAAATGCCACCTCTTCAATGGTTGGAAAGAAGATATCTCGAATCTGTGGATAGGTTGGAGCAAAATAACCCAAAGGTACTTTCGGGAACTCCCAAGACTTATCACATAGGCTTGAACACCCGACCCAAGTTTTACCGCTACCAAAACCAGCAACAAAGGCGCGAAACTTATTCGGAAGTTGTAGAAACCTCGCCTGAGGCACATTCAGCGTCGGGTTGATATTCGGCATTATCTTTACTCGCATCTACAACTTGAATCGTGACTTTGACTGGCGTTGGATCATCTGCGCCGTCCCCGTCACCTGTTTTAATTCGCTCAATTTCAAGCTGCTTTAACTGAATATCTAAAAGTTGAATCTCGTAACCCTGCATTTCATCTTTAACCTGCCTGATTAGCTTAGTTCTCAGAATCCGATTTACCTTAGGGTCGTTATATATCTTCTGTAGCTCAGTAAGGCGTACTGCTTTATTGGCTAAAGGGATATCAAAAACATTGGTTTTAAAATCATTTCTAGTTTTATGAAATAAGTCTTTTAACTTCTTGCTAAGATTCCGCCCTGCAACCTTGGTTGGATCATAAAGTGCGACCTGCTGACGTGTAATTTCAATCCCATATTCTTGCTTTACAGCCTCTACAACTTGTTGGGGTGTGTCGAAGCATGCAAGAGACTGAACTATAAAGATTTTTACAGGCTCTTTTAGTGCTGCCATAAACTCACCTTTGTATAGCTACGTATAGCAAGATAGGCAAAAAAAAGAGCCTTTCGGCTCAATTGATTACGCAGTTTCCGCAGCATTTTGCTATGTCTAAATCTGGTACAAACGGCGGATTCTGTGCGACCTCGACTAATCGTTTAACGCTTTCGCTTGCTCCCCATCGTTTGACCACACCGATAAATTCTTCGACATCATGACCAGCTAAGTAATGTTTAGGTAAGCCAGTATGATCGCTGTAAATAATTTCGCCGTCTTCGTCACGTTCAACACCAATATGATAAAGCTCATGATCGATCAAAGCACAGAAATCACGGTCTGAGGTTTGCTCACAGAATGAAGCATCAATGGTAATTAAATAAACCGGTACGGCGCCGAACCAGTCGCGCATCTGTTGTTCCTGTCGTGCTTTCTTCCATCCGCCCTGATTAAACATCACCTTTTCACATTGGCCTAACACCATGCGCTTTTTAGCCACGGCGGCAGATGATGCCCATGCAAAGGCTAAAAAGGTTTCGTCATCATGTAATAACTCAGCAACGTGGTCATGGTCAGGATTATGTAAAGCACCGCCAAGCGTTAAAAAGTTATCTACTACCCACTGTTTTAGATCGACGGCGGGTACCAAGCGTATAGCTTCTTCTTCCTCAGCCTGATCAATGAAGTCAGTTGGTGGGAATGGTCTGATTTGGTCCATTGCTCTACCCATAAAAAAACCACCCTAAGATGGTTTTTGTTAATCACTTATTCATGTCATTATTCAACTTAAGGTAATGACACACTAATAACCGAATGTAACTAAATCATGGTCCACACCATTAATCTTGACGATTACTTCTGGATTAACAGGGTCACGATTAAATCCAGTTATAGAATCAAGTACTTTAATCAGCTCAGCATCACTCACTCTCTCTTTATTATTATCATCCAACCACGCTAGAACCTCAGGTGAAGATAGGTATTGATGATAAGATACTTCTTGAGAGGTTTTCTGATTTCTCAACGTTAAATGTCTTGTATGCATAAAGCATCACCTTGAATCTCGAAAATGATTTTCCAAAATACACCAATTTATCAAACTATTTGTTATACGTTTGATCATTATATGTATGTATATTTTTGAGAATCATAACATATGGTGATCAATAATATGTTACCCAAGATTTAGCGAGTCATAAAAAATTTCGAACCAGATAAACAGATGCTCTATCCACTGAGCTATAGGCGCAAATTGCCTGTATCGACACGAACAGGCGGTCGTCATGAAACTTCACTAGAGTTGTCTAATTCGTTACGCACCTATGATGTGCTAGACAAGGAAATCTAATGCCACGAACTGAGGCTTACGACAATGTTAAAACTAAAAAAGTTCCAACAAAAAAGCTCGCATTTCTGCGAGCTTCTTAACTAGTGACTTACTTACACTTCGGTCACTATGCCATAAATATGCCATGTGCCTTGATCAAGGTCAAGCATTATGCAAATTTTTCCGCAAAACTCTCAACCTTCAAAATTTCACTATGTTTAGTAAACAGCTCTCTTAGTTGTAGCAGGTTGTCTTTGGTGAAAAGTTTATTTCCACCTTCGCAGAATTCTTTTAATAGCCTTAAATTTTGATCATAGTTCCGCATTTTTTTACTCAGGCTTTTAACTTGTTCTGTAGACATATGGTCTGGATTTTTGATTTCACGATGAATCCTCCAAAAGTAATCTCTTAAATTGTCAGCTTCATGCCATTTAGCAATTAAATCGTAGTTTTTTATCTCAGCAACTACTTTACGTCGAGTACTAGATATTCTCCTATGTCTCCCATTACTCATCAGCTTTTCAGCATCTATCTCATCCTGAGATTTAAACTCTTCTCGCTTAATCACCCCTAAAGCTGAAACCTCTCTGCCAATGATTTGCCGCATCCAGTAATCAAACGCGTCACCTTGGAATGCCTTCACCGCATTTTTTATTTCAACATAAGTTAATCGCCCAGATTTATTTATGACTAAATTATATGTAGCCTCTAATCTCTCTAAATTTTCGTACGTCTCCTTAATTAAGACATACTGTCGCACATTCTCCCTGAGATGCTTATACTGATTTTCTTTCTCATCAAACGTAATGCCAAAATATTTTTTACCACAGTTATGACCAAGAATAATCTCGCTACCATTTGACAAGACAGCTAGATATCCTTTTTGATGCTGAGTACCGCAGCTTGAAATACCACACTTCACCTTGTTCTTCAGCAAATAATATCCAGCCAAATCTTGAAGCTTAACCCCATCACTAACACTATCATCTAAAACTGCCTTTTCTATAAACCTTGGTCTAGATGTTATTTCTTCATATTTTGTAATTAACTTAATTGGCTTCTGATGATCTGTCATACTTAAAATTCACCTATTTTCTAACACGGCTATTAATATATGAATTGGGCTTTATAGATAATAAACAAGTAGTTAACTTAAATCTTTCCTCTAGTAAAGCGTATTTGAGGGTTTCTGTTGTGTAAAACAGCTAAGCCACACCGAATATCATATTTTGCATCCATAACCGTTCTATGATTGGTCTTCATTTCTGACCATGATCTTAATTTAAAGTATCTACAAATAATCGCATCCATCCACTCCAGCATAACTTCACTTTCTGTGTAATCTACTATATCTAAAACCAACCGCTGAACTGCTCGTGCTTCATCATCAGTAATTAAACACACAGCCCTTGATCCTCTCACGTTATCATTAAAGTTTTCGTCACATAAATAATATGCAATTATTTTACACCTATCTTTTTCAGATAACTTTAACTTAGCCTTGCGCATGGCTTGATAAATTGGGTTTTCACCACCACCACTGACAAATACTGAGTTTTGCCACAAGCCAAACTGTTTTAGCCAATCTTGTAAATCATACTTAGACCAATCAACCGCTTGCATAATCGTCACCGCCGCATTCATACCCATCACCTTAATACTTTTCACACTGCTCAATCTTTTTGCGAACTTTTTCGCGATTCGCTTCACCGCTTGCGATCTGCTTATAGACACCCTTTAAATGCCAAAGCATCCAAATCAAAAGGATTGGTGAAAATAAAAACCGCAAAAGTATCAGGAAGAATTTTGCAGTCGCTTCTAGATAATCTAGGGCGTCATACCACTGGTCCTTAAACCAACCTTTTAAAAACTGCTTCTGCCAGCGATACGCCAAATTCAATGCATCCTTATCCAAACTCACGCTTACACCATCCCCCAAATCAACATAGCCGCATCCCTCGTTTCCTGATTACTTCGACCAGTCCAGCCAGTAATCCGCTTAAAATCTTCAGCATTCTTTTTCGATCTAGTTGGTCTAACCAGCACTACTTTTAACCCCAAGCTTTCAGCCATATCAGCCAGATGCATGCCCGTTGCATGATTCAGCCCAACTCTACGAGCGATTTGCTCACCTACGCTTTTACGCTGTCCTACGGCGCCGTGATGATTGGCTTTCTTGTTCAACCAACCAGCCTCAATGACTACCTTTTTAATGTTTGCTTGCTCGCTGCTAAATAACTTAACAACCTCAGCAAATGTTAGATTTCTTAGCTCAAGTGATGGGCTAAGAATAGCCACACCACTTTTTGTTAAATCAGGATCAATGCCGATGATCATTCAATCACCAGTCCCAATAAGTGCGCGTTGAATAGCTTTCAATGTCATCTCGGGATTGTCTTTATTGAACCGAAAATGACTATCTACAAGCGATTTAGCGCTAGCATTACGCTGCCTATACATCCTTGATTGATCTCGATACATATTTCGCTCACGATCAATCTTCTCATTAAAAGCAAGCAGCTCATTGAATTCACTTTGTAGATCTTGATTAGTATTCATATTTATAAATACCCCACCGCATGATTAACTGACTCAGACCCATTAGCCACGGCGCACAGCACTAGATATGCAATAAGAGCGAGTGCAATGATGTTTTTATCTTTCATGTGATGCCTCTGCTTTATTTAACCGCTTAATAGCACTTTTAATCCTTGGACTTAATCTCTCCCATGTCCACTGCCTAATAACCGATGCTCTCATAGCACTTAAAGACCTAACCGCATTGAGCCTTCTTTCAAGCTCAGCAATTCGCGTATTTTTTTGATCAATCTCAGCCTGTCGGGATTGCCAAGCCGCTTTAAAATAATCCTTATATGTTGGCTGTTCACCCTCAATTGTTGCCAAAGCTTTAGGTAGTCTTTTTTCTTCACCTAATGCTTTAAAACCATCAATAAGCTCTTGTTTTTGCTTATCGAACTTTTTATTAAACTCAATGATTGACTTATCCATTCGATGCCTCCCGAATAACGTCAGGGACTAGCTCGACCAACTCATACGTTCCAAGAAATTCACCATTCCCTAAATTTCTACTTGCAATTGCATGCTCTGGAGAAACGGCTTCGACCTCATAAAACTCTATCTCACCCCGATCTCTATTCGAGTCATCTTCAACGATGTAAAATTTCACAGTTCTTTCAGATATAATTCTCACTGACAAGCCTCCACATCAGAGATTGCACTACTCACAACAAGAACATAAAACACATTAGGATTTGGAAGCCTCTCCTCAAGTTCGACCCTGTTCTTCGCCTTTTCTAGTCCACCGCATTCATCAACCAACTCATGCGACTCGACGAGGCGTTTTAGGTCATACACACATATCTCAGAGTTGTCATGGATAAAATACTTGTCACCAAGTAGCTCACAATCACCCACTATCTGCCTAACAGCATCCCACCCAAACTTCTTCACAAACTCATTCGCTTTCATTGGTCACTCCTAAACGGCGGTTAGCTGCGACTTCTTCGGCTGTGGCAGGTCTAAACCAGTGCTTTGAATAGCAGTAACTCCGCCCATGTTTACACTTCAAAAGAACTCTGCCGTCCGTCATGTAGCTAGAGAAAGTGAACACTCGATCATCACCATTGATTGCTACAACCAAATCCCCCACCTTAAAGTCAGTCTTAGTCATGCTGCTTCTCCCAAAACTCTTAACTTTTGTGCTTCTTTGAAATACAGATAGTCAGCTGCATTATTGAAAGCCGTCTCTACACGCATCAATGCATAGCTATGCACGCGCTCAAAGCCCGCTGGAACCTCTGTCAATAGGATTGCATCTAACTCGGCGCTAATGCCTCTCCAACGTGTTTTAAGACCATGACCACGATCGACTTTCACATCGCAACCAAATCGGAAGTCTTCAAAGCTCATAAGCGGCATCTGGAACTGCGCTGGAATTGTTAAAACTTCATCTTTTTCGATGCTGTAGTAGTGAGAATCAACACCTAGAAACCATTCTTGTTCTTGTGGAATTAAGAGGTTTTTAAGGCAAATAATTAGGTCGCCGTGATACACGCCATACACAACATGTTTTGGAGTTAATTCTTTATCTACCAAACCATTTGCTTCACGCCATTCATCTACACGACCATTGACCTCATCAATATTGAATGTCATTTCAAGTACATGCTTTTGGGCTGATTGAGCGCGATATGCATTAGCCAATTTATTCGGATTGTATTTCTTATTACGTTTCTTCATGATTTAGCTCCACAACGCACACAAGCCCCAGTTTTAGTGTTGTGCAGACAAATACCGTGTTCATCACACCAGTACGAAAAAGTTTTACGCTTATGGTTCCTAGCCAATGCAGCCAATTCACTTTTAGACTTATCAAAGCAAGGACTGCGGAAAGTTACATAGTGACTGCGTGGCAATACATCAACCTTCCCACCCTTCGCCAAAAACTTTTCAACTTCCGCCGCCAATGCAGCGCTTTCTAATTGCTTTTGATGGATCATGCTGTAGTCCTCAAGTTGAGTTGAACACCAAAACTACGCGCCTCAATTTCCAATTCAGAAAGCATGTCATCTAGACCAAATTGATTTAATCGCATGGCTAAACGACGGATAAAATTTTCCATTTCTTCGCTGATCGCATCTTTGCAATCACATACCTCACATTCATGCGATTCACATTCTGAGCATTCAAACTCATAGCCAGCGTCCACTAACTCATCAGCAATTGCATTCAAGTCGGAGTGTTTTGCGGTCCATACAAAATCTAGAACATCATTTAGAGATATTTTCACGCCACTTCCCCCATCTTATTCAAGCTACCCACGGCGCCCGTAATCTCCTCTTGTGCCTGCTTAAAGGCATCACCAAAGCCAAGACCACTAGCCATAAGCTCAGTAGTACGAGCTGAAATTTTTTGCTGTTCTGGTGTTTGATTCTTTAAAAGACCCTTTGGTTTATCTGCTGTGATGACAGGTGTTGACTTACCCTCAACCGCTTTAGGTTTTGCCCATACATCTTGCGCAATGCCTTGCTCAACAAGTTCTCTAACCACGTCGACGTAATTATCTTTAAATGCTTCATATGCGTAGTACTGGGCGCGATTTACATCTTTTGCCCACTGAATATCTGCAAACATGTTGTAACAGCGGTCATAAGCCTGTTTCTCAGCGTTGGTTATCTCTGTGCGACCCTTTGAGCTAAGCCAGTTGAGAATGTTCGCCAAAGCCCCACGCTTCCCCTTAAACGAATCTACGGCACGTTGTTGCTCAGAACCGAACCCAGTAATACCCAAACACCACTTGCGGAACATTGCTGGATCTGGGCAAAAACCGTTATCACGGACCACGGCGATACCTGCTTGAATCTGCTCGTAACTCAAGCCATCGATACAAACTTTGAACGCCGTCGCAATATGGACCTCTTTCATCCCCTCAAAAGTTTTTTCAAACGATCTTGGAGTGATTGCCTTCACGATTTCAGCAACGTCGATCACCGACAACTGGCGACCATTTGGGGTGGTTAAATTAGCCATTGGTCACCACCTTGATTTCGAAGTTGCTCAAAGCCTTCCATACGACTGTGTGATGATTGTTGTTGAGCAAGCTGTGGTTTTGGTTGGAATACACCCTGATAATTTCCAATGATTGAGTTTTCGAGGGATTGATTGGCTAGGTCTCCAAAATCAACAAGTTTCCTCAAAATCAAATTCACTGCGTTTTCAGTAAGAGGTTTTTTGTTTTCAGAACGCATGTCAGCAAACTGGTTCCACAAATCACGATTCACGTTCACTGGAAGATCAATTGACTTGGCATCAAAAGAATTTTTGCTTACAGGTTTTTTAGGTTGAGTAACGTCATCACTTTTTTTATTTATTTTTTTAATCTTTGTAGAGTGTTTATTGATAGTGATAGTTTGTGTGTAAAAATTTTTTACTAGCAGAGGTAAAATATTTTTACTAGCGTAGTTAAATTTTTTTACTAGCAATGGTAAAGATTTTTTACTAGTAGATTCCTGATTTTCATCTAGTAAAATATTTTTACTAGGGAAATTAACGACCAAACCGATGCTTGTTTCATCACCAAGTTTGTAGGTATTTCCGTGGAACGTGCTTTTTAATTCCACGACTAAACCAACCTTAATGAGCTCACGAAGACACTTGATCACTGTTGGTCGTGACTTGCCTGTGATTTCCTCAAATTGAGTCAAGGAGATTGCATCGTATTCTTTGTTCCAGCCGCGTGTTTTGCGGCAAATAACGAGGTACATTTTGCATGCAGCATCGGAGATCTTATCTAAAACCTCGTCAACAAATGCATTCGGCACTTGAAATGCGTTAGGTGTGAAAGAACTCATGCTGTAAGTACTCCATCTAAAGAAACGCTGAGACGGCGCCGTGCTGTAATTTCGGCCGTGGTCGCATGGCGGATATGGCTTACATGAACTAACTGACCACCTGCAAGCCAGTAATGATCATCTGGCTGGTAGGCTTCAATTGTTTGAAGAGAGGACAAGCCAGTAATCCCATCCTCATAAACAACTACATCACCAACAATGTAATCTGTCGCCGTGTCATTGCTTGCTACGGCTGGTTTTGATATATTTGATTTCATATTCTTTCTCCAAAGATTGAATTACTGACCGCTTTCCAGTTCGCCCTGGTGAGCGGTTTTTATTTGCCTACGACTTTTAAACTTTCTCTTTGCCCTTCTTCACCCTGACTTGACCAGCTTGTCACTTGCGTGCCCTCGTGTGCCCGCAGCCGCTTATTTCTTTCAATGCGCTCGAGTGCAACAATTACTGCATGGTGCTCACCCACCAACGCCTTTTCCACTAACAAGGTAAGTTGCTTGTTTTGATCCATGCCATTAAATGCAGCTATGTCGATTAATCTAGCTTTCATATCTGAAGATAGTTTCAGGCGGGCATCTTCTTTATCTAAACTCATGAGGTTTCCTATGCGATTTTGATTTGTTCTAGGCAGCCAATAGGCTTTTTACCTACTGCTAAATCTCGTATTTGGTATTCGCGAGCAACTGGAATTTTATCTTTGGGCCATTGGTAAACTGCCGCAGGCTCTATACCTAAAAGACGAGCTAACCCAACACCATTAACATTGAGTAGCTTGTAAGCTTCCTGTTTAGTCATAAAATCACCTTAAATAAGATTTCTTATTATTAAATCAAAGAAATCTTATTTTTACAAGATGTAAGATAACTTATATGAACACTAATACAATCGGGCAGCGCATTCGGGCCCTTCGAAGATCGAAAAAATTAACGCAAGCTCAATTAGCGAAGGTTGCGGGGGTTAGTTCGCCCGCAGTTACTGAGTGGGAGAAAGACGGATACCAACCTAAAGCCGCCTCTCTGGAAGCAATGGCTAACCTTTTTGGGGTTACAGCAGAATACATATTAACTGGTAAAGAACCACCCAATAAGCCAGCCTTTGATAATAACGTCAACCTAAGTCAGAAGATCGGACTTGAAGGTCGCCCTATACCTGTTATTTCATGGGTTGCCGCAGGGTCGTTTTCACCAACCGAGACGATCATTAGTGATGCTGAGGTTTGCGAGTGGTTGCCACCTAATAAGGATTGCGGGAAGAATGGATATGGCTTAATTGTTACAGGTATCTCAATGTCACCAAAATTTGAAATCGATGATCGAATTTACGTGAACCCAGATGTTCAAACCTTTGACCTTCATAGCGGAGATCTTGTTATTGTTTCATGTGCTGGTGATACAGAAGCGACATTTAAAAAATTAATTATTGAAGGTAGTAATAAATATTTGCAGCCTCTTAATCCAGATTGGCCTGATCAAATAATTAAACTGACCGATGATTGTCGACTTGTCGGCAAGGTTGTTGGTTTATATCGAAAAATCTAAAGGAAATCACAATGATCGCGACACTTAATAAATCCAAAACCGCGCTAACGATTAATCGTCAAGAATTTAAAATGGCATTGGCTAAAATGGGCGATGGAATTGATAAGCAAATTGCAGCACTTAAAAGAGCCAAACAGAGCTATGACGCTGCAGAAATGGCAAATGAGGTCATTGCTGAGGCTAATATCTTTGAAGCCATTATTGAGGGTTTTAACGAAGCAGAAGGCACTAGCCTGAAGCTGGCTGACATAACAAATCGTGAGGCGGTGCAAGGCTGGATTGATGAGTTTTTGGAAAAGTATGCTGAGAGATAAATCATAAAAGCCCAACCTATTGGCCGTTTAACTGCGACCCGACGCAGGACTTTTGAAAGTTCGGGTGTGTGATTAATTTTTAACTATATATTTGGTAACCTATAAGTTTATTAACCATATGTAGTAATTAAAGTTATTGGAGAAATTATGATTGACGAAGAAACACTTAAAGCAGCGGAGCTACAACTCCAAAATTATTCAAAAAAAATAGATTTTTATACGTCTGAATACACAATTGAAATTTTAGCTCAAAAAGTTGCTGAAAAAGAATATACAGTTCCAGATTATCAACGTGAATTTACATGGGAGGGACCAAGGAAAAGTAAATTTATTGAATCTATTCTAATTGGACTACCAATTCCTTTTGTGTTCTTTTGGATGAATGATAAGACAGGTAAGCTTGAAATCGTTGATGGTTCACAACGACTGAGAACTATTGAGGAATATTTAGGAGGGCGCTTAATTCTAGAGGATTTAGAGCGTTTAGATTTACTAAATGGCACCTCCTTTTTTGATCTCCCTTTATCTCGACGTAGGAAAATATTAAATATCTCTATCAGAGGAATTATTCTTTCAGAGAAAACCGATATGGAGGCTAGAGTAGATCTATTTGAAAGAATTAATACTGGTCCTAAGGTTGCTAATCCTGCTGAGATTAGACGCGGTGCTCTCCGTGGTAATTTTATGAATTTTGTTAATCGTTTAGCATCACATGAGTTGTTTTTAAAAATAGCCCCTATTACAACTAAACAGAAAAAAGAACGAGAGGCAGAGGAGTTAGTTACAAGATTTTTTGCATATTCTGATGGCTTAGATGGGTATAAAGATGATGTTTCAGCTTTTATATTCAGGTATATAAAGAAAATGAATGATGCATTTGATAGAGATCCTAATTTAGAAATCAAATATGAGCAGCGCTTCCAAAGAATGGTTGAATTTGTAGATAAGTCTTTTGAACTTGGATTTAGAAAAACACCGGGAGCTAAAACAACACCAAGGGCAAGGTATGAATCTATAGCATTAGGCTCTCACTTCGCATTAGAAGAAAAGCCAGATCTAAGTGTGGATATTCAAAAAACGAACTCAATTCTGGATCATAATGACTTTAAGAAAGAAGTTAGCTCAGATGGTGCCAATGCAAGACGTAAATTAACTGGAAGAATTGATTACATGCGCAATGCATTGCTTGAAGAGGATTAATTATGGAGTTGGTGCGATCAATTTTTAATGATAGAGTTAGTGACATTGAGAGCTATTTTGAGTTAGTTCATAACATTGAACTAGCGATTAGTACTGGTAATGCTGTCTTACGTTTTAATGATAATAACTATATGATACAACCAGAACAACAGAAAATTTTGTATTCTAGTATCTACCTTCATCTATATAATTTAATTGAGTCTACTATTTCTTCTCTAATTAAAGCAATTGAGAGGCATGCAACCTTGGGTATTGATGGTCAGTTAAATTTATTAACCGAAAAAATGCGTAAATTGTATGTTACTTCAGTTACTGCTCCGTATGAATTACTAAATAATGAGAAGAGACTTGAAAAAGCCATATTATTATTTGAGCAGGTTCTTAATTTAAAACCATTTGATATCAAGATTCCATTAGGTGGTGGTGGGAATTGGGATGTTAGTGAGATATCAAAATTAAGTAATAATATTGGTGTAGAAATTAGACTATCTGGATCATTAAGACAAAAAGTAATGCAACCTTTTAGAGATGATAAAGCTCCAATTAGATTGATTAAAGAAATAAGAAATAAACTAGCCCATGGATCAATTTCATTTACAGAATGTGGGAATAATCATGTCGCTAGTGATTTTAGAAGACTAATTGATATAGTTAAAGATTATTTAGGTTATATCATTGATCAGTATGATGCTTACATCAATTATCAGGGGTATAGATCCCCCACTCAGACAACATAATTCGTCTGCAAGGAGTTAATAATACTTAATCCTACTATCTCTCCTAACCTCACAGGAACAGCATTACCAATCATTCGACCAATTGTATGAAAAACTACAGATTTATCAATAGGTGTGAATTGATAGTTTAAGGGAAATGTTTGGAATAATGCAGCCTCTCTTAAGCTAATAGCGCGATCTTGTTCTGGATGTCCAAATCGACCATTTCCAAATCCATAGCACAGTGTAGTCATTGTCGGTGCGGGTTGATCCCAATGCATACGACCATACACAGCAGAGTAAAACCTGCCAGACACTTTTTTATGACATTCTGCGCGTAAGTCCTCTGGCCAATCCCTCCAAGTCCCACCGGGCTTTGATGCTCTAATACGCTTTAAATTGATCTCACTAAGTCTAGAAGATACATGTAATGGATCGCTTTTGGATTTTTGGCCTGCTTCTAGATTTTCAAGATCAAAAATTGTCTCTCTCACTGTAATTGGTTGTTTATGAGTAGGTTTGACCAGTTCAATTTTACTAAGTTTCGAAGCTAAAACTACATGTCTACGCCGTGTTTGTGGTACGCCATAATCAACGCAAGCAACCTCTTGGGCGGTAATTACATATCCTAGATTTTCTAACTCATCAATAAAATCACAATAAACTTTATGCTTCGTAACATCTGGAACATTTTCCATCGTCACTAATTCTGGTTCAACTTCTTTAATTAAACGAGAGAAGTGATATAGCAGTGGCCATTTTTTATCAGTTGTAGTGTCTTTTCCTTTGTTATATGTAGAAAAAGGCTGGCACGGTGCACAACCAGCCAATAAGCGAATTGCACCAGTCGAATACCACTGCTTAATTTCATCACCAGTAACTTCCGCTACATCCTTATGTATAAACCTAGCCTTATTATTAAATTCGTAAGCATGACGACAAGCTAGCTCAATATCATAACCAGCTTTAACTTGGATTCCAGACTTTAGTAACCCTGCGGTTAGTCCACCCACCCCACAGAACAGATCAACAGCTTCTATTTTCATAATCCAACATACACCTCTGCTTAAGCATATCATACCTTGTTTTTCTTAAAACATTGAGGATGGAATCGCTTTTGTTTACCCGCCCCGTGCGGGTTTTCTTTTGTCTATTAAAACACAAAAAATAAGTTAACTTAAATAAAATAAGATTTCTTATTGACAATAAAACTAAGATTTCTTATATTTATATCCATCAAACAACAAAAAGCCCCACTCTTTGGACGGACGCGGGGCTTTTTCTAACAACAGGTGGATTATGAACGCAAAACCCATTTCTTTCAATCCCGGTTTATCGGGTGTTACAACTCTTGTACGCCGTCGACCATTAAGTACTCTATTACTTGTCAGCTCTTTAAGCCTCGTTGGCTTAACAGCTTTCAATACTAATGCTGTGCAAGCACCAGCCGCTATTCCAACGAATGCCCCCTCTACCTACGAATTACAGTCCCTTATCTTAACTGGTGACAACTCTGGCACGGCGAATATTCTGCTCGATGACTTTGTTTTGAACGTGTCATTCGACTTTGAAGTAGTTCCAGACAGTTACGGCGTACCAGGTTCTGAGTTCACTGCTATCGATGTGACCCAGCTTAGTGTGAATACAGTAACCACACGCGATGGTACTGAATTCAGCGATTTCACTGATTCTAATGATCATCGCAATATCAATGCTTTGATTGCTGGCTACATGATGAAAAACCGTCTAGTAGAAGCGTAAGCAATAAAGAATAAATACTGAATAGTGAGTAATGAATAATGAGTATAGCAACATTTATTTTAGGGCAATCAGGCACAGGAAAATCAACAAGCCTTGCGCACCTAAACCCGAAACACGTTTTATTAATCCAATCAATCAAAAAGCCACTACCATTCAGATCTAAAGGCTGGCAATACATCACCCCTGAAACACCAACCGGGTCAATCATGGTTAGCGATCAACCCGATGAGATCATTAAAGCAATCCTTGGCACAAAGCGCCCAATTGTCATTATTGATGACTTTCAATACGTCATGGCTAATGAGTTCATGCGTCGTAGCGTCGAGCGTGGCTTTGATAAGTTCACGGAAATTGGTCGCCATGCGTGGGATGTATTGAATGCAGCTATCACAGCACATGAGCATAAACGCGTCTACATTCTCAGTCATACCGAAGAAACGGACGGTCGAACTAAGATCAAAACTATCGGCAAGATGCTTGATGAAAAAATTACGCTAGAGGGCATGGTGACCATCTGCCTACAAACCGCTGTTATTAATGAACAGTACGTTTTTATGACCAAAAATAACGGCAATACGACTGTTAAATCACCCATGGGGCTTTTTGAGTCAGAGCATGTAGATAACGACTTAAATGCAGTCGATCAAGCCATTTGCGAATACTACGACATCCCCAGACCTGTAACCCAAGATCAGCAACAAACTAACGCAGCTTAACCATAAATAGGAATTTTAAAATGCAATATCAACCTTTTGTTTTAGACCAAGAATCAGCAAAACAAGCAGATGCGGGCGGCCGAATTGAGAATGGCGGTGAATATGTCGGAACAATTAAGTCTATGGAGTTTATTACCGCAAATACTGGCACCCAAGGCTTTGAGATTGAATTTGAAACAGATTCTAGGGAACATGCAAATATTACTATTTGGACAACCAAGTCAGATGGCACGCCACTATCTGGATCTCATAAAGTAAATGCTCTTTTGGCTTGTATTGGTGTCCGTGGGTTAACACCAACAGATAAAAAAATGGAAAAGTATGACTTTGAGTCTAAGCAGCGCGTTGTTCAAGTGTGTGTTGTTGCTCCTGAAGCTGAAGGTAAACGGGTTGGGCTTTTGTTGCAGCGTGAAAATTACACAAATAAATCTGGCCAACCACGTCATCAAATGAATTTCTATGCATCATTTCAGGAAAAAACAAAGCTGATGGCTAAAGAAATACTTGATCGAAAAACAACAGCAGAGTTATTTCCAAAAGCTTTAGATCGCCTAATGCTCAATCCTACTGTTGATCGCAAGGGCAATAGCACACAGCAAAATCAAAATAGCGGCAATGGGTATTCTAACTCATCACCAGGTTACGGCGGTCAACCAGATTATGGATTTGGCAATACGCAAGGTTATGAGAATCAACCACCTATTAACAATCGCCAATCACCAGATTTAGATGATGATCTTCCGTTCTAGACATCTACTTCAGATTAGAGCCTTGCTTGACTTGGCTCTAGCATCGCTAGGTTTACTTTGGGGTTGAAATACATGAAAGCAATAATTTTAGATACAGAAACACATTCTTTAAATGGTCTTCCAGTTGAAATCGCATACGTGCCTTTTCAATTGGAAAATGGCAATGCATCCATGTTTGCCGACCAGTGTTTTGATGAATTCTATAGCGTTGGTGAACCAATCTCTTACGGCGCTATGGCTGTGCACCACATCATTGAAAGCGATATTGCAGATAAGCCAAGTTATAAGACTTTTGAATTACCTGGCGATGTTGAGTACATCATTGGTCATAACGTTGATTATGACATTGCTGCTATCCAGCGCTGTGGTATCGATACGGCGAACATAAAAGCTATTTGTACATTGGCTTTGGCTCGTAAAGCATGGCCAAGCGCTGAGGCTCACAACCTAAGTGCCCTACTCTACATGTTGATGAACGGCAGCGACTTGGCACGACAAAAACTGCGTAATGCGCATAATGCCAAACATGATGTTTTGATGACTGGATTTATTCTTAAAAGCATTGTTAGAGAGCTGAGTATTCAGTCTATTGAAGATTTGTACGCCGTTTCTGAGGTGGCTCGCATCCCGACCACTATCACTTTTGGAAAGCATAAAGGCTTACCGATCTCATCACTGCCAGCTGACTATAAAGCATGGTTGTTAGGCAAGTCAGATATTGATCCGTATTTGCGTAAAGCATTGGAGGCGGCATGAAAACTCTACCAGCAAACATCGCCCAACCATTCTTCGTATGGATGGAAAACGGCGGTTATGAGGCGCAAATTAAAATGGATTGCGTTGTGATGAAGAAAGGTCGCGCCGTTGCCAAGGTGTTTTATGGCAAGGAAGAACAGCCGCGCTATGTGATTAATGATCATTGTGCTGAACGTCTGGATTTGTTTTTAAGACAATATTTGAAAAATGGCAAAGGCTTTATCGGTGAATTAAAGGCTAAGGCTGAATTTCAGACTAAGCGGAATATGCAAAAGGTGCGTGAGTTGGGATATTTAGGAGTGGCGGCGTGAAAGACTTAATTAAAAAGATACATGAACAAAATGTTAAAGCGGGCTGGTGGACTGATCTACAAACCGGTGAATCACTTCAATCCACGGCTACCGAGCCAGCAAAACGAAATGTTCCTGAAATGCTATGCCTTGTGCATTCGGAAATCAGTGAAGCCATGGAGGGTTACCGTAAAAACTTGATGGACGACAAGCTACCACACCGCCCTATGCTTGAAGTAGAGCTTGCTGATGCTGTTATTCGTATTTGTGATATGGCAGGCGGTCTTGGTCTGGATCTTGAAGGCGCTATACATGAAAAGCTTGCGTTTAATGCAAGTCGCGCAGATCACAAGATTGAAAACCGTGTTTTAGAAAATGGCAAGAAGTTTTAGGGTGGCGGCGTGATGCAAACTCCTAAAACCCATGTTCACCACATCCCTGCTAAAAACAATGTCGATTCAATTGATGTCTTTATCACTTGGTATAGAGATCAAGCTTTTCAAATAACTATACGTTGCTGGGACCATGCTTGGACTGCTTACCGTGGTGGTTGTGGACACGAAAGACTGGAAGATTACTTCATAGAGTGCTGGTTTGAGCGCGAGATTAAAGAACATTTGATTAATCTTTTTACGAGACCAACCCGATGCGGTAAGCGTGAAGAAAAGTGGCTAGCTCAAATTCTCGAAAATATGTGTGAGCATTTTAAAAATCTTGAGGTGAAGTGATGGATATTCAAAAAGAACGGGCGGCTTTTGAGTTGGCCTATATTGCATCTAGAAAAGACTGCCCTTTGGCGAAAAGTGACCTCCTTGAATATGATGGGTCGTACTTAGTTAGTCGGGTCAATGATTCGTGGAATATGTGGCTGCATGTCAAAGCTCACGCCGTGCCGGAAGGTTTTGTGTTGGTGCCAAAAGAATCATTAAAAGTTGCCTTGTCTTGGATGGATGATGACATTGATCCGTGGCAAATGGGTGGTGATAGTTTCGCTCAACTGTATGAACACAAGCCAATTCTTGAAAAAGCCATGATCGAAGCTGCGGAGGTCGAATGAACGCTATTGTTAATTTTAATTCTCAAACCATGAGCAGCAAAGATTTATTGGAAATAATCAATGCTGTTCGTGCTGAGTTTAATGAAAAGCCTGTTCGCCTAAATGATTTCAATAATCGCATTGCGGATGAGCTTGAGGGTGAGCACTACGAAAGTTTCGTAGTTCAAAATTTAAACAATACAACATCGATTGCTTATAGCCTGACAATTGATCAATGCACCTTAATTGGTATGCGTGAATCTAAAGGTGTCCGTAAAAATGTACTTGCTAAGCTCAAAAGCTTGGCGGTGCCGCAGTCTTTCGCGGAAGCATTACAGCTTGCAGCAGATCAAGCCAAACAAATTGAGTTGGCACAGTCACAGATTGCAACGCTGGAACCTAAGGCTAAAGCGCTCGACGTAATAGCAGACACAACTAATATTTATACAATTCGTGATTGTGCCAAAACTATTGGAATAGGTGAGCGTAAATTAATCCAGCTGCTCATTGATAAAAAGTGGATTTATCGAGAAGAACATGGGCGACTACAGCCATATGCTGACAAAGTGGCAAGCGGTGTGTTTGTGAATAAAGCATCGCCTGTAGTGGTGAATAAATACGGTGAGGAAAAGGTGCATTTGCATATGCGTGTCACGGCGTTCGGGTTGACGCGTATTACTGGGTTGGTTGAGAAGATTAAGGGGGTTGCGGCGTAATGGCAAGATTGACAAAGATAGATAAAATGACAGAGGCTCAAAAAAAAGAGCTGATTAGTGATTACCGTGATGCATCACCTGATACTGAGTTTCCACCTGAAGTTATTTCTTTGGTATACCATCTTTCACTGCCATGGTTACAAAAGAAGCGATGTGAAGGTGGCGGCATTCCATTCACCAAGCCTTCAGCAAAAACGGTTTTGTATAGAAAACAAGATGTTTTGCAATATATGGATGATAATCGACTCAAACACACCGGATGAAGAAAAGCCCTTGAATAAAGGGCTTTATTTTTTTGGTGCCTATCGCAACTCTTCAAGCAGCTTATCCCTGTATTCACCCAATACAGTCTTTTCGATTTCATTCATAGCCTCTCTTAGTTTCCGCTCACTCACCTGGATGTAACCAGAAGTCACATCCCTATCACCATCCTCTTTGTGGTTGAGAAGTTTTTTGATTGTATAGCGGCCATAATCTAAATTCTCAGCTATTGATCCAAAAGTCCTTCTAAGATCATGAAATGAAAACTTAACGCCGCACTGATTGTTAATTTTTTGACGTACCTTAGATATATTGACTATATGGCCGGATGCGGATTTAGCTGAGGGGAATACCCAATCGCCAGTAATTTGTCTACGCCTTTTTGTCATCATTGCCAGTAAAAAATCACCCATTGGCAGTGTGTGAGGCTCACCATTCTTGGGGTCGATTGATGTGATGCGGCCGTACCTAAGATCTACGTCGCTCCATGCGATTGACTCACACTCTTGGCGTCGAAATCCAGTTAGAATGAGTGTTAGAAGGAAATCCCTATTCGTTTCAAGCTGCTGCCCTCTATCTTGATATTCTAAAACAGCCTTAATCCAATCTGGCAATTGATCCTCGTTGATATATGTTTTTCTACGGCGAATCTTGTTCCAAGTTTTTTTTGCACTAAGTGTTTTTGTTGGATTCTGTGCATCAAGAATTGGCTTGTCATCTTCACCAAGATAATGCTCGACAGAAAAATTATAAATTGCCCTGAACACACGCATTGCCAGATTTGCTTGAGCTTTGCTTGCTTTAGATAGTTCAGCATGCTTGGATTGAATCATTGTCCTGGTAATTGAATCAATTTTTAAATCCACCCAATCTGAAAAGTATACATTTACTGACTTATTGTAGTCTTCAACTGTTCTCGGTTTTAATTCCTTAAACTCTAAATAAGCTTGATACGCCACAGCAAGTGTAGGTTTAGATTGTTGAAGGTTATCTTTGTTTTTTTCATCAATAATGGCTTGTCTTTTTTGATCGTTTGGGTTTATACCTTGCGCCATCTGTGAAAGTTTATCGCGGGCGATCTCTCTAGCTTGAATCAGTGTTAAGTTGCCATGTAGACCGATAGTAGACCGAACTGCTTTACCTAAAATCTTTTTTTCTACAATATAGGTCTTGCATGTCGCGTTCACCCTAAGAGCAAACCCTATTAGTTCGCTATCACGGTAAATAGCTGGTGTCATCTCTAACTGGTCAATAAATGTCTTGGTAAGCTTTACTCTTGAAGTTGACATGGCTAAAATCACTGATTCCGTAATACCTCGCAATATAGCACAATATTTTCTGCGGTCTACTATGCGTCTACTTGCAAATAAATGTTGATTATTTTAAAAATATTAGATAGTATTACTTCAACCCAAAGCAGTTGATATCAAAAGCTTTGAGATATTATAGGGCCTATAGCTCAGTTGGTTAGAGCAGCGGACTCATAATCCGTTGGTCCCCCGTTCAAGTCGGGGTGGGCCCACCATATTAAACCTCGTAGATCATTGATTTATGAGGTTTTTTGTTGCCTGCGATTTTTAGCCCATCGGATTTTACGGTCTATTTTGTGGTCCATTTATTTGATAGTCCGTTGGTCTATCAACAGTCGCGGTCTTTTCTAACCGCAAATACTTTCCTCAACTCATTTCAGCTTTCCCCACAGACCACGACTAGCACTCTGGCTTACCACTCGATCTACGACACAGATGTATCCTCTGCGGTCTTGACCATCGGGCGTAAAGCGCGTGGAAAACGGAAGGCTTGGGGGGATTTTTCTATTTCTTGAATTACCTGTTAGGCTCAGGCGGTAAATGTCAAGGTAGTTGTCACCCTTTGTTGATTTTAAGCCGCTATTTTTAATCGCTCAGGATTAAGCATAACAACATCTTTTCTGTGCCAGTTTCTAATCTGCTTTGACCAGCGTTCTGGTTTTGCTTCTCGCGCTATACGATATACTTCAGACCGTTGCGCTAATAACCCAATATCCTCACCTTTATGCCGTTGTGATGGCGTAACATAACTAATACCACTATGACGATGTTCTTCGTTATACCAGTGAATAAAACCGTCAACCCAAACTCGGGCTTGATCTAAACTTTCAAAGCCTGACGATGGCCAATAAGGTACGTATTTCAAGGTCTTAAATAATGACTCAACATAGGCATTGTCATTACTCACCCGCGGTCTACTGTGTGAAGGCGAGATATTTAAATCCGTTAACTTCACCTGTAAAGTTTGAGATTTCATTGCAGCCCCATTATCTGCATGCAGTATTAATGGTTGGCGATAGCATTGCTCACGCAGTACCGTACGATGAACGAGTTCAGCCGCAAGCTCACCACTCTCAACTTCATGTACTTCAGCTCCAGTAATCTTGCGACTAAATATATCTTCAATCAGATACAAGTAATACCAACGACCACGGACCTTTGAGGGGAGCCAAGTAATATCCCAACTCCACACCTGACATGAGGTGTGGGCTTTGAAAGTTGTCGGTGGTTTTATGTTCCTTGGTTTGTGCTGTCGTCCTCGGTGATGAATCTCCCCATGGCGTCGAAGCACTCTATAAAATGTAGACTCACTGGCGATGTAAATGCCTTGATCTGCAAGCCTTGGAACAATTTGAGAAGGTGGAAGCTCAGCATATCGAGGCTGATGACAGATCTCTAATATCTGTTGTTCTTCTTCAATACTCAATCGGTTGACTGGTGTTGGGCGGATAACAGTCGTTCTACGATCTTCACTCGATTTCTGCCATCTACGCCAAGTCCGTAAACTTAAATTAACCTCTTTAAGGGCTATTTTTAAGCGCGCACCTGCTGTTACTGCTTCACCAATCCATAAAATAATTAGCTGGCGATGATCAATACTCGTTAATTGTCCTCGTCGACTTCCCCGTAATAATCGTTGAGCTTTTTTCGAAGAACCAGAATCGCTGCCGCCTCAGCTAGTGCTTTTTCTTTACGAATCAGTTCTCTTTTTAATTTTGCATTTTCACTTTTCACTTTTTTAAGCTCATTTTTACTGACTTTTTCAGGTATGTCTAAGAAATTACTTTTCCATTCGATGAGTTGAGAAGGATAAAGTCCTTTTTTACGACAGTATTCAGCAATTTCAGCTTCACTCATGGTTGCAGTTTCAACGATCACAGCAAATCGAGCCTCGACAGGCCATTGTTCAGTTGTAATATTCGTACCTGGCACAGGAATTCCTTTGGCTTTAGCTTGTTGTCGCCAATTATAAAGGGTTGATTCAGAAATACCTTCCATTTGAGCAACAGCTGCTACAGTCATATTGTAAGGTGGTAATAATTTAGCTAAGACACTCGTTTTTCGTTCAGATGAAATATGTTTCATTTGTCACTCCTTTACCCTCATAAATTTAGTTTCAGAGGGGGTGACAACTATCCTGACAGTGAGAGGGAGGATGGTAATGCAGTACATCAAGATGCACTCTGAATTAACTAAAGTTGTGAATGACTCTATACGAGGGAGTATTGCTTTACACATGCATACTCTTGCTGAGCAATATGCTGAACCCTATCAAGCTACTCTACATGGATGGTTTGTAGTTTGTGAGCATGACGCCGACCTACTGGAGCCATTCACTGGACTAAGTTTTAGTCTTTCTGAAAAATTACAATTAGGCGAGGTCGAATTTGTCGACAAAAAACAGGACTGGTATGAGGTCTATATTTTGTTGAATGACAATGAAGGTATCCTTATCTATGTTCCGACAGCAATATTGGAACGCCATAAAATCCTTCAGATCTAGTTCTACCACAACAGCAACCCTAGCACATTTCTAACATTAATTTTTATTTGAGGATTTTCTATGACAAGGCGATGTCTATTCGCTTTGAGCCAAGTCATGTCTACGCCCAATGCTTTGGAACTACTGACCAAGAAAAATATAGACCTTTTAGCCCTACTGCAACGTCATCAAACTGGCGATTGGGGTGATCTAAATGAGACAGATCGAGAAACCAATGAAGATGCCCTTGTGACTCACTCAAGAATCTTGTCTAGCTAACCTGAGTTCGACATAAAAAAAGTAGAAAAAAAGCCTTAATGTTTGTAACTTATTGGTTCTTAAGACAAAAGTTAAAACACAAGGCTTTTCTATGGATCATATTACTGAATTATTCTGTAAAGTGGATGATTTTTGCAAAATATTTAACGAATCTCTAGAGAAAGCTCTTATTCCTGAGCAAAATAAGCCAGTTCAAAAGTCAGCTTTAAGTTTATCTGAGATCATGACAATTGTTATCTTATTTCACCAATCAGGTTTTAGATTCTTTAAATATTTTTACTGCCACATGGTCATCCCTTTTTGGAAATCAGCATTTCCTAAGCTGCTGAGCTAGAATCGTTTTATTGAAATCATGCCACGTTGTTTACAAGCTTTGAGTAGCTTTTTTCATCAGGTTAAAGGAACTGATACAGGAATTAGTATTATTGATTCAACCAAACTTGTAGTTTGTCATAATCTTAGAATTAAAAGAAACCGCGTATTTAAAGGCTTAGCGAATCGTGGAAAAAGTAGTACTGGGTGGTTCTATGGTTTTAAATTACACATGGTTATCAATAACTTAGGTGAATTATTAATATTAAAGTAACATCAGGGAATATCCATGATATTGCTGTACTAGAGTCTTTAACCAAAGAATTAAAAGGCATTTTATTAGGAGATAAAGGCTATTTAAGCAAAGCTAAGACAGAGGCTTTAGCAGCAAGAGGATTAAAAATATTGACTCCATCACGTAAGAATATGAAAAACAAGCCACTCCGAACTGAAGAAGAAAAACAATTGCTTGGCAGAAGAGGATTAATAGAAACGGTGAATGATCAGTTAAAAAACTTACATCAACTTGACCATTCGCGTCATCGTTCTGTGAATAATTTCATGGTAAATATTATGGCTGCTGTAGTGGCTTATTGTTTAAATCCGAATAAGCCAACTTTCAAAAATATGCTGAAAGGTTGA